CGGAACTTGGGTTGGGCAGTATCACAGCAAGTATATACACGTTGTGCTCGACGTATCAGGCGCTCCGCGGCAGTGGAAGCGCCTCTGCGATGACAAGTTGTTTCGGTTTGATCGAGACGAGTGGCGGGGGCTCGGGAAGGCGCCTTGCCCGAAATGTGAGGCGAGGCTAAACAAACTACTGGAGGAGGAAGCCGAATGATCATCTGGCACAGATATGCATCTGTCGGGTGCAGCACTGTCGGGTGTGGCGAGCGGATGACAGTCTATGGCGACACCAAGCGCGCTATCATCAGGCAGTTGCGCCGAGAGGGTTGGTCTTACAGTACAAAGATCGACGCTGACAGCGGATGGAGACTCGAAATCGTACACTGCCCTGAGCACAAGAGGAAGGGGTAACATCATGAGCAAGGTATTTACGCGCAAGTGTCTGTTTCAGCGTGGCACAGATACGACGTATGGGTTGCCCACATGCACTATTTTTGATGCAGGTGACGATGACAGAGGGAGTCTTATCGTTAGTGATATCGAGGAGATTCTTGGTTCGGACGTTGGAGAAGCGTTGCGCGCCATGAGGAACAGGGAAGCGGTCAAGGTGATTATCACAACGGAGCTAATATCATGAGCAAATGGCATGATATCACGGAGGCGGGCGACCCGCAGGACCTGCCGACATGTGATGACACGAACAACTATATCGTTACAACCAAGTCATTGGACGGCGACATATCCGTGATGGTGTTCGACGGAGAGATGATCCACGAGTGCGCACATGGCACATACAAGGACAATCCGCGCGTCATCGCCTGGCGCAAGATGCCTCGGGCCTACGTGCCCGGCAAGCGCAAGCCGAAGCCATTGATGTTCGAGCATGATGTTACACTCAAGTGCGTAGCTCCTGTTCATCCAGGCTCTTATCCTGTACTCGCTGATAATGGCGAACGTGTGGCCGATATATTATGGAGAACTGTCGATATACTTTTAGGCAAACATGCTGCTATCCGTACTAATGAAGCTAATGGTAAGCCAGTACATTTCAAAATATACTTGACTGAAATCGAACAGGACAAGCAATGAATAATATTTCAACATTTATTACTGCTCACTCTGATGATCTTTCTCAGACCAATAAGCATAATCTATTTCTAACTATATCTGGATCGCACTTATATGGCACTGCTAAATCTGATTCAGACATAGACTTGCGCGGCGCATTCGCGTTCTCATTGCGCGACTTACTTGGCATCTATCCATACAAGCAAGCTGCTACATTTACTGAAGAAGTTGCGGGCATAAAAGTAGATGCAAGCATACATGAAATAGGAAAATTTGCTCAGCTTATCTTGGGTCATAATGGTAATACATTTGAGGAACTCTATTCGCCGCTTGTAGTATATGATTGTGGTATACTGAGTGAGTTACGCACCGTATGCAGTAAGTATATTACTGCTGACTTATATCATCATTATCGTGGCTTTCTCAATAAGCAACTATCAATGATGGTAGGTAAATCAGTATCAACAAAGGATGTATTGTACGCTTACCGTATTGTACTGACCGGCATTCACGTGCTTGAAACTGGCGAGATAGTAAGTAATCTGCCATTGCTGTTTGACGCACATAGATCATTCGTTGGGCAAAAGGTTTTGAGTCATCATCTGAACAATGCTGCACCTCCAGTGGGGTATGAAGCTAGTCTTCTTGGTTGGAGCGATCGTCTTGGTATAGCATATGCTAATTGTAAACTACCTAAGCGCCCCAAGGATATGAGCGAGCTAAATGATTTAGTGGTTAAAGTTAGAAAGGAATATGGCAATGGATGAAGAAGTAGTTACTTGTTATCCATGTGGTAGGAAATTTCTTGAAGAGATAATAGATTGTGGCGGATATTGGGTGAAGTATCAAAGTGGTTGGAAATATACGTGTCCGTACTGCGAGTTGAGTGAGAGAATAGATAAGCTAGAAGTTTTAGGAGAAGAATAATTTGGATAATTCATTTCCAGTTATAGCTAAAGTATTATTTAGAGCAACCCTTGTTTCTGGTACTGGTATATCAATTGAGGAATGGCCACAACATTTTGAACTTGTAGCTCACGGCGACGATGGCGAGGATTATCAATGGCTTTCATTTGATTCAACTGACACACCAATTCTAATTGAGCTATTGCAAAAGCTGGAATCAATTCTGATAGCAAGGAAACTATATGATAGCTAGTAGCGGAGAATACATTGATATGAACGATTGGTACGAGGCATCAAGCGAAACGTTGGTTAGTGGGATATTCATAGACGGTTGCCGTACGACAATTGAGAAATATCCAAACGTACTAGTATTGGTAGTGTATGACGAATATGGAAATGACGGTCAATGGGTATCGCTTGAGCGCGAGGATATAACGACCCTAATTGGAATGCTTCAGAGAGCAGAACTAATCTTGGCAGAAAGAGATAGCAAGCATGTATAATTTTGTTACCACAAATCCTATCAGAGTCTCCGTAGACAGCCATCACGATCATCTATACATACACAATACTGATGTTCTTACTGGTGATGCGGTGGGCGAGATTTGTGTAAGCATTTCCGATGCCGATGATTTCCTCGCGCTTATCTACGACGCTCTCAATATTCCGAGCCCACTAACTGATGACTGGAATATCCTAAATGGAGATGAGGACAACTTGCCAGACGAAACCGATCGCTATCTAATCAGAGACAAAGATGGGCTCTATAATTGTATGGATTTCTATATGAATGATAAGGAATCTAGAAGTGCATGGCTTAGTAGTGTAGATATCTGGACATTTCTTCCAGATCAGACAATATAATAGCAATCTAAAAACAATGGACCAAGCATTATTTGGATAATCCAACTCTTGCTTGGTCCTTGTCATTTCTGCTTCATGTCAATCAGTTATCTTCCTCGATGCCACCTGCTCTTACTGCTCCTTCTATTTGCTATTGGCGCACGCCATGAATTCAATCTGCCATACTCTTCTCTAAGCACCGATACTGCGCCCGTTATTGCCCCTAGCTTATCCAGTTCATCCGTTACTATATCAGGCAATGAATCCACAATTGTATTAGTATACGATATACATAACGCGTCCGCAGTATCTGGACTACGCTTGATCCTTTTCTTGATCTCATCCTTCTCTTCGATCTGAATCTTGCCTCTGTCACCGCGCTTCTTCCTCGGCGCAATCAAGTCCCCGCATAGTAAACTATCATTCGGTATAGACATCTTACCTGAGCGCAGCAATTCCTTTACTCTCCACCAGATTTCAGCACGTAGGTTAATGAACAGATCAGGTCGATTAGCTTTCTTGCCCACATTTACATATACTACTGGCAACCTCAGTGCTTTAGCTTGGTCTGCTACACCCTTCCCCGAACCAATCTCATCAATGAACACCTTCTCCACTTTCCACTCAGATAACTGTTCCTTCAACCACTGCGCAATAGCAATAGTATTATCGCCTTTCATGCGTGCAATCTTTACTATATTATTACCTTGCCTGACCACAAGCGCATTGTCATCGCCACCGTGTGCAGCAGGATCGAAGCCAGCAATCACTCCTTCACTGCTAGTGTCTACATAGCCACGTGCTTTAGCTTCATCCACCCAGGCCATGCTAATTAGTTGATCCTCTCCTTGCGCTGGCGCAACTCCTTGCACTTTAGCAGTAAACATATTTTCGGGCTTATACCATTTACCAGTCCATGGTATTTCTACTGCGTCCTCTGTATGCGGACTAACTTCAATTGCCCATTCGCGTGCACGTCCTTCAATCCAGCCGCGTGTTACTGCCCCAGGTATAACTTCGCGTCCCTCAATTACATTAGGATGATCGAAGCAACTGATATGAATGTAGTTCCAGTCAGGGTTATTGCACGCATCCCAGAATGGGCCTTGCTGCTCGATCGGATTACCGATAGCTAGGATTCTACAGTTATCACCAGCGGCCAAGCCAGCAACAGCATCCCATACTTCGGGCGGCAGGCCAGCAGCTTCGTCCATAATCACTAGCTCAGTCGGACCGTGATAGCCTTGTAGTGTAGTAATATCTTCATTAGTAGACTTGCGTGGTGATAATCCTACCGCATAATGATTAGCATCACCCATCTCCCAGCGTGGCGTATCTAAGATTATACCAGGCAAGTTAGTTGCTCGGCCAACGCTACGCATGTAACGCCAGATAATGTTCTGTACTTGATTATAGGTAGGAGCAATAGTGACTACTACTGAGGGAACTTTTGTAGTTAGGAACCAGCAAGCAATTGCGGCAGAGGCTATCGACTTCCCGCAAGAGAATCCAGACGATACAATCGTATTATGATTATTTTCTACTGATCGAAGTATCTCTTCAAGTTTGGACCACATCTGGTATCCGAGTACATCAGTCATAAACTCTACTGGATCATTCGGATAAACTACCTTGCTCTCTTTATCCTTCTCAGTATAAGGCTTGATTGCCTCTTCCCACCCCTGAGAATTTATAATCATATGCGCGACAATATCGTCTGGCAAGTACTTCGCTAGACTGACTAATTGATCGCCTGTATTTACTTTCTTACGTCCGGCCATATTATGTCAACCTGTTCATTCTATTATTATGTCAACCTACTTGCTTATCCGTTATGTCAACTATTGTATTCATCCTTTAGGCACACCTGTATAACTGCCGCTTCTAAACTGGGGAAAATATTTTGTTTTCCAGATTGTGAAATACGTCACAAATCCACAAGCCGCATCAATTCTTAGATTTCTTGCTCGGCTTCTTTACTGGAACATTTTCTAATAATTTTATCTCGCCATCTATGATATCGTCAGTACTGTCCACTATATCATTGACCGTGCTAATGATGGTGCTATTATCAGTACTATTACTATCCGATGTTCGATACTCTGCCGCTACAATTCTTAGTACACTATCGCGTTTACCGTCCGGTAGTGAGCTAATCAGATTAGTGATCTGCGTACCGGATAGATTGCCTAGCTGCGGAATGGCTGTTCGCTGAATTCCAGATGTAGTTTGCAGCATACCGAGGATGTCACCTAAGCCAAGTATGATATCATCTTTGCCCAATTTGCTCAGCGCGTCATCCAGCTTACCTCTAATCTTCTCTGCGATTACATAGTCCGATTCACGCAAGTCCCAGTCGCGCTCGCCCCACTTCTTGTAGCGCTCCTGTAGCATGTTGATATCTCTGGACGCAGCACGCTCTTGCCATAACCAAGCGGTTGAAATTTGTCTGAATGTACTGGACATACTCTTGCGGGCACGCGAGGTGTCCTTAGTCCACTCGCGCCAAGCGTTAGCAATCGTGCGCTCACTGGGCTTCAGGTTAGCGAATGCTAAGAACATGACATAGAGTGAATCAGTTTCGCCAATGTTGACCTGTTGATCCCAGATTGGCTCTCGCAGTTCATCTACTGTACGTAGTTCAAATGGTCTGGCCATTACTGTTTACTCTCAAGATAGTTTGTCCATCAACTTAGCTGCCGTCTCGATATTATTTAGCCCAATCATGTCACCAGACTCAGCATCGAATATGATCGCGACCGCAGTAGAATCATTAGGCTTCCTGAAGCCACGCTGCCTAGCATACTCATCATAGCGCTTGTATGACCCGCACAGTGCCGCCATGCCAGTCTGCCCATGAACGTTGAACTGCCTAGTCAGGCCGCTAGCATGCGTATGTGCGCCGACGCCCCAGATAAAATCACCATCAAATAGCGCGGCGCGTTCAATACCATGCGTGTCATTGTAGATAGAGTAGCCTCGCCATAAATGCCTGATCCGGCCAGGAAACTCTCTCTTATTATCTCCAACAACTAATGTAACTCGGCAATCATATGGATCGTATAGGATATTGCGCGCTACATCAGCAATGTCTTTCTGTAAGAAGTTGATTCCAGTCAGTACGTTCAACCACAGATCATGATTGCCATCAACACTGGCTAGCCACATCGGCGCGATCTTGGTAATATACCTACGAAACAGAATCAGTTCTTCCTCGATACCCATCGGTGCATTCATTCTGAGCTTGAGCAACTTATTGATAATAAACATGTCCATCATATCGCCAGCAGTGAATACACCTGTATTCTTCATCTCAGAAATTATATCTGCTTCGTAAAATATCCTTCCGGTATCTGTCCCTCTGTTTCCAAAATGTAAATCAGCCACAAAAACGCCACAAAATATATTACTGCCGATCTCAATAGTTTGATTATTGCGGAACGAATCAATACTGTCTTCATCCCAATATACTGATCTAGCCCGCTCATACAATTCATCCTCTCGTGCAAACGAAGTACTGGCTGTAACGCCCCGAATACCGTACTGATTAGACTCTTTGATATCACCTAGCATGCTCTCCATTTCAGAGCACTTTTGCATCGCCAGGTCGCGTTCTTTGCGGGCTTCATCTAACTGATCGTACACTCCGACATGTCTGCGTTTGCCATCTGGCAGTGTAATCTTGACTCGAAATCTGCCGTTGGATCGTCGCTCGATGTACTTGTCATTGTCCAAGATTCGATCTCCTTGCTAGCTCATTCTTCGACTACTGCATAATTAGATTGGGCAGGTAGTTTAGGCTTACCGTTAGCTTGACCAATAGCAATGTTAGCCTTACGCCTACCAATCAACTCGGCAGGCATCTCAGGTAATCTCCCTAGCTGGCGCATGTGCTGCTCGACTTCATCGTCCACCGTGATAACATTTCTGCCTACCATAGTATTGATGAATGTGCCGATCTCTTTCAAGTTAGTTACGCCAATATCGCTCATTACCAGCTCTGGATAACCTGTTATACCTGGGAATGTATTATACCGCAATAGTCTAGGAATAGCAACTCTATTGATTACGTCTACAATTTTATTTAGCCATGCGCCTACTGACAGATTGAACAAGTCGGCCTGATCAGTAGATAGCGCATATGAGCCTACTCGGTCCATGCCAAGCATGATGAATTGAGCCAGTACGCTAACCGCTTTTCTTTTATCCAGCCGCTCAATAATATTACCAACATCATGCGCGCGCATATTAGATGAAGACAGTAGCTCTACCAGCACCCCCATGCCATCGCCAGCGGTACCCATCTTGGGCTTAGGAATGACTACGCACATTTGTTCGTCATTACGCAAGTTGACACCGATGTCACGTAAATAATCAACGTCATCTACAGTGCAATCGTTGCCTGCATAAATAACTGGTACGCCATTTAGGTCGCGCTCTACACCGATGCCCTCAATCTCCATGTAGTTCTTAGTATAATAGTACGGCACATACATGGCACGATGAATTGGTCGGCCTACTGGACTATTAGCAGGCGCGGCGGTGGTACGAAATAGCAGGATAGATTCAATCGGTAACGCAATTGACTTACCAGTTTCGCTAGACTGATTGCAGCCTAGTATCTTGCCGTTCTCAATATTCCATTCATTACCTGGTGTAAGTGTTTCTGCTGGCCTGGGTGCCCAATTGCGCCAGCCAACGCGACCATCGGTGTACTTGGACTTGCCTGGATCAGCAATATACTTAGGTGGATTGACGCCTAGTCTGCGCTTGTATGTCGGCTCTTCGACTGCAAAGCCTTGCTCAAGCATGATCATAATATTATCCATGACATCATCAAACGAGCTGCTCATATCATCGAAGCAACTATCGACAAACTCGGCGCATTCTCTGTCATGAGTTTTGTCGCTAGCTGGTCGCATGCGCCTTACTGCTTGCTTGAGCTTAGATTCAATAGCAAAGAATACCGCGCTGATAACCGGATCGTTAGTACGCATCTCATGAAATAACTTGATCCCAGATGAGCCAAGCAATTCAGATAATTGCTCATTGTAAATTGTACTCTGATCCCAGCGCGTTAGTCCAGTCGTGCCTAGCTCGGCATAGTTGACTTTCTCAGGCGGCTTGTTAGGCGATGTCGTACCACTAAGCGCGGCTTCGATATCAGCGCGCCGATAACGCCTGTGGCCACCGCTAGTCTTTAGTGGCTTGAGCTTACCTTGTTCCTCCCAGTGTAGTAGTGTACTGCGAGCAAAGCCATACTTATCATGAATCTCAGATGTGGTTAATAGTTCTTCTGCCATTATTGTATCCTTTACTAGAGAAATGGGCAGGCTCACTGAGGAACCTACCCATTCCAAGTTACTGATTGTGTGTCACTTGCCTCCTTTCACTGTCATATCGTGCAGGTTGGCTTGATAAACTAACCGGATTAGATTCGCATCACCTCCCAGTCAGTGAAATAGCAATTGCATACATTTTTGTCACTTACAACTCAATTATCATACTGCATATATTATATCACATAAACATTTATTTGTCAATACTATTGTATCGCATACTATAATATTGTATAACTCGCTACAAATTGGGCTACGAATCGCTTGACAAGCATACTGCACCTGTGGTAGAATATAAGTAAGAAGTGAGGCTAGCAATCAGCGTACATAGGATGGCCAATGAGCATATCTGTCATTAGCGGTCGCACCAAGTACTCAGCTATTCACCCTAAGCGACACTCGGTTACTGACATCTCTGAAGAAGGCTTTGATGAGCCCGAGCTTTCCCTGGCGGTAGCTTTAGTAGGCGAAGTGTCGCACGATATTCTCAAAGGCGACTATGCTTGGGTCTGCGAGTGGCTAGATACCTGGTTCAACATCAATGGTGCGGGCACAGCGCTTGCTAGATGCTTTGAAAATCAGAAGAAGAAAACTAGACACAAGGAAAAATCTATGGTATAATTAGGAGTACAATTGTGAAGAAGCCACGCCGAGTCAGGCAGATACCTAATCGTCTAAAAGATATAAGGAGGATGAAAGCGGTCAAGCAGATTGATCTATCTATTGAAGCAGGAGTATCAGTGAACACGATTAGCTCGATCGAGTCACATGACTACTTCCCGACCGCACAGGTGCGTAAGCGGATTTGTAAAGCATTAGGTGTAGAGCATGAAGCAATCTGGAGGAATGTGAGCGTTGGCAATGAATGATGTACACGAATTCAGCGAACAGGACGTTGTAGCAGCAGGCGACTTCTCTACTTCATTAGATGAAGCAATCTTGCGCGATCCATACTTTGCAGTGCTATTCGATAAGCAGCTAGTCAGCGCTAGCAAATATCATCAGCGAGCTCGCGAGCTTGCTGGACTTCCCAAATTTATCCAATCAGTTTAGGAGACAGACAGTAATGGCAGAATATCGTAAGCTAGTTGTCGGTGCAGTACAGGCTATCCCCACTGGTGGCGATCTGGTAAGGGGATTTGTTGCGCCTTGGTCGTCTAAGGTTATGTATACAGTCGGCACAGAATCTGATGACGTCAAGGAGCTAGGTGCAATCAGAGTCAGAGAATATGCAGAATCAACTTGGCGCACGCTGTACTTCTTTGACTACAATGCGGCAGTGGCGGCAGCTAAGGCAATTGGAGCGTACAATCCAGCTACAATCTCGCACTTTGAAGCGCCGCTGAAGGATGCTCTAATTGATAAAGCGGACAAGTTCGATGATCCCCTGGCTATGGAAATCAATTTGCAAACACTGCGTGCTAAACTGGCCGGGTATCGTTATCAGATGATCTTCTTGCCTAGCGCGGTAGCGGCAGCGGCTGATCTGTATGGTATTCCTAATGCGGGCTTTGATCTAAGCGAGCTAACTGATGACTCTACTATTGTGACTGATGAATTCCAGTGGCATATGGTAGGAAATTCTGATCACAAGCCTGATGGTGAATTCTATTGGGCTAAGTCATTGCTTTGGAAGCAGCGTGTCGAGCTATGGGCATCATTGGGCGAACCTGATCCTAGGCGTTACGTAACGGGTCTGACTGTAACTGGTGACAAGAAAGCAATTGTTACATCAGATACGCTCCGTGATTGCTTGTTGGCTGTGCAGTCAGACTGGACCGATCAGTGGGCTCGCCTGACTAATGTAGCCGATCCAGTTGTCGATGCTAAGACTAAGGCCGGCAAGCGCTTGCAGGTGCTTACTATCAATAAGCTGTATCAGGATAAGGAAGAAGCGCTCGCAGATAATGGTGATGATGATGGCAGCGTTCCAGTTGTAGCTAATAGTAGCAATACATCTAGTGTACCCACTGCCTGGAAAGGTCTTGAATCAGAGTTTGCTGAAGAGTTGGCTAACTCAGTCAGCAGCGGTATGAATAATCAGCAGATGGCAGAAGCGCTCGGTATTACGATTGCTGAGGCTGTCCACTGGCGCAAGACTGTAAGCTAGTCGATCTTGATATCTTGATTGATGGTACGCGTGTAGTCATCCTCCGCTATGCGCGTACCATGTTAATATAATGATTGATATTAGGAAAAGCAATGCTCTACTATGATCCCACTGAATCCCGCTCAGGCACACGCTTACCTGATACAGTTATCAGAAGTGGCGTCACATTGCCCGGACTAGAGAAGGCAACTGGTGCAGACTTTATCATCTCACCATTGTCTGAGCCAAAGCTAACTGAGATTACTGCTAGTCGTCCATCACAGATCGGATTGCGTAAGCATACTGAAGCAGGACTGCTCGTACAACGTAAGTCAGGACTAGACTTGATGGGCAGCATTCCTGATCTATCTAATATACTAGCTAAGATGCTCGATTGGACTGCATACCCGTGGTTGCTAATCGCTGGCGAGTACAAGATAACTAAGCAGAATAAAGTAATGGTCGGTGAGCGCGAAACTGAATGGAGCTATAACTCACTTCTAGGCGCACTAGAAGATTGGCAGCTACGTGGCGGCTACTACACTATACTATGCAAGGATAGCCTAATTGGTCCTTGGGTAGCACGTTGGCATGATAAGGTCGATGTATTCAAAGATCAATCTGATAAGATAATTCTGCCACGCAAGCCGACGCAAGCAATTACAATCAGCAATAGCGATGGCAATGATATGCCTTGGCGCGCTACATTAGCTAGCTTTCCAGGTATAGGCATTGAGACAGCTACTAGCATTGCTAACTACTGTGGTACACTAGCTGATAGCTTAGTCTTCCTCAGCGATCAGAACAATATCAGGCTGAAGGAAGTCGTCAGTGAAGATGGCAAGAATGCCTATCCTAAGAATGTTGGACTAGCTAAGCTAGTAGATGCTAGACAATGGCTAGGGTTAGAGGTGGTTGATGGGCAGCAGGAAGTGCTGACTCGTATCATTGGCGATAAGGTTATCAGTAAGACTAAAGAGAAGAAGTATAAGAAGCCTACAATGAAGTCCGTTGCTGATGATGGTAGTATGCTAGTTCAATCTGATAAGGCAATGATTAATCAACCGATTAGTGGTGAAGAGTTGGGGTTACCATACTAATGAGTAGTATAACCAATGAAGAAGTAGTTGCGAACTCTGAGTATTCAATCAAGTTAGAGCACCCCGCGCTGGTAAAGTGGCTACGTCAAACTTATGATGTAGCAAATCTTGGTATGGGCATTCTTCCGCGCGATGGTATTCGCATGTCATGGTATGACTTCAATCATTGTGGTAGTAGTTGGTATATGTTTCTCGATACTGACGAGCATGTTATTTTACAATGCCATGCCAGTCTATCTACTGGAGAGATTTATGCTCCGCAAAGTATAATAGATAATGTAGATCAGATTATTACTTGCGGTACGGCACGTATGGTTAGTGATAAAGTAGTGCAATTCAAGAACGACGTTGTTTTCTCTACTGTATTTGGAGATACGATGTATAATATGTCTGTATCATCAAGCGATGATCGGTGTAGAGAAGTATTGGAATACCAGAATTCAGTTACGCGCCAATATCAAAAGTAAACAAATTAGGTATTGACAAACGTACAGACTTATGATATAATATGTAGGTGATAGTATGACGAAACAGATGGGACTGAATCTATCCGATCAACAGTATAGTAAGCTAGTAGATATGTCGAAACGCGATGGTATCAAGATTACTCATCATATCAAGCGTGCATTAGAAGAATACTTCGAGCGCCATTTCAATCCAGATACTAGCGTTAGGTATGTCATTATCAAAGAGAATGGCACAGAGTATGAGGTAAATAAGTAATGAGTATCAACAAGCGCGTCATCGTTGTCACTGGTGCAAAGGGTTCGGGCAAGTCCACCGCGCTAGCTACTTATCCTCCAGCTACTGAAGAGGCAATGGCGGCTACAGTAGTAGTCGATACTGAGGACAGCATGAATGACATCTATGAGCAGTACTCTGCTGCCAAAATGCCATTTACACTCCTGCGTGCCTACGATCGCTTCAAAGCAGATGATGATCTACTGAAAGCTATCGCCGCAGGCAAGCTCCCTTGGGTCAATAATGCCAAGCAGAAGTCAGCATTAGTCGGCTATTACGAATGGTTTGTAAAGACCCTCGATGAAACACTCAGCAAGGGCAAGTACAAGTACCTGATCATTGATACGATTGAGCCTATCGAAGCTGCGATGACTGCTTGGGCTGAGACTAACAAGAATCTATCTGGCTGGTCTGGGACTAAAGCTTATGGCAGGCTTGAAACTGAAGCTGTGCGCCCACTGTATGAGAACTTACTAGAAGCCTTCACTCAGCGTGGTATCGAGACCATTCTGATGTCCTCACACATCAAGCGTGTATGGGAAGATGATAAGCCAATCCTGAATAAAGTCCAGCCCGGTGGCCGCATGGCTGTTCTATCTCGCCTATCATCAATGATGTTCTGGGTGGTACAGTCAGCAGACAGTATCTATGGCGAGCCAGCAGCAATCGTACTAAAGGCTCGCATGGGCCTGATGGAAGCAGTTAATGGTCGCTGGCAACCTAGACGAGTGCTCCCTAGGCGCATACCACATTTCAACTGGTCAGCGGTTGATGCCTACATTGCTCATCCTGCGGACTTGACAAATCCCGCGCCTGGTGAGATAATGACAAGTGAAGAGCGTGAGATGGTATCAGAGATGCTAACTGATGAGCAGATGCGCTTGATGGTAGTAGGAGCAGAGATTGAGCTAAGCGCGCTGCAACCACCAACTGGCATGCTGATTCAATCCAATCCTGCAGTAGCTGAAACGTCAACTGAAACAGTTGAGCAGATCAAGCAGATGATTGCTTCAGAAAAGACCAATGATGAGATTCGTCAAGCGCTTAGTGTGCCATTGCCAGTAATCATTCGAGCACGAGCAGAACTAAAGCGCGAGCGTAAGGAACAAGATAGCAATGAGCAACAGTAATCGAATACCGCCGCACTCAGCGCTAACTCGAATAGACATCATTGAGCAGTGTAAAGATGTATGTCCGCAGGGCAACCAGTGCGCGCTAGGCAGGCATTGCAAGCATCGTTGGCATGTATGTGGTAATGAGTTTTGTGCTTGTCATAGTAAAGGTAGATATGAGCTAGAGAAGAAAATGGATGAGTTAGTTATTTGCAACAAAGACTTCCAGCAACCTTAAATATACTGCATATTGATTGTAATAGGGTATTGACAAATATCAACAACTGTGCTATAATATATACAGCAGTGAGGAAGATATGCTACTAAAACCGCATGATGCCGCTGCTAGATATGGTGTGTCAATAGCGGCATTAAGAAGGTGGACTAAGATGGGTATATTACAAGAGCATCGCACTCCAGGCAGGCAATTTCGGTATGATAGCGCAGAGATTGAGAACCTTTTCAATATCTCAAGTAATCACATTCAATCGAAACCATTGGTAAATAAGGAGGAATAGCTTATGACATTTAATCCTGACGACTACGGTCCAGAAGATTGTACAACTACTTACTATGGACCAACTCTACTAGAACTCATTGCTCAACAGCAGGCAGCCAATCCTGCACCTACAGTGATTGAGGAAGGCACTACTCCTTATCGTCGCCTAGTCGTTGGTGCACCTCAAGATATTGCTGGAGCAATGGAAAGAGAAGTCAAGGCCAGGCACGATACGCGCGTCAGCATATGCGGCACATATGTACGTAACACTGACGGCCACACCGGCAGGTTCGCGCATAGAATGTGGTTATGCGATATCTTTAGAGAATGCCCGCGCTGCCTAGAACGACGTGCCGATGCCACCATGCGCAGAATGTATTACGCCTACACTGGGCACCGCATTGTCTACGGCTTCGTTAGCAAAGAACAAGCTGAAGAGATCCTCAAAGATATTTCTAGTAAACACTATCTACGCTGTCCGGTTGAGGATGGCGTACATTTGTTTATTGAGAATGTTGATGATCAGGCTGATTATCTAAAAGAGTATGGATTTGCTTTCTGTATACCAGAGTCGCTGGATTTCTCTAAGATTGTGTATACTCCAGAAGGACAGCGTATGACAGGCAAGCTCGGTGCTAAGCCTATCATTCATGACGGGCAAACAATTATTGTTACAGCTAGTCAGATTATGGTTGACAATATCACGTCCACTCAAGAAATGATTGCAATGCAGCAAGCAATCAATGAGACCGCAGATAGCTATTTTGAACCAGTAGCTGAAGGTGTAATATTATCGCCCGAGGAATTAATGCAGCTAGCGCGTACTGTAACCACTGCTATGCAACGTCGAGATAGGGCATTTGTTGAAAATGTAAAAAGACTTGGCGGTAAAGTTAAGTATGCCAGTCAGAGAAAAGAAACGCTGGAAATAAAGCGTATACAATGGATTAATTATTTCAACGTTAATAGTGATTTGCTAGCCAGAACGCCTGATATCGACGATGAAGAGGTTGCAGACCTACTGATTCTCGACAAAATAGCGTTTGCGGCAGCTAATAAGCAAAAGTAAGCAGCTAAATGAGCCGACAAAACTGAATAAGGGCAAGCAGCTAGAGTGGCAGTTGTAGGAACGCGGGTACAAGCTGAAAGAAGATGGATTAATGTTGCTTAGAACAATTGTCAATGAAGCACTTACCCATGAACATGACTCGCTTTACTATTATAAGATGATTGAAAGTATAGCCAAGCAGATAGATACCGCATTAGGTTCAGCACCACTTAGCAGTGATGAGCGCGGTCTAGTAACTGCCATTGCCGCCGCGTACTATGCAGCCGTTATTCCTTGTATTAATGATACTAATCCTGAAGCCGTAGCTAAGATCATGATTAATCTAGCTTCTGTCATGTACGCGATTGGTACGCTAGGGGCAACATCAATGATTGGACTGACTGATAGTAGTAGCTTCTCCAATATAATAGTATAGGAGGGCAGCGATAATGGCTTTTACAGAAACAGATTTACTTGTCCTTCAAGCAATTGGGGAACTCGTTACTATACCAGAAGTGCATACGCCAATTGATGGCCTTACCGATAATCTACTAGCATTTGCAGATATGGTGTTGGCAGTTATGACTAACGAGAAAGTTGATTCAATAGAGTTTGGACAAAAGTATCATAAGCTATTTCGCAATAGCGGTCCACGCGGTTACTTAATGAAGCCCATAGAATGGTTTGACGAACAGCGCGGAGATGCGCTTATCAAATTATTTCAAATCATAAAAGAGCAAGGGTAACAATAATGGAAGAAACAATTATCAAATATCTCAATGAGTTGATCAATATTGTGCAAACTGGTTCGCAAGAGCTGTGGAATATTGCAATCAGGCAGGTTATTGTAAATGGTATTATAAACGCCGCGTGGGCCGCGCTATTTATAGTTATGGGCATTGTCGGTTTCAAGCTTGCTCGATCACGACGTCTGGCTACTAAGATAATGACAGAGGAAGAATACAAAAATAGTGGTGAGTCTTGGTATTATGAGTATTGCAACAATATACGTTTCGAGAACCGAGTAAAGGAAATAATTGTACTTATCCTTACTGCGATATGCTTTATAGTAGCCGCGTGTCAAATAAGCAGTTGCGCGTACTATCTTAGCAATCCGCGCTACTATGCTATTAGGCTACTGATTGATACCATTTCGACTATCAATTAATGTTTGGTATACTCATCACGACAACAATTATCGGTTTAGCAACTTACTACAATCCTGGCGTAATGGATACAGTTAGAGCAAACAGGAATCTCGAATGCACTGATTGCATCGGCTACGTAGCTACTCTAGATTGCAATGCACTAGGCAGCTTAGTCTGGCTACAGCGACCGGGATATAATTCAGAAGGCCCCTACATGATTTCAGACTGTGCTCACTCTAAGCACGCAAGCAATCTATCAGCTAGAGCTTGGGTAGTAGATGTAGACTGGGAGACCGCAGTAAGATGGGACATGCATGCACCAATTGAGAATGTCAAGGTAATTACTGAATCTGAGTATAAGCATATGCATTGTATCAGCAGACCAATTAAACATGGAGCAATAAAATGATTGGAACCAAGGCCATAAGAAGCATGTATCTCGAATCCTCGGATTGTAGGATACCAGTATTTGTTACCCTGTATTGCCGAGATTGTGGGTCTAAAATGCTATATAAATTTCATAGAAGCTCTGTCTATTCCGAATTTGATGGGGCTGAGCTTCCATATGTATCGTGTACATGTCCAAAATGCAATGTAGAGTATTGGCTAGATGGGAACTCAACGCTGCGCTTGAATAATGCGCAGCCTCGGCAAAATCATTTTACTGAAGAGTGGATGGAAAATCTAGAAAGCAAACATGAATTAGAAAATAAACTATTGATGATATTTGTCGCATTTCTTATAGTCGCGGGTATTGTAGCCGCTGTATTGTTTGGATAAATAGAAGGGCAATAGAATGACTGGCGCTATCATAATTATAGTTGCTGGCATCGTAGCGTACCTAGCTATCTATTGGGTAATATGTAAGCCTATAGAAGACATGTATAAGAGGCAGCGCGAGCAACAGCACGAGCACGATGAAGAATTGCGTAGAAAGTTCTTTGCCAAGCTAAGGTATACACGTAACGTCACTCATGATTGGGAAGCGCTTGAGCAATGGAAAAGGGATCATGACTTTTACTATGATGGACCAAAACAATAATGGAGATAGAAATTGACAACAGTAACGTATTTCACAGCTAAATGGTGCAGTGGCTGCAAGACTACTACTACAATCTGCAATCGCTTGAGCAAGGAGCGCACCGACATTGATCTAATTGTTCATGACGTGGATACAGCAGATGGTAGCGCAGCAGCTTATAAGCACAGCGTGTCATCATTGCCAGCATTGTTCATTACTGGAGTAGGCGGTACTAAGTCGTTTATCGGCAATCATGTTGGTTATGATATAATCAATGCGGCAATTGATTCTGTTAGCACAATCGGTCAGGAATAAGCATGAGTCCAGCATCGCCGCGCGCATACAAGCTGCCCCATAACTCCTTTCGTCCACATCAGCACGAATCTATCCTCTGGGCAGATGACATCAAGCTCGATCGCTTAGGCAATCCAATTCCAAAGATCACTGAGCAGTCTACTGGCTCAGGTAAATCAGATATTGCAATCGCAACATCAATCAATCGTAAACAGACTGTCGTACTAACTGAGTCGCGTAACTTGCAGACTCAATACAGCAACATCTTTACAGATGCTATTTCACTCTTTGGGCGTGCAAACTATCCCTGCGTTCATGAGCAAGCCAAGCTAGGTGCAACCGCAGAGGATTGCTTACATAGAACTAATATGCGTGACTGTTTGCGCTTTGAGACATGTCCATACGTGCGTCAAAAAGCGTCTGCATTAAGCAGTAATCGAACTATCCTCAATTATGCCTACTGGCTGACAACCTTTTCGCAGTGGAAGCCTGCTTACCTTGTTATGGATGAGGCGCATAATCTATCTGATATTGTGCTCAACTATGTTGGCATGACAATTAGCGAGCACGAATGCAAGCGCTGGGGATTGTCGCGTATACCAGTTGTCGGTGAGCCGTCACGCGGTATGCTTGTTCAATCTGAGTACACAGTTACCGATGCTACTAAAGCAGTCAATGACTGGCTAGAGCGCAGTGTTGATAGACTTGCTATGCTTGTTAGATATGATACTCATAATGGTCAGTTGACCGAAGATGGCAAACTGGCCTATCGGCTACGCCAAAAATTAGAAAACACGCGCCGTGCAATGGAATTATCAGTAGGCACCAATGAGACTGAGCACTGGTATATCAGATCGGGCAAGCAATACGGTTCCTTTCATGGTAAGGAGGAAATGACATTAGTATGCAAGCCGCTCACCGCGCGCTATGATTTCAAGCGACTATTTACAAAGGAGTTGCGTGCTACATTATTGATGTCAGCCACTATCGGTAACATGAAAACCTTTGCTAAAGAACTAGGCATCAAGGAGTATGATGGTAGAGTGGTACCTAATCAGTGGAAACCAGAAGAGCGACCAATATACGTACTGCCAATATCCAGTATGGGTCATAGTAAAACTACTAATGATCCTGAGTTGTTCAATGAACAAGCTAGAGTAATTGCAGAGGCAATCTTAGCACAACCGCATGAATGGTCTGGATTGATACTTGTAACACGTAAGGTAGAGGCTAAGCTATTAGCTGATAGATTGGCTAAGTATGGGGACCTGGCGGGCAGATTATTCATCATGCCTGGATATGATGGTGAGTATACGCCTACCGAGCAGCAAGTGAAATTGCTCGCTGAGCGCATGCAAGAAGTACCGAATACAATCTGTACCACTTGGTCATTATGGCAGGGCTTTGATGGTGTCGATCAGAAAATTTGCATTGTAGCTAAGGTGCCATTTCCATATATTGCAGATGATTTTGAAAAGGAGCGCATGAAATATGATGGCAGCATGTTCTTGCAAAGAACCGCTTGGCAGCTAGAACAGGGATTGGGGCGCACTAGACGCGGCAATCCAAGTGATTATGATGTCAATGGACAGAAGAATGGATTCGTCGCGATTGCGGACGGAAGCTGGGTAAGAGTGAAGAAGTATTTGTCAGAGTCTACTAGGGAAGCTATTGTAGATTATCCAAGAGGGACAAACTAGGTGGATGAGTCTAATATAATCTACAACGAGGACTGCTTTATAACTGCGCGACGCTTAGACAATGAATCAATTGACATGATTATCACTAGCCCTCCATATGACAATTTGCGCACATACAATGGCTATCAGTTTGATTTTGATAAGCTATCTCTAGAACTATTCCGCATTATCAAGCCAGGCGGAGTAATGGTATGGATAGTAGGAGACGCTACAATCAATGGCAGCGAAACGGGCACGAGCTTCAAGCAGGCATTGCGTTTCATGGATGTAGGATTTAGGCTACATGATACAATGATATGGAAGAAGAGTGGATTTACCGCCACTGGATCGCTAAAGGTACGCTATGCTCCAGTATTTGAATACATGTTTATTCTATCTAAGGGGGCCCCTAAATCATTTCATCCGATCAAAGATCGCAAAACTAGGTGTGGCGGTAGTAGTAGAAATCACTGGACGATTAGGCAGCGTAATGGGCTTACTAAGCCTGTATCGAAGCGCATGGTAATTAATGAATATGGACAGCGCTATAACATATGGGATGTATCGGCACAGAAGTCGCATAAAGACAGTAGTCACCCGTCTTCGTTTCCTGAACAATTGATCTGTGACCATATAATTAGTTGGAGTGAAGAAGGTGATTTGGTATATGATCCATTTATGGGCGGCGGCACTACTGCCATAGCTTGTATGCGCACAAGCAGAAGATACATTGGTTCAGAAATATCGGCAGAGTATTGTGAAATTGCTAGTAAAAGAATAGCAAGGGCGGAGCGATGAATGATTGTATAAGTACCCTCGACACCATTGGTGATCAAATAAGAAAGATAACCGGCAATAGCAACCTCACCGATGCTGACATTGACCAGATGCTGATGATAGATAAGGCTAGGAAAAGGAATCGAAAAAGAGTAGCTAAGAATAATAGAGAGAAGGAGAAAGAAATGAGCTTACTCGCACACGATGATATAGCAATCAAGTTAAAAGGAGCGCATGATTACGACCTACTCTATATTGAAGATTTAGCAAAGCATGGCTACAGTATTGAGATAAGATCATTCCTAAAGCAATGGCATGTAATGGTTACATATAACAAATGTTCAGCTAGCGTAGTAGATGCGCATATACTTGATGGCGTACATATCGCGCTAGATTTGATAAGCAACGCAGAGATTGGAAATTATAATGAAAAAGAGGAATGATAGAAGATGATTACTTGCGCCGCGCTTTTTATAGTAGCGATTCCGTTTATAGCTTTTGTATTATTTATAATGAACAAAGAGATCAAATATGAGCAGCAAAAGAAAAGATGTGAGGAGCGGATGAAAAATGACGGCGCGAACGAGGGCGCTCAAGCCATGCTAGGCTATGTATTGGGCAATGGCAAGAGTTCCAAAGAATTTTGGAACGATTATGAAAAGATATATAAGCGAGAGTGTGAAAATTATAAAGACGAGAGCGAAGATGAGTAATGCAATGCATGAGCCCACTCCACTACCCGGTCAATCAACTGTAGCAGATAAAGTGATTGAAGATATCAATGAACGTGTCAGTATGGGCTTGAGCAAGTACGGTACTAAGCTTATGACATTCAATGGGCGCAATGCGTTAGTTGATTTGTATCAAGAGCTAATTGATGCTACAATGTATGTCAAGCAGCTACTAATGGAGGAGGAGGCTATAGATAAGAGCGCAACAGGTTACTTGATGCATCTAACTACAATGCTTGAAGAAGATAATGCAAGTAGCGAATAAGGTTTATCGCGCCACTACTAAAATTGATAAGGACTTAACGAGCAAACTAAGAAAGCTGGGCTATCAAGTATATTGCATGCCGAGCTATACTACTGAGATTAGAATGTATGCTAGTAAGTCGGATGAGATAATTGAAGTGGTTGATAAAACTGTAACAGGCTGCTTGCGGCATATAATTGCAATGATTGAGGAGGACTGGTGACAGATAACGTATTCAATCTATTAGATGGGCTACGTTTGAGCGAGCATGTAGTTCATTGCTATCGTGATAATTGCCACTGGATAGTAGAGATAAACAAGCTGGGCTTACGCGTGTCAACTCAAGGCGTATATCTATATACTACTATCAGGGATGCTAAAGAATTACTTGATGCGTATCTATACGAGGAATACAATGACAAGTAATGCAAAGGATTTATTGGAAGAATTATATTGGAATCACTATGAAGTTACATGTCATGAGCGCCCAACTAACGAATGGGTAGTTAGCATGAGTATAGCTAGATGCTATATTAAAAGAACTGGTCTAGACTTATACAATACTATTATAGAAGCAAAGTCTGATCTCGATCAGTACTTGAATAAGGAACATACCGCATGACTGAACACAGTGAAGAATACAATCGTATCATTGGCCTAATTGCTGAAGAAACATTTCATCTAATCCAAGAAATGGGAGGCGATCCAAATGTAGCCCTAGACATGATAGCGGACATGGCTGTTAAGGCCGTCAGAGATGACTTTGTTGGCTTCAATGGTGTTGCCGCCATCCGTGCTAACTGGCTTGGTATTGCGGCTATCAAGTACGCAGCCAAGGTTGCATTCGTTGATCCGCCAGAAGGTGTATCTAGAGATGAGCTAGACGACTTCTTTGATAGCGTGCTAACCTCCACCATGTTTGTCATGCATGATGCTTCATTCAGGGATGCTACCACGCCTAAAGTAGTTCCTACTTTGACACCCGAAGAATCATATGCTAAGATTGATCAGGTCCGTGATATCAGGAGCGGCAACGACGATATCTTTGATAGCTTTATTAGTAGCTTGTGTAAAGGAGAAAGCGGCTTAGTACAATAACAATACAATATAATAGAATGGGCATCAATACGATATCTAAAGTTCGAGCATAAGCAGAAATAGTAGAAATGAAAAGAGACAGTCCAGCCAACTGTCTCTTGCTTATTTCAATCATCAATTATCAGGACGTCTTCTTCTTTTCCTTCTTCCTTTGATCAGTAGTATAGAATCCAGGTCCATGATAGGTTACTGTTGGTACTGTATAGATTCTCTGCGTGTTAGCATGTCCATGCGGACACTTAGGTAGCTCGTTATCGTCAGCCTTCTTGCTTATCTCAAACCGATCACCGCAGATAGTGCACTCAAACAGGTATATAGGCATAATCAATCACTTCCTAGCTTTCCAGCGTTTACCCGCACCACAGTTACAGGCTATTCTAGCATCACCAGTAATCTGTGAGCCGTCCCTCAGATACAATGATCCATGTGATGCCTGGCCCAGTAAGCATGTACCGCCATCGCAGAATACTGGTATGCTTTTGCTATCAATTGGCTTCCAAACATTGCCTTCCCAGTCAACGATTGCTTTGCCCTCCATATCCTTGACCCAAGAGCGCTTGACATCATAAGAGTATGTGCTTAGTCCAGTCTTCTCGACCCGCATACGATTGGTCTGAGCCAATTTATCATCACTGTCTAGCGTCTTGATTACCGTTTGCACAGAAGACAGCATAGACACTTTAGCAGCAATGCCGCGGATCAGTTCCAAGTCTTCAGGATAGTCAACTTCCAGCCTATATGGTCGCATGTACACGTTAGGTGGTGGCTCATGATACAGCGTATTGAATTCATTCCTATGCTGATGATAGTAAGGATCGACATGCTCGCGGGTAGTAGAATTCTTGACAATGGTCTCCCAGCCACGTCTGCTATATGGAAATTCTCTGCTCCCATACACTGGCGCTATTTGTGGTGGCAAGGCCCACTGAAATGCATCGCCGCCAAATTTATCCATTGTACGGCACATGTGTTCGATCAATTCAACCGCATTGAATGGGCAATCACATAAGCCACGCATGACATACTTGCTGTCTGGAGCATAGTAATTTAGCGCCGCATTCATTGAAGATACCACATCGCCAGCCTTGCTACGGCTAACTGGTACACCCATCGCGTGGCCAAATTTGTCCAGTATATCATCAGTTGGATCAGTAGTGATATCTAGAATGGTATTGCCGACAGCCTGCAAGCGCCGCGTGATCCAGTAAATCATTGGCTTACCAGCCACCTCAGCCATAGCTTTACCAGGTAGACGATCGCTATTCATGCGGGCAGTGATAATGATTGCTAAGTCTCTACGCAATTATCCCTCCTAGCACAATCGCTGTAATTGCTGAAATAATTAGTATAGCCATAATGAATACTTTGATCGCGAATTCCTCCCTGGTCAGTGTCTTTATATCAGTGAGCATGATGGCAATTAGAAAGTACAGTACTCCGACCGAGTAAAATACTACACTATCTATGCTCATTGCGCTACCTCATTCCAGATTATGTCAACATTATTCGCTATATCCATCGCGCACTCAACCGTATTACTTGCGGCCACAATTGCAATCGGGCGATCGTGATGCGAGTTAGCGCCAGTGAAGTTTATCACACCATTTGACATATCAATTACCTTGACTCGATCGCCATCGCTGCTGTCCAATACCGAGCGCACTATTTGGGCACGATATTTTCCTGCTCGTTCTGGCCAAGCAAAGCGAATTACAGAAGCTCGATTGCTCGTATGCCATAAGTGATCTGGATTACACTTACCTTCAGTAGCAAACTCAGCGTTAGCCAGTGTGATATTTACTCCAATTGCCCATGGCGCAGCTAGTGTACCCATAAAGCCACCCGACATCCTGCCAGCAATCTCAATCACATAGATTGTTCCATCATGGATAACTAGATCGCCCTTGATTGGGCCATCGTAGATGCCTAGTGCCCTGCCCGCCCGAGTCATGGTATCAGTGATTGCGTAGCCGTATTGATGAGCGTACTTGCTAGGCATCTCGCCACCATTCTCAATGATATTAGGTAGTAGATGCTTAGTATCGGCATAGTTGCGATCGAGGACAATGGGCATGTAAGCGTCGCCATCAATCATCATACCCTCTACTGATAGTTGTGGTCCATCAAGGTATTCTTGTAGCATCAGACGAGTATCTTTGATACAGTATTGCGATGATCTACTTGCTAAACTTTGTAGCTCGTCTGGATTACGGACCATGAATACGCCACGTGCACCACGATTATCTAGAGGCTTGATTATCATTGGATATACTAGATTGGTAGCATGAGTAATATCAACGACATCAAACGCACTGTTGGTGATTATATATTGGGGTATCGGTACATAGCTATCCAGCGCCTCTAGCATATCTGCTTTATTGCTAACTAGCCTAGCTGCTTCCAATCCGATGCTAGGCAACTCTAGTTTGCTCGCTACATACGCTACCGTCATTGGCGCATCGCACGCTACAGCCATAATACCATCAACGCATTCATCAGCTTGAATTAGGTAGCTAGTAAGATTGTTCAGTACCTCTTCTGGACTATAGATAGAAGCTCTTACAAAACCATCTACAATATCCTTAGCAGGCGAGTCTGGATTGCCATCTACCGCAATAACGCGATAGCCAGCATTCTTTAGATCAGTGATGGCTATGCGATGCTCGTGAGACGCGCCTAGAACAACAAGTGTTTTGTGCATTATTTGTTCACTATTTCACTGATTGCATATATGATAAGTGCGCCAATAAATATGATTAGAAAGATAACTGCTCCTGCTGCTACACTACAGATTAGCGGTAGAAATACTGTTAGCCATGGTATATGCGTGATATGTAGCAGATTCAGTACGACCATAGTTACGGTGGCAAAGAAGCAGAGTGAGCCGATCAAGCCGCTAAAGTCAATTACAACTCTTCTACTGGGAGTATTGTTGTCGCTCATTATTGATATCCTTTCGATACGATAGTTGCGTCCTTGATTACTACATTATCAGGCAGTCGCATAATTGCTATGATTGCATCCACTGCTTCGCCAATAGTCAATGCTAAGTCTGCGTCTGGAATAATGTTTGCTGCTAGTGGATCATCTTTATACTTATCCCAGAATTTACTATCTATGCCGCCAAAGTTTAGAATAGACAGCTTGGTGCCCATTTTTCTAGCTGTCCTACCACGTAACTCAACATACTTGAGCAGAGCAGCTTTTAGCGCAGAGTAGTCCTCCATGTATGGCGCGCCATATCTAGCTGCATTGGAGCCGATAACAATAATGTTCTTACACCTGTATGCAATAGCTTCTTCAATAAACATGGTTGGGTAGGTATAATTAGAATGTACTAAATCATCTACTGGCGACTCGAATGGATAGCCAATGTATACCTCTCCAGATAAGCATATAGCATAATCGTATCTCTCGCTTGGATACCTGTCTCTACCAGTAAAAAAGATAGTTGCAGCCATATAAGAAAGTTTTATGTCTAGTACTCTAGCAATGTCGCCATTGCCACTGCCTGAGATTATTATTGTCTTACCTGCTAAATCGTTCATCCTAGCCAGCAATCTCTTTCTCGACATTCGCTACATGGATATGGAAACTTGCCATCTATATGGGCCTGTCTTAACTTATTCATATAGTCGCCATGCCACCAGTCATAGAATGAAGTATTCTTGATGTTACTACCATCTGTAAGCTCGGTTCGAGCATCGTGACAGCAGCCAGTGTATGCGGAGTTTACAGTAACCGACCCTATCGACCACAAGTGCTGGCACGGCATCTCGCTTACCACTGCTGCCTTAGCTGCGTCATCTGCTTCAGATACTACCTGCTCCTTCAGCCATGGTCGCATTGAGTCTAGATTCTTAACAAACACATCATAGACGCCTCTTTGCTTAATCCAGAAACGAATGAAGTCAACTATCTCATCGCGCGTGCTCTCATTATTGATAATCTGAATTCGGATGCGCAAATTAGACGAAGGTGATAGCGGTCTATTGTTTAGGAAGTTTAGTACGCGCCTTACTGTGCGATCAAATACTACTTGAGCATTCTCCTTCTTTGCTGATGGCCGATTCTTAGCATATGTCTCAGCAGTTATGCCATCAATGCTAATGATCAAATCACCAGACCAGTCTTCATTGAGCAAATGTAAATTATCTACATCACCATTGGTACTCAGATTGATCACCTTGAAGCCCGCGCGCTTGCCCCGACTAATCATATCGGCAATTGTATAGTCGCCATCGCGCCAAAGCATCGGCTCGCCTAGTTGGTATAGCGACAGTCCGTATACTGGATACTTAGCGCACTCCTTCATTAGCTTATTATATACTTCCCACTTCATCGTGCCATGCCGATTGGTTGCGGTAATTGAGCAGAATGTACAGCGTCGATTACAGGCCGTAGTAGGCTCGATGATAAAGTAAGATGGGAAGTCTGGTACAGTTTTGCTTGCATAATCTAAACGCGCTTGCTCAATTACTGGTTTAGATAGTGGCCTAAGTGTACTAGCTACTAGCCTATTGATATCATCAGCGGATACATTATTGCCGCGCTCGTTGCTTTTGATGACATTGTAGCCAGCCGCGCCAAATGACACTCCTTGCTTCTCTGGCACGCCCATCATTGGCACGCCATTGATATCTAGTGGCTCGGCCCAGGTGAATGCAGTGGTTGAGTTAATTAGTTCCATTACTTATTTCTTCTAGCATTATACCTACTAGCGCCCTCAGATTCCAGCATGGATTAGCCGCAATCCACTCATCAAAACTATACCCTGTCCACCGCCTGAACCAATTACCATCTTTGCCTAGCTTGTGCAAGTACCTTACAATCCCGCCACTGGTACATAGCGTAGTCTTATTCGGCAACTGTATGCCATGCTCGCTAGCTAGCTTTTTCCAATACTCATCATCAGGCCAGTCGAACCTCACATTTGAATTCAAGGCCGCGATCTTGGCCGCCCTACGGGCTAGAAGCGCTTTATCGTGCGCCTCTGGACTATTTATGCTATACATACATTCCGTCCCTTATTGAGCCCATCTGCTCCAATAATCTATCAGCCGCTTTTCCATCAATCTGCTTAGTCATACTATAATCAATCTCATATGGCCTGCTAACAAACTCGGCCATCTTCTCAGGAGTCTCTGGCAAGCCAACAATTGGGTAGGCTCTTGCTAATCCTAACGCTTGCATGCTTCTGGCATATACCAAATGATATCCGCTCGGGCTAAACAGGTACATCGGCTTACCTAGAGCAGCGGCCTCCCAAGCTGTTACGCCCATATAGGTGCATACATTGCGGCAGGCGCGCATAATCTTGTACGTATCGAAGCCCCCATTGCCCGTGCTGCCATCAATGATATACATTGTTGCATTAGGTAATGCTCGGCCAAGCAACCCAGCTATATCAAATGTGGTCGGTGCACTATTATATACATACCAGTCTGCGCCAGTAAATTCAGAGATCGAGCTATTGATAAAGTGCTGCCTAACCAGCGCCTTAGATGGATGGTCAATCACCCAAGGTAGATCGGCATATGTTTCATCTATATCAGCGCCTAGAATGCAAACCTTTACACTATGGTACTTGTGTAGATGATTAGTAATCGCTTTTCGATTAGTTGGCACATCTAGAATCACCCAATCAAATGCTGTATGCTCTAGAATCACATCGGCCACATTGATATTGAATGAGGGCGGAATGATGTATGTATCAACCGCTATATCTACATTGCTGACAACCTTGACATAATGACCAGCAGCGCGTGCCGCGCGGACTACTTCTAGTGAGCGATACATGTGACCGTTGCCATAGTATTTTCCCGCCATGAACCAGACTAATATATTCATTGTTCATTCCTGTCTAAGTATAGCTAATGGTAGATGCCGCTTTAGCTACAACAAATAAGCCGCGGCCCCAGTTGAGCTTGCTATTTAGTAGCCTGTATAGCTTGAACGCTTTGATGCCCATGCGCTTTTCAAATTGTAGTCTGAGCATGTGACATTTATAGCCGACTTCCGAATTGTTGATATAGTCAAAGCCCATCAAGCCGAATAGCTCCATTGGAAAGGTAGCTGATATTGATACTACATTCATATCTGCTTTATGTAGAACAGTTTGAATGGACTGCTTTGAGAAATAATTCACATGTGGAACCTGTGCATAAAATGCACCGAACCGCTTGCTAAGCAGGTTTTGTAATGGATTGAATTCATTGGGAATGCAGAGCAGTAAACTAGCCGCTTTATTATAGCCGCAATAGTAACGAATAAAATCAACTGGGTCAGCTATATGTTCTAGCACATATGCCATTCTTAGCGAAGTATAATTATTGTGCACCGCGCTGCTATTTGTACTAAACGCGCAAAGCATACTGTTGACAGCTACTTCTCTAGCTTTGTCCGATGGTTCGATACCGCACGAGCTAAAGTAACCTGGCCTACTAGAATTCCAGTGATGCATGAACCAGCCGTAGCCACAACCGATATCTAGCAACTGATTGCGATAGCCATTTCTTAGCAAATTGATCTGCCAATTATAGCACGCGTCCCACAATCCTAGATTGTGCTCTAGCACCTTCTCCTGATACCACTTATCGTTAGCGTATTCAACATAGAATTTATCATCAGCGCTATAGAATTGATCCAGCCCGCTCGGCATCGGATATTGATGCGCGTACCCGCATGTCTTGCAGTCAATTATTGTCATGCTACCAGTCTGTGCTATTGTCGCTCCATAGCAATTCATATACCCGCCCAATAATTATTGATAGCCCATAATACTTGCTGCGTCTTATATGCGTCCATAAGATTAGGGTAATGCACCCCATTCAAGAATGTCTTCCACATCGAATGAAACATGCTATCATCAGGAGTAAGCTGATACTCTTGCGAACCATTCTCGTACACAATCTCAAGATATGTATTGCGCTCTATAGTGTGCCCCATTTCGGCATACTCAAGGATGCTAAACTGGCATTCATTATCAGTAATACCTTTGATGCGATACGCGTCATGATCGTCTTCTATCTTTTCATGCACAGCGGATGTAATCCAGTTTATACCACCTGACAAACAATTGATTGTATCCACATCATGGCTGACGTGATCGAGTAGCACTCCCCAAACTGGTAAGTCGGGTCGATAATGGCGAGCATGGATATTGTATGCTACCACCTTACCATACTTCTCAGTATCCACATCCGCCATGGCATGAATGATTGCTGGATGATAGCGCCAATTATATGCTATCATTATCTGGGCTTCATCAGCCATATCTGCTAAGCTCTTTGCGGTAGCGCTGCTACTAAGATCGCATAAAGGCTTCTCGCATATAGCGGGCATATCCATGCGAATAGCTTTTTGGATGTATTTCAAATGACTATCGGGTGGCGTAGCAATTACCATGCAGTCAAATAGCGTATCTGAGTATAGGGCATCCTCTAGGCAGGTATAATCAGCTGCTAGATTAGGGTCAACTGTATAGACCTTCAGCCCATAATGAGTAGCATATTTAGCATGACGTTTGCCGGCACGGCCATTGCCAATGATGAGACATGTATCCAATATTAGTATCCCCTCAGTCGTCTTATCATGCGAAGATGGTGCTTGCGGATGCCGCGATATTTCTTATGCTTAGACTTTCCATCAAACTGCGCAGTCGTTAGAGTAACTGTAGGCTCAGTATAGAGCGGGTCAACAATCTGATAGATGTGTGGATCGGGATCGAGATAGTCAGGAATATCGACAAGCTGATAAGAGTAACCACTTGTGTTGCTAATATCTCTGACCATTTTGAGCTCTTGCATAATCACACTCTGTAATCTCGGAACAGCGCCATATTCACATACCCCTGCATAGGATCGTATTGTACGGTAGCGGGCGCGACGTTTATACCAGTTATGCGAAGAGCAATATGAGCATGTGGCCCTGTACTATTACCAGTATTACCACTTAGTCCAATTACTTGACCTCGTACCACTGTATCATTGAGATTGACTAACATCTGACTAAGATGGGCATAGATAGTATTGTAGCCATCATCTCCTACGCGAATGTATAATCCATAACCACCATTGAACTTGATAGGATCATCCAGTTTGGCAGTGATAATTATACCATCGTGCATAGCAAGAATAGGTGTGCCAACAATGCAGGAGTAGTCGATTCCCTGATGATAGGGATAGCCCAGCTTTTTGTATATTTGTGGATTTTGTCCATACCATTGTGTGGGAATTCCTACTCCACTAGCAAATGGTCTACTTAGGGATATCGCCTTCACGCGCTTTCCTCCAGTTTATAATCTCTGTTTCAAACTTGATATTTACATGTACGTTCATTTCATTATCAGCTTCATATAATGCTTTAGCATGATAACGAATATAATTGTTCTCAGCATCGATTGCGTCCATATGCGCCCATCCTAATGTGCCGTTATATCTACCATCGAGAAGCTCCTCAGCTAGCTTCTGTCCTATCTCTCTGAATGCATCTTTATAATTTATATTGTACAGTTCCTCGTCGCTGATATTAGATAGATTAGACATTGTATTTCCTCTATGCCATAGTCGAACAAATACCAATGCATTCAGTTTCTACATCGTCTTCATCATAGTATGATGACAACTCTCCCCTTTCTATTCTACCTCTAAATTCTTCTAGGGTTTCATCTTTAAAGAAATGAACGTCCTTTCCAAGCCACTCTCTAACCTCGCGCTCAACACGTTCTCTGTCTGCGTATACGTCAGGAAGTTTATCATAAAGTAGTTTCCATTGTTTTTTGCCGGCCCTAACACACCCTCCCGAGCAATTATTATGAGTAAAACCAAGTTTGTATAGTATTGGCTCTTCGATTTTTGCTTGAACTAGAAAATCGTTTACTTGCTTTTTTGTCGTACCATTATCAATTAATGGAAACAGCAGCTTTACTGACTTTCTCGTTCTTGTTGATACCTCCTGATAAACACTAATCAATCTAATCGCTCTGTGTGCTTCATTTACCCCTATTCCAAATACAATCGTATCCCCGTCTTTATAAAATCTTTGTAAGCGCAATGCCTTTAGTGTGGCCGAGCAGAATGGCATTCTATTATTTGCTAATCCAGAACGGTCATAGAATAACTCCTCTGGCGATCTGCCATCGTCGTCGTGGATTGTTTTATGATTAAAGTATATTTCTAGATCGGCTAGAAATCTGTATAAATCAGGGTGCTCCCAATGGGTATCATTGAAGTACAGAATAACATCTTCTTTTGGATAGTTTTCTAATACCCAATTAGCACACCATGCCGAAGTCTTGCCGCCGCTTAGGGCGACGATTATACTCATGAGCGCTCCTATCTATTAGTAAATAGCCTTCTCGGCAGCCCGTCTTCGCCACCTAACGCAGCTAATATTGCTTCGTCATTCATCTCTGCTAGCTTGTTATTTACATCGAACGCCGCTTTTACAGTGTGGTCCACTGCAACTTTATTGTGCGCCGCACTAGGCACATTCGGTCGATTGATTAGCACGCCATGTTCTTCCATGCCGCGGATAAATCCAGCGCGTCTAATCTCATTCTTGAATTGTAGCACAGAACGCGGCGCATGGCCAATTACATCACAGCCAACTGTGCGCAGTCCACTAATTAGCATATCGCCAACTTTATACAACTCATCAATGCGCTTCTGTGTCCAGTGATCGAGAATATAATCACAAGCGGCTAAGCTGATAGAATCGCCTGCATTAGTTGAAGATACAAATACGGGATCATTCCTAGCAAACCAGCTCATGAATTCTTTAGGCGCAACTGTAGCAGCGATTGGATAGCCATTACCGAGTGATTTGCCCATACAGATAATATCAGGCTGAATATTGTATTTCTCGCACGCGCCACCCATACTATACCTGAGTCCGGTAACTACCTCATCTACAATCATCAGGCAGTTATTGCGGTTGCAGAATTCACGTAGCTCGCCGTAGTAATTGATTGGTAGCTCGTCTATGCCATGCTCGAAGATTACGGCAGCTAGCGCATTCTTACCATCCCATTGATCGAGGCTACTCATATCGCCTAGTACAAATGGGTGCATATGCATGCCGACTTCTTTGGGGATGCCATGGGCTGGAGGGGTTAGAATCACAAACTGGTCAGCTTGTCCGTGGTACCCGCTTGAGCAAACTGCATTTTTACCAGTAATAGCACGACTGAGCCTAATAGCTACATTACATGCATCACTACCACTCTTTACCCAGCGCGTCTGTAGATCAGTATTACTCCAGCCAGGCACATGCCAATTCAGTATCTGATTCAGCTTACTTGCTACCGTATACTCAAGATAGTATGGCAACGAGAAGCCATTACCTTTTTCTACATGCATGATGATATGGCTAGTAAAGGCTGTCTTCTCAGCATCCTGTCCCCAGCCGAGCAAGCATGCGCCTAGCCCGCCTACCCAGTCAATGTACCATGAGCCATTGCTGCCACGTACAGAGTAGCCGCTGCCTTCTACAATGTATTTGATAGGGAAGTTCTTGCCGCCCCAGAATGTAGAATCCTTGCTGAATGTGCCCGCAATTGGTACGCTATCGAATATACTCAACGTTTCTTCTCCTTTAGTGATCGCATTTTCTACGGCTCATTACTTCGATATGAAAATAATATTCATGAGTGTGCATATCGTAAACCCAGCTAGGTAGCTCGCATAAGCAGAAGCGTTGCCAGAACCAATGATAATTACTGGATGGGCAGCGTCTAAAAAGGATTGGAAAACGGTGACCAAGTAACAGTGTCATAATCTATACTAGAAGCTCCTTGTTTGGGGGTAAATAAAGCGTCACTGATAACGCGCTGATTATCACCCGTAACTTTCAGCGCACCTGATTCAAGTGCAACCGTAATTAGATTACGCATATCGGCAGACGTAGAGGCCGATCCCCAAATTGCTATAGCTAAATCTGTACGAGGTCCATACATCTTACGAATTCTATCTAATTCCGTCAATGCAGAATCATACCCCTCTTGGCTTATAGTGGCATCGTATTCTTTTATAATTGTCATAGTATAGTTACCTTCCATTCTCTGTTACGCACTACATTAAGTGATATATTCAGCTTGCCATACTCAATGCTAGTTGTTGGCCCAACTATATCTAATAGCTGGTCAACGTAGAAGCTCCTAAGCTTCATTAGTTCAGTCTGTGTTACATCATGCTTAGCATCCAGAGTCTTATTATATTTTGTATTAGAAGCGCTCCAAATACTATTGACTAACTCTTTGTCCAATACTGGCTCAAATATGTCTACAATTTGGTCAGCATTCTCGCAGATAAAATCTAGATCATCAATGTTCAATCTATCTGCCAATGGCTGACAAGCACGTGCAAACTCGTCTTCAATATCATGCAACGTATTTATTTTTACCACGTCAGCTATATAAGCAACCTTGCCAGTTACTTCAATAATCTGCTTTACTAATTCCTCTACCTTACTATCATAGTCAGCTACATTGACTATCCTACTGTCCCGGACGCCTTCCATCTTCGCCTCTTCTGCCATACTTTCTCACCTTCATTTCTAAGCTACTTATATCCTTATGCGTGCCACAAATATTCTTAGCTGTCTGCAAACTATCAATGTACCTGCTAAAACTACTCACGGTAGTCGATATATCATTGTCTGGATTATCGGGATTATTGGCTATCTTAACATGCTTTTCGAAATATGTATAGCCTGCTGCGATTGCTAATTGCGCTGGTAAATTATCACCTTTAGTATGATCGCTGTAGCCGATCGCGTCAACTGCGTATTGTAAGCTCAGTGGCCAGCAGATATTTGCATCTTCAGGCTTGGTTGGATACTCTGCTTTGCACTGCATGAGAATCAATCGTCGTGAATGTCCAGTCATCTCGATTGCATGATGTACTTCTTCTACAGTGGCTGCGCCAGTAGATAGCATCAGCGGGATACCAATCTTATTGCTTAGTCTGGCTGCCACTCTAAGCATGTCATCATAAACAATATCGGTAGAGGCAATCTTGATACCTGATAGATACTTAGCGCACTGTTCTAGCTGTTCGATATCAAACACTGATGCCCATAGATCAATGTTTTCTCCTTGACAGGCGCGTGCAATACGAGCGATATCTAGATTGGACAACTTGTATGCTTGCATTTTCTGATACGAATCAGGGTCACGCTCAGCGGAATATAGCTTGTCCAATCCAACCTGTAGCTTCAATGCGTCCGCGCCCGCTCTAGCAATTAGTCTGGCGGCGTAAACAATCTGATTGACGTCTATCCAGTTAGTACCTAACTCACCGATAACATAGAAGCCGCGTTCGTTCAAATAGCACCTCCAAGTTTGGCGATTACTTCTTCTGGCTGCATGCGTGGCGCTTTATCTGAACGCATATAATCGGGAGTCTCGTCTACTCTCGATCCTTCTTCTGATTCGATTAAGCAGAGATCACTATATCGCTTAGGCAGAATTATGTGCTCACCTGGCGCTACTAATATCTCATGCTGCTTTTCGCCTGAACCTAGCTCCTGATATTCAATTGGATAATCTGGACCAGCAATGTAGTGCGCTAAGTCATTGATTGAGAATGCTTGCAGATTGCCTGGAGCCATTATATAGCCGCCATCGTAGTCATCCATGCAGGCTAAAGCACGCATTACTAAATTGATCGCATCTTCAACTTTGAGAAAGAATCTAGTAGGGGAAGGCGTGCGCACGATCAGTGGCTGCCCATTCTTGATTGCATCACGCCAGATAGTCAGTACGCTGCCGTTGGAGCCCATGACATTGCCGTAGCGCAGGGCTGCATAGTTAGAGTATTTAGTATTGTAGCTGCGCCAGATGCGTTCACCGAGAGATTTAGTAGCGCCATAAAAATTCAAACTATTCACGCATTTATCAGAGCTAATAAACAGCGCCGTATCCACACCAGCATCCTGACATGCGTGTGCTACAACATCCGTACCTTCAACATTGACTCGAATATACTCATTGACTGAGCGCTCACCAGTGTCTACCCGCTTCAATGCAGCAGCATGAATCACTGTATCACAACCTTCGGCTGCCCGATAGATCATTTTGTAGTTACAGATATCTGTCAGTACGCATCTTACATCTGGATAGCGCTGATGAAACGCTTCCTGTTTATGCGGATCACGTGACACAATTGTGATATCATAATCTAGGCGCGTAAAAGCGGCTACTAAAGCATTTCCCAATGTTCCAGTGCCGCCAGTGATTAGAATCTTATTTCTCATATGCAATGGCTCCCATCCAAGTTAAGTTTCATTCTATCTATACCATTGCATATTATATCACATATCTAATAATATGTCAAGTAGGTTGTAAGTGCCACGCTCTATTTTCCGCTACTCAAGAATCCTATATTTTACACCGCTCTCTTGCGCTGAAGCAATAGAGTCTAGAAAATACATGTGACTAGAAGCGGTTGGGCGCGCCCAGCTAGGATCGTGAAGTAGCCAGCTACTATGTCGCTTTCTGAGTAAGCTATACTTAGGACAGCGATAGCGAACATGATAGTAGCGTTTACCATTATCAATGTCGTAGAGACGTAATGGTATGATATCTATATTCAATAGCTCACCACAGTATGTACAGTAGTACTTCTTTAGTTCGAGCATGTTGCTTCCTTTTTACGATTAGCTATAAACTCTTCTGCTCGATCATAGAGTTGAAATAAGCATCTAGCTATTCCAACACAGAGTCCAGCATAACCAGCATCGCTGCATTCTTTTGTATCGCCTATAACATAAAATTTCCAATGTGAGTATACATAATCTTCTTGGTACTGTCTACGCATACACTCGCCTTCGTGCATACTATATTCATATAGTACATTTCGTAACGCGGCGCGCGGATTATTCTTATTATCGTATACAATAGCAAACCTAGCAATCTCTGTCATCACGCTGTCCTCGTCGCGATACTCATATGTATCTATTACATACTCGTCGCTATAACCGTTGCGAAATAGGTATGCATGCACGTTTGCTAATTCGTTGAGCGCATTATTGATTGCCACGGGAACACTTATCTCATTGTGCGGCCACAGCTTTTCATCTTTGAATTTGATAATTGAATCAACGCACGTATGTAATAGCTTTATCGTAGCTGGGCCACAGTACTTATCAATCATCTCATGTAAAAGTATAACTGAAAATTCAACCATAGCTTCTTCATTACTACCAAACAGATCGGCTATTATTGTAACATTTTTACTTTTCTCGTCCCAAAAGTCATTCGACCTTTCCCTTGTAGCCATTACAGTTTCTCCATAACCTTACACACTCTAGCATAATCAATCGGCGCGTAATGCGTACAGTCAACTCCTACATCCATTACTTTACCTGCTCCGATATAGTTGCCATGCGAATGTCCATGTAAATGCCACGAGCCATGATATTTCCGATCCCAATCTCCTTGCGGGAAATGGCTCAGTGCAATGTATTGAAACTCTGCATTTCTCTCAGTAGTCTTGATGCCAATAGTGGGCATCTGCTCAATGATGCTAACCAAATAGCCATCCATAGATGTAATGGTTTGCGCCACCTTTTCCATCTCTCGATAATCGCCCACTTTCATGTGGCTAGCATAAGCAGTTGCTATACCCATCTCGGCTAGCCACTGTTTATCATGATGCTTTGGATAACCTAGTACATATATCCTACCATGCACGCTCTTGAAGAACTGTTTAGCCGCGCTTATGCCGCCTAGTGTAACATCGGCTAGATGAAATACAATATCAGATGGACTGACTACTGCGTTCCAGTTATCCACTAACTGTCTATTCATTTCAGCGGCGTTAGCAAATGGTCGGTTACAATACTTGATAATATTTGCATGTGAGTAATGCGTATCCGCGGTGAAAAACACATTCGTGGCTGCCATTTCCTCATTGTCGCTATTGATGTCTACAATGTACAAAGTATCATCCTTCTGAACTAGAAACGATTTCTCGCCACTGTAGCCCCAAGATCGTGGGTGTACCAGTCGATATAACTAGATTGCTGCTCGGATATAGTGTACTGTATGATGAGAACCAGGCCCAAGATTTGATATAGTCGCGTTCTGCAAACCGATCCTCATACTCGCACATAGTGTCGAGTAGCTTATCATTCTTGTGCCAGTACAATGCTGTTAGTGCGCCATACTCACTGACTACAAAGCCTTGCCCGAATGCGCCAGCTTGCTCTAGCTTACTCTTAGCTACTGCTAGATTATCTAGCTGCTCGTTGACATAAGATGGACTATAAACGTCATCTTTCCAGACTGCATTATTATTGTAGACGTGCACATGCCAGCCCGCGCAAGGCCAATCTACATTGTATGTGCTATTCCATGCGTTGAATAAATCAAGCATATAGTCTACACGATGAATCTGACAACCGCCAACATAGATCGGTCCCTTCCACGGGCGATTGCCACTGATGCCGGTTTGTACAAGCCTGATCCGCTTGATTGCTTCAGCTACTATGAGATTAGATTGATCATTGCGTTCTGGTTCGTTGAAAAGCAAAATGGGCCTACCATCATTGTAAGCCCAGTGCTCGGTGTATACGTCTTTGTATACCATTGGAATATAGTTGCTACCAATACCCTTGTAATGCCAGTCGTAATACCAATAGTTAGCTATACCAGATGTAAGCCGATCGGTAAGGTGTGTATTCTGAGTTGGCCTACCAAAGCCATGCTTAGGCCAGATGTATGGTCCGCCCGCGTTATGGCTAATCAGTGGCATGAAGGCATACTTGTAATCGACTGCTCGATTGACTGCAATACCTTCAGCGAATTTCTTACGGCGCATTTGTCTCACTCTTACAGAGTAGATCATCGAGCCAATAGTCAGTCTCGCTATTAGCTAGATCAATCATGCTTAGTGGATAATAGCCACGATTATTGGAAAGCCAGCAAGCGCGCTCATAATACCAGCGCGTATGTCGATTATACCAACGGCTCTTATCGCAAGCATACTCTACTACATACAGTGGCTCGCCAGTCTTAGAGCTAAACGTATGCGTTGACTTGATATGAACAGTTAGTTGCTTACCGCAAACATCGCAGTAATACTTATGTAAAGTAAGTTTATTCTCACCCTCAATTACATCCCTGCCATGCTCGTCCATATACGCCATTAGTACACCTCTACTGTAATGTGATTCAAATCCCAATCTCCCTCTTTAGTATACACAAATCCTAATGCGTGTCCTTGCAACACCCAACCATCTACATGTAGTTCATCGGTTAGCCTCACTCCTAGTCCGGCCTCGTCCGCTTTGACCGACAATGCATATGTAGGAGTATACGGCACTTTCAGTACTTCTGCAAGTTTCTGCCGCATAGTCTCAATTGGCGGTTCAGTAGACGGAACGACCACTACTGGCGGCTCAGGAGTAGGAATGAATACATTTGGTACAGGCAAGCTGGAAAAGTCTGGCGCGGCGATATAGCCAGTCTTCTCAACGCGCTTCCACCAGGCATTGAGAAATGTCTGATCTTTCAGATTGAATTGTTCCCAGTGTGGACTACCAATATCATATGTAAATGGCATGATACAGTATATCCTACCATCATCGTAGCAGATTTGGGCGTATTCAAATAACTCATCAACATACCTGGCTGCTTTAGCATCATTAGTGCCTAGTGGCAGCGATCGCCAGCCGCCATATGAGGTTCCAGTTACACCAGTGTCGATGCCGGTTTCGGTAATCAGTATCGGTACATCATATGGGCATTGCTTATATCTGCCGGCCCACCAAGTCCAATTCTCCTTGACTCCAGTAAGCGCCCAGTATTCATGCAGCCCAAGAAAGTCCCCAGTACGCATTTCACTGATTGCATCTTCAAAGAAGCTCCACTGTACAGCCGCGCCAATACCGCCACCATTACCAGGCCAGCCAACACCAAAGTTGCCGATAACGCCATTGCAATTGATGTTATGTAAATTAGATAGAAAGCGCTTATAATAACGATTGACTATTGCAGGTGATTCGCCAGCCCATAGCTGCGGCTCATTCAGTCCTTCAAATAGCAGCCTGCTTTTTGGTATACCATTCGCTTCACAGTATGTCATCATGCTATAGCACATCTGAGCATGCTGATCGCCAAATGATTCCGGGTTACGAATAAAATCTGGCGATGAGCGCTGGTCATTTAGCTCGGACATGGGATGATGCCGAATAAGTAGCTTGGAATTAGCTGGCACATCTTCTAGATATGGAATCTTGACATCAGTAGTTACCAGCTTGAATACCGCGGGATTCCAGGATTTGAATGTAACCTTATCGGTACTATCTCGATGTGTTGGTATCCAGTGAATGCCGCATATATTTGCTACCAAATTAGTTACCCTCACTTTCTATAACCGCGCCAGATGCTACTTCTGATTGAGCGGCCATGTTGATAAGCGCTTGCAAGCCACGCGCTTCACCACTAAGTAGAGTTAACTCTTGCTCTATCCTAGCAGCATTACTACGTGCCGCGTTCAGCTCACTTGCTAGCGCCTCCATAGTTCGGCTGACCATGTTTAGTCTTGATTCCAATATTTCTTTGCTGATTTGCATACCGCTTTCTCCTTGTTAGTTTGCTATATTATATCACATATTATAGAATCGACCAGTTTGCGCCATTAGATATGATTTGCAATTTATCGTACTGACTGGATAATGATACAGTCGCGCTGCCATCAATTGTTTCACTATTAGACGCCGAAACAACAACTATGCTAGCAGAAACATTCTTGATATGATAGATTCTACCGCTGATATTAGATGCAGTCGGTAAGGAGATTGTACTCGCACCATTAGCTAGCAGAACATGATCTGATGCCGCTAATGTGTAGTTGCTAGCTTGAGTAGCAAGGGCAACTATAAGCGATTTGACCTCAATGCCGTTGTAGGTAGTTTTTAGTCCAGTAAATAGCGACCCGCTAGAGCGATATTGGTTTAGCAGCGCGCTAGCAGTGACCGCAGTATACCAAGAACCATTAGCGGATGGGCTACCAATGTAGTAGCCGTACAGGCTGCCAGTTTGGATATTGCCAGCTTCCACATCCATATACGACGATGGTGACGTAGTACCTATACCAAGTCTACCTGAAGCATCAATGCGCATTCTGGCTACATTGCTTGTATAGAACGCTATGAACGAGCTAGCTGCTTGCAGGATATTCAAACCACCAGTAGCGGCGGTGGCTTGCAAGTTGACATAAGCACCGGCACCTGCGCCATATACATTAGTCGAGAAGTAGGTAGTCGATGTCTTAGCCTGCAACACCGCTCTTGCTAATGAGCCAGTGCTGACATTCTGTACTATGAATGACCAGTCGGTATTCCTACCAGTCGCATCGCCCAATGTCATGTTGCCAGAGGCATTGATATTCGCCCTGGATAATCCAGATGTATAGAAGTAAATTGGCGCGCTAGCATTTTGCAAGATATTGAACGCGGTATTATTCTGCGCGGTCAGATTGACAAAGCCGCCACGAATACCTGGCGCAACTGACATACGTAGGTCGGCACCGCCACTGGCTGGAATACCAGCGAATAGGTGAACGAACGCGTCTGAGTTGACGTCCTCAGTGCGATTGTAGATTAGTATACCAGTTGGTGAGCCCGCGCTATTACGCTCAATATGTACAAAGTCGTCAGTATTCGATGGCGATGTTGCGCCAATACCAAGGCCGTATTGATTGAGGTGTAGCATTGGGCTGCCATTACTGGACACTCTTAGCACACTACTAGATGTAAGCCCGTCTATATCAAGCATGTAAATCGGACAAGCGGTGTTAATACCAATTGGGCAGCTAGTAGTAACGCCTTTAGTAAACGCCTGTGCGTAATCAGTGGCACCAGTATAGATACCAGTAGTTGGTAATGCAACTTTGTTTACAATTCCACTACCGGACACATCGTACACGCTTGTGTCGCTAGTATCGTTTTCGTAATCTATTTCTAGCTTGATCTGACCGCTAGCACTCTCGTTGATCGCGCCCATGGCGGAAGCATTGCTAAACACACTCCACGAACTATTCAACACAATAATATCGCCACCATTGCCGGTCGATGTGTTCCAAGCTAATATATTGCCACTGGCAGATGGATTGGAATTCTTCAAGTGACATTCCATTACCTCAGCATCGCCAGTAGTGCCATCGTGCTTGATAATATACGTTTTAGCAGATGCTCCAGTATTTGGATTGCGAGCATAGATAAATGAGTTATAGAAACGCGAGTCGCCACCGCTACCACTGTGTTGAATAGCATAGGTTGGACCATTAACTGATGTATTAACTACAATATACGTGTTGGTAAAGTATGTAGTATCATTTACTGGCTTACTGATAACTGACACAATGCCAGGTGACGGATTGTAAATTGTAATGTTTTCAATATGGTTACTGGAATTAGCAACTAGTGAGCCACTGATAGTAGTTGATTTCCAACTTTGTCCAGCAAGCGATACGTAGTCTGGTAGATTTACATCTTCAGTATAAGTGCCAGACTGTACACTGATGTGGTACGGAGCCGAAGCCGCAGCGTTGCTGGCCGCATTAATGGCAACAATTGCCTCGTTGATAGTGATGTAATCGCCGGAACTAGCAGCGTCAACTGTGTATACTCTTGCATATGGCGTATAAAAGCGGGTAGTTTGTAGGCTGCCATATATATTCACTTTTGGTGAGGCCGAGTTTATGTTGATAATAGTTGAGCCACTACTGGAATAGACACGTATGGCACTGGAACTATCAGTAATAGCTTGCCAGGAAGGGGCAATAATGCCGTTGGTAAATGTTTGCGGTGAGGCAGTTGCGCCAACTATTGAACCGCTAGCAAGCAAGTAACCTGAATCACTGGCGGACGGCATAGTATAGCGCGCATCGGCAGTGTCGCGATTGAGAGCATCCATACCAGAGGTGGCTGCGCCAACATAGCGTAGACGATTGCTATTCGCATTGAAATAGCCTGTTCCCATAGATATCGCGACATCAGACGCGCTCTGTGTAGTAGCGGATATACCAATACCGCCATTGACTACAGTAGTAAACGCGCCCCCTACATTGCCACCATACGAACTTATACCGGCATAGCTACCAGAAGTTAGTATGCCATAGCTATCGCCAGTAAATTGACCGGCTGGCTCACCACGCGCAACTAGACCGCGACCACTAGGCTGGTTGGCATACTTATCCCAATCGCAACGGACATAGTTACCCATGGCACTGGCCTCTTCGAGCTGTGCGCCCCAAGCCCAAAGAGTATCTACATCACCGCTTTCGCGAATAATTCTACAGCCGTATTCGCTACCGTTCACGTCAGTAAATGTACATGGCGCGCTAAATCTTTGCCACGCTGTAGTTACATTAACCAATTGCGAAGTGGGTGTGGTAGTATCAAAAATACCGATATGCGCGGTGCCATTGGCAGATGCTTTCAGCCAGACCGAAAACGTTAGCGTTAATGGTAGATAACTAAATGCCGTCCATAGTGGCCCACCAGATTGCAGCTCTCCAGTAGACGCACTGAATACAATCTTATCAGCAGTTATACTTAGATCGGGTGACTCCGAATCATTTATAGTTATAGTGCAATCAGTCGCTGCCCAACCACTAAGATCTTCTGACGACGATTGAATAATATTGTCGTATGTACCAAAGCCACCAAATGGCGTAGCAATGGTTCTGCTAGTACCAACTGATTGTACTATACCGTCCGCTGACATGTAGGCGTTGCCACCAGCCCATTTTAGCTTACCATCAGTATCTACATACGCCTGAACTACACCGCTGCTATAGCTGGCAAATCTACCAATACCGCTGCTATTCCAAATCTTCAATCCTGTAGTCGGGCTAGCAAACGTGCCAGTACCCTGATAGATACCGCCGTCCACTCCAATGGTTAGCACGCCCTGAATCTCGCCCGACAGCATATACACGTGTCCGTATACGTTCAGCACGCCATCTTCCCAGTTCAATCTTTGCGCATCTTCTGGCCTACCAAAGAAGAATGCCGGTGTAGTTGGGCTAGTCTCTGTGCCAGTCAGTAGACTCCAAACTGCTGCACCTGAATGGTCTAAGCAGATAACGCCATATCTTTTCTGCTGCTCGCCATCGGTGTTTAGAATTGGATCACCATTTTCATCTACATCTAATATCTCTTTGATCTCGATAGCTGGTCCATGCGGTCTACCCCAGCGCTCGAAGCCATAGATAGTTCTACCTGCACCATCAATAGCTGAGATGAGCTCGTCACCATAGTACCATTCAGTAGCAGTATCAGTGTAGCGCGACCACGAGTAACCTCGATTGCCTAGTTCCAGATACCCATCTGAGCTAATGACACCGCGCTGATAATCCCCCTTCATCATGAATAGATTGCCAGTCGAATAGTCAAACCAGAAGTGCGAACCAGTCGCGTCGCCTAACGTTGCATCGCCCTCACCGAATGTACGCGTGCCAATAGTAACGTCTGAAGGATACTCAATAATGCCCGATGATGGGCGTACTGCGGCCACAATGCCGTCCGCTGAGTATTCTGACTGTGTTACTGGTCCAGTCGAGCGCACACGAATTGTGTCCCCAACATAGTAGACATCAGTTGATCCAATATTGACAGTAATGCCAGCCTGCCCAGCTACAGTGGCAACAATCTTGCCCGTATTACGCCCGTCAGCGCGCATTGGTACAGATGTTACTACTCCTACCAGTACGCGCTGCTTGCGCTCATATTTGCTATTCAGTAATTCAGTAACTTTCGACAATGTTAGCCTCCGTGCGTATTAGTTCACGCGTCCAAGTGTAGGCGGCTGACGATAGTTCCAGTTATCTGAGCCGTTAGGATAACGCGCCATACAGTAGCCAGCATTGGACTGGATGTATACACGCTCATCAATTAGTCGGCCATAAGAGTCATATAGCTGAATGCTGCCGGCTGTCGGCATATCAAAGGACGAGCCAAGTGGATAGCGATTAGTGCCTACCACATTCATTAGTTGATTGCCGAAGATTACTTTGTAACTACGCGCTTCGATACGTGTAAATCTAGGTAGATAATATGTAGTACCAATGTAGTCATTCCAAACAATCGACCAGTTTATCAGATTGACCGCATACGAGAGCGGATTGTATAACTCAATTGCGCGATCATCTATATTGACAGAGCCGTCTAGATTCTCATCGGCAGTTGGATTGACACAGAACTCATTGAATACAATGTTGCTTACTATCGGCGTCGGTGTGGGTGTAGATGTAGACGCGCTAACAGTTGGCGTAGATGTCGGCGTAGGCGAGTAGCTTGGATTGGCAATCACAATTGTTGTTGGCGTCAGTGTATAAGTAGCAGTAGGCGTGATAGTTACTGGAAAATTCCAAGTAATATCTATGTATGGCGCGGTGCCAATACCTACTGCCATCGGGTTATCAAATAGTGCCCACTCATAGCAGCTAGTACAGCTATTGCGCGGGTAGATGCCAAAGCCATAGTTGGTATCACCGTTGACAACCCAATCATTAATCATCATGGTGACATCAATTTCATTCCAGCCGACTACAAATGTATGGTTGACATAAATTTCGCCACGATCAGCGTAGCCTAATGCTCCTGCTATATCCCAAGATAAGTTGCCCTGCGATGTCTCCCAAGTAGTTTCACTAGCATTCCATTGCGTCATCATTTGATAGATGCGTGCTGAAACGTTATTATCGGCTGCTTGTAAATCACGCACATATATATGTAAAGTGGCAGTAATTGCACTCGCTGACGCATATGGTAAAGCAATATTCTTCCAGCGCCAGAGCGATACGTTCTCGGTAGTACCAGAGTTGAATGAGATTGTTTCAAATGGATTATCATCTAGATTAGTATCTGGTCTGGCCGCGCTAATTGTAACGCTTTCAACTTCACCGTCTTGATTGCCGCTACCTGCTTCTACAGCAGTCGGAGTAAGTGTAGGCGATGCGCCAGTGGGAGTGCTAGTAGGAGTTGGCGTTCTAGATGGCGTTGGCGTATAAGTTGGTGTAGGAGACGGAATTCCCGCGGCACCAGCAATACCAGCCCACTCAACCCAGAACAGGCTAAGATACTCTGCGCCTAGACCAGTATTGATCTTGAATATTGCAGCAGTATCAGATGGCGCCGAAGTACGCGCCCCAGTCACACTCCACTCCTCGGTTAACCAGGCTAGTGAGTTAGTTTTAGTGATAGTGTGCGTTTGCAATCCGGCTTGATTGTACCAATTAACTGACAGTGTGTCGGTAAGCACGTCTAAGTAAGTAAGCTTAATATTATAGATTCCAGATATAGTCGCGTATCGCCAATCTTGATCTAGCCCAATATTTACAGTAGTATTAGCTGGATACATAAGAACATCATATGATTCAGGCGCAACTGGCGTTTGCAATTTCTGCGCACAATAAGCTGGTGTAGACTGCGGATGGTTGCTAGCAGCAAACGCTTGCGCAGTTTCATATGGCGACGGGGCGCAGTATATGATCGGCTGCTTGTCCGCGCTTAGATATGTCAGGTGCGTGAATGAACTTGGATAATCCGAATAACCATACTCGTCGCCAGTACCGCTGAAGTAGCTGACTTTACCATACACTGCGCCTCTAAACTTGACCCATGCGGCTGGGCTGTCATACGCATTTGTGCCTAGTGTCTGCGTAATCATGTAGCGCGCTGAATCGGTCAAATATGGAATCGTCCACGGATAGAATTCAATATTACTAGCCTTGTTCGCAATTGCGCTAGCTACCAATTCATAATGATAGCCTTCGGCCTCCTGAGTTGGAATACCGGAGCGCACAGGCGGATTGTCATAATGATAGATCGTACCGCCCATCAAGGTCATACGCTGCCCAGTAGCATTGATCGACCAGTTAGCTGGCACACCGTATTGCCACGCGTCCTGACGATAGGCTTGATACAGATCATTCTGAAAACCAACATACATAGGCGTAGCTGTAACAAGTAATGGTCCAGATGGCGGTGGTCCAGGAGTAGCGGTAGACTTAGCGCTATACTCCATGAATAGCTGATTAGCCTTCCAAGTTGAAGCGTAATTAGTACAAGGTGGGCCAACCTGCAAGAATGACGGCTTGCTACTCTTACCGAATTCGTCCATCAGCGTGTAGACAAAGTTCAAGTAGGACGCGCAGGAAACTTTCTTCTCAAAATTAGCCAGCGCTGACGGACAGTCATTATTACCATCAGGCTTGACTGGAATAGTTTCCTCATCTACGCCCGCATTGATTTTGTAGCCTGCCACATTAGGATCGCTGTCAAAAGTAGCAATCATTGATTGTACATATTGCTTAGCCCAAGCAATCATAATCGGTGATGAGTAATCAGGCGCAACATCATTATGGGTATTACCATCAATACAGACACCCTTGCTATAGCTGACAGTAGGTACACCAGTAGGTAATCTCACCATGTCAGTAGCAACAGGTGTGCCAGAATCATTGAAGAAGCTGACGCCTAGATATGCTTGCATGCCCTCAGTAGCAATTGCAGCTACTCTAGTCTTAGCTGAAGCCCAGTTAGGTGTAGATGTAATATTAGTCTGTATATCATAGCCATATTTATCGTACCAGCTAGCTACGGCTAAATCTTCACCATCGTCAGGTGTAGCGCCATAATCCCACAAGATTACACCATGCCGATAGCCGATTGGAGTTGGTGTGCCAGTAGGATAAATGTTAGCTGACACACTTGTAGTATTCATTGAGAATACTAGCACTGCCAGTACGGCTACAATGCCAACGCCAACTAGCGCGCCCTTGATGCATCTTTTGAGTAAGCTATCAATCATTTTGTTCAAACCATCCTATTCTTGCAACAATTATAGCACAAGCTGAGCAATTATGCAAGCACAAAGCGGCGTAAAGTTACAGTGGTCTTGAATTCACGACGCTTCTCATTAGATGACCACTGGCGACGTACATTCTCAATTACCCAGTGTCCATAGCTAAGGCTGCTTGGTCCTATTGCAAGCGATACGACTTGCTTAGCACGACACCATTCTCCAATGCCTTTGATGTCTAGCGTACAAGTAGTCTGGCTCTTCTCCTTGCGCCACATAGCTTGTGCTAAGGAGCGCGCGTCCTCTTCTTCTACTACTAGATCAGTGATTTCCTTAAGTGGCGACACCGCATTGGCAGGATATATTTCACGAGATAAGAGCTTGTTATCATGTGTCTTAGCCGAGACTGCTACGCCATTATACTCAGTAGTGTTAGTTTTGAAGCTCCATGGTCCACGCACATGCGTAGGTAATAGATCAGCCTTCGACCAGATATCATAACCATCAGTCTGTGGCCACCACGGGTCACGGTAAATGTGCACTTGCGACTCTGGTGTGTAGACTACTAGGCAGCCAGTAGATTCAGCGATCTTGTTTAGCACTTGTGCTAGGCGCTCGATGCCAATTTTCATATCACCGATACGGCCATACAATTGTGACGGTAGGCTAGAATTAGTTTTGTCCACTATATCATTAGCATCTAAGAAGGTGTTATCAATTAGAATCTTCTTGATAACATAATAGCTGGCCGAGCCATCTAGATCAGCGTAGCCAGATTCGTCTACTGATAACTGATCCATAGTAGCTCTGATCCGATTGATTCTGGCACGTCCACTGTCCTGCATTTTATCAATTGTAACTAGGATTGTGCGCACCCAGCGATAAGATGATGTTTCAGTGCTTAGCACCTGCGTTTGCTTACCGCCGTCCGTGCCAATATTGAGTGGCTTAGCATAGTCAGCGACAAATAGCGCACTGGCATCGCTTGGTGTGCGCGTATCATGAAAATAGGATGTGTACAATGCCCCTACTTGAATTTTTGGCAAGCCTTCACGGCGATCAATGGATATACTTGATAGCGGCCAGCCAGTTTGGGCCGTACTGGCAGACATCGGAAATACTGGCGTACCTTGCAAATACATCTGCGATAGTGGCGCAGTCATAATTAGTGTACAAGCAGTTCTGGAAGTGTACTCAAATTCCTCTGCTTCAATTAGTCCGCTGCCGCTAGTTGGCCAGCCAGTTGTAGATGTAAGCCGCAGGACTGATCCACTCTCAGTAATAGCTGGAAAATAATCAGTTTCATCAACCTTAGCATCTTGTGCTTTCAAAGTAATTCTAACCCACTCACGATCGCCTTGCTCGACATAACCAGCGGGCCAAGGTGCGTTCTCAGCTACCCAATCCGCTGCTGTATCGGTATCGGTCAATGTTGGCTGGCGACGAATGGATTGGCCAGCAGTAAGACTAGACACGCTTATTGTTGAACCGGACCAATCTATCAATGGCCAAATATCTGTTAGGTCTGTAGAAGCAGATGAATTACCCCAAGCAATATAATCATGAACACGCGTGCCGGTGGCTTGTCCTGGGCCACCTTCTCCCCAAACTAGATAGCCATCAGTTGGATGCAGATCAAACGCACAAGCTGTACCGCCCCATATTTTCCCGCCTGGTAATACATATTGATAATTACGTGTCGGAAATGACGCTGCTTCAGCCACCCATTCCGCGTCATGATCGCCACCAGTGTACTGCTCAAAGAATGATGTGCGAGCACAGATGATGCCACGCTCACCGTGCGTGAATTGGTATGGACTCTCCCCCATGTCGAAATCTTTACCATTGCTGCCGTCAAATAACTGAAATGCAAACACAGCAGGATTACCATAGGAGTTGCGTGAAATAATCCAATGGTCTCGCCATGCTATGTCCAGTGACGCATCGGGCCAGCCCATATAGGCCTCAATCCACCAAGTGTTGGCCCTTGACCAACCCGCGGCAGGTGTATTGAAGACCTCATCAAATATTATAGCAACAGGACTAGCAGACGCGACCGCGGACGCGCTAGGCTCATTCTGCGATATCCAAACTGATTCTAGTCTGTCATCAATAATATTGTCCGCCCCAACTACAGCTTGCGTACCAGCAAACTCCCGATAGCTGATGCCATTGTAGGTCTTTACACCAGACTCATCACTCGCTACAGCTAATGTAGATGATACGTCAACAGAGGCGTCCTCTAGCGCATTGATCTCACCGATGATAATTCTTGGACTATCATATCTTTGTAGTAGCCCATCGAAACTGGACACTCTACAACTCCACTCACCGCCCATGCGGTAGTCGTCCTTATGATCGTTCTCGGTAATGATGCCAACCCAATCAAATCCCCAGCCTGAATTAGTTGCATAGACTGATACTTTATCTACATACATTACGCTATCGGAATCGACTGCCCAGAGACGAATACTAACTGATGTGCAACCCGCTGGCGCAGTAAACTCTTTACATATCTTCTGCCATACAGTTCCAGTGACATCAGTTTTGGTATGCGCGACAATGTATGCGCTATGTGTACCATCGTAGATTGCATATTCACCAGACACGGACGTGCCATCGCCCTTAGTATAGAAGCATAGCCGATATGTTATGCCCGGAACAACAGTGATGCCCCAAGCTAGCCACGCGCCAGATGAGCCAGCTTTGATAATTGCCGCATAGCCATCACCATCGTAGTCGTCTACTGTAGCATCAGTGATTGCGCCACTACTGGCACTATTTACTTCGGATATAGTAGCCCAGTCATCAGAAGTATTATCATCTGCGGTACCCGTGAAATCTGAGAACTGCCCATTGGTTACGCCAGTAATCAAATCCGTACCATAGATTGGTCCATTGTCATCGTACAGGTTATAGCAAGCCAATGACATAATGCCCTTACCCGGACCAAAGTATGCTTCATTGAATGTATCGCCCTTTAGATTAGCATCCCATGTCACTGCGCTTTCGCGCCAGTCTTGTGACCAATTGCCAGAAAAGTATACGTACGAGCTTACATCAGTCCACTGGCTAGCCGAGACAATTGTATCAGCACAAGCAGACCAGCCAGTGGGAAGACTGTACACAGCATAATCAGACGGCTCAATTGTAGTATAGTCGCTAATCGAATAATATTTATACCTGACATCAAAGTAGGTAGCCAGTGTATTGCGATCTTCCTGTGCAGTCAACGCCATGATTGATTGCTCCTATCTTACGCCGCGGCAGTAATATTGCTAACTGCAATCTTTACATCATAGTAGCGCGTTGCCGCACTGCCAGAGCCAATTTCAACGCGACTATACTCGGGCCGCTCAAGCCAGCCGGTATATCTTTCCCAGAGATTGGTCCTAGGATTTCTAAATGTCAGCCAAAACTCTACATCTACAGCCGTAGCTGAGCCAAAGAATGCTTGCCACCAGTGCATACCGCAAGCAGTCATAAGCGTACTATTGATCTCACCGCGTGGGCTACCAAAGCCACCACATAATCTACCCATACCATCGCGCGAGCTAGTATCTGGATAAACTACATTCATTGTGCCTGCAAACGTACCGTAGTAAGCCGTCTTAGGTACATCAGTCCATGAACCGGCTGAGCTGGATTTATATTGAAAGTCACCCATTAGTCATTACTCCCTATGATGCTAAGCACCATGGCTTCGATGGCTTTGTAGAAGCCGCCGTTAGGCGTAGACGCTTTATCAATCATGCCTTGCTCGACATAACCCCAAGTTGATTCGCCGCGTGACTTCAATGACTTCTGATTCTTCTCGTCGCCTAGATATGTATCCATGCTACTCAAGAACATACCAATTGTACCAGCAACGATATCTTTGATGTTATCTGAGTCGATGCCTAAGATATTTTTAGCAATGTCGGAATTAGTATCTAAGTCCTTAGCAGCATCTGAGATATTGGTTTGAATATCTTTGACTGATGCCTCAGTAGCGGCCTTACTATTTGGGGCAATGTTCTTGATTACCTCTTCAAATGGCAAGCCAAATTCATCGGCTATACTTTGTGCAAACGCGGCTGATTGATCTTCGCCCTGCATCTGCTGCTTGACTGTATCGGCAATTTGCGCGCGCTGATCGGGTCCGATGTATTGCTGTACATTCGGTTCCATCCAGAGGCCCATTTCCATGTTCTTTAGAGCAGCGGTGGCTTGTTCTTTAGCCTGATCGAAGCCCATGCCATCAAAGTACATCTGATACCATTTACGCGTGTCTACTCCCTCATGTGGCGTGCCAAGATTCTTAGAAATATCAGCTAAGCGGTAGAAGGATTCAAATGGACCATTTGCTCCCGCCGCTAATGGACCGCCACCATTAGTGCCACCACGGACATCATAGAGATCAATAGCCTGTTTCTGTCCCGTAGCAAGCGCTTCTTCGATGTCTGATTTAGCTTTTTTGGCCGCATCTTCTAGCTCGCTGCCTACATCATCAAAGTATTGCGAAGCCGTGTCGGCAGTGTCGGCGGCCATTTGTTCCATGGCGCTTTGATATGCGTCCGCTACGTTTGGAATAGATAGCACAACCTGCTCCAATGGATTGCTCTCCATTGGGTTATACCAATCCTTGATAGTAGTATCTATTTTTGGCAGGCTGTCCAGTAGCCCATTAATTAGACCAAGTAGCCACGCGGGTAATCCTACTAGCTTATTCTTGATCCACTCCATAATGCCGCCACCGATACCCTTGCCTACATCGGCAGCCTTAGATACGGCTTGTGGTTTCGCAACTGAAACAGCGTTACTTATTGGACCAATGAACGAAGAAGCAATGCTACTGATAGCTTTTTTGGCATCTAGTTTTGGTGCTACTGGAATAGTTAGTGACCAATCTTTGGAGCCTTTAATTACATCCCCTAGTAGCTGTGGAGCATTTTCTACTGTAGCGAGCGGTTTAGTTAGTCCAGTAATTTGCTTTTGCTCAACCTCTTTACTAGCAAGTGTCTGGTACTCTTTGTATGCAGTTATATAATCATCAGTCGCTAATGCCGCGCCTTTCCACTCATTAGCTAGCTTGATTACACTCTCGCTTTGCGCTGCAACTTTTGACGTGCCACCAAACGATGTGCCACCATTGCCAAGAAATGGATTATAGGCTTCCGTAAATGTAGACCTACCACCGCCCATCGCTTTACCTAGGCGCTCTATATAATCACCGTATTTACTGCTACCGCCGCCAGATGGCCCAACGGAAGATGGCAAAGCTGCGCCAAATGACGTGCTACCTCCACCGGCTGCAACGCCCAGCTTGTATATTTCATTGAACGAAGTTGCGCCACCACCAGTAGCCCCAATTGACACGGGTGGCGCAACGCCAAACTGGCTACCGCCGCCGCCCATGGCGACACCCAAGCTATATATATCACTGAAAGACGATGTGCCGCCACCAGATATTGAACTTGTGGGCGCGCCTGCTGTACCGCCAAAAGACGCTCCTCCACCTCCTCCGCCCACATCAAGTCTGCCACGCGCGTGTAACTTATCAGATATTTCACTAATCTCTCTCAGTGGTGGAATCATATCTACCAAAGAATCCGCGGCAATAATAAGCGTATCGCTAAATTGCACTCCAGCCGCATTAGCCGCGCCAAATCCTCCTGGTAATACAGAGCCTAATCCAGTGAGCCCTTCAGATTGAATACGTGTTGTTACTGGCTCAATAGTAGCCTTGATTATCGCGGGAGGTACGCCAGTAGCAGTACCCGCTTCAGTAATAGCGGCTGTAGCTATCTGTTCCGGGGCTGCTTTTAGACCGCCATTTTTGAGCGCCATAGCGTTAGAGATTCCAGTAACCGTACCGACTGACATAGCCTCAGCTACCGTTTTCCCTTGCGCAAGTGAATTCAAGAACCCCAATGCTGAACCGCCAGCAATCTCAAATATATTCAATCCGGTTTGCTTAAGAGCAGCAAGCAAGCCAACTAGATGTAAGAATTCGGCTAGCTTTGCTATGGCGGGAGCAACTGCTGCCACTATAACATCCACTACTTGAGCTATGGCTGGACCAATTTTATCAATAGCAGACGTAATCTTATCAATGGTTTCAGCTAGGTCTGGCGCTATCTGATAAACAACGTCGCGAATATTAAGCCAGTTATCCTGCCAAGCAGTCTTCAGTAAAGCAACTGCTCCGATCAATAATGCAATGGCTGTAATTGGCGCGCCGACAAATGACGCGATACCTTTTATTACTTTACCAACTAGGGCAAACGCACCAAACTTACCCAAGATAAGCGTGGTCATCAATCTTACTAAATGCCCTAGTCCAGTTGCTATAATATTGAGCGACACACCAGCTATCAGTAATGTCGGCCCCAAGATTGCTAAAGCCATACCGAGCTTGATGATGCCTGTTTGCGCATCCTTGGTAAGCATTCTAAATTTATCAATCAACGGAATAACAGCAGTATTCAGAAAGTCAATTACTATCGGTAGCACAATATTGCCAACCACTATACCAATAGCAATAAAGTTGTTTTTGATTGTTTGCAGCTTACTCTCAAATGATGTCGTCTGTACATCGAATACTTTTTGTAGCGCAGTCTTATCACCTAGCAGGGCAACGTTCTCATTGAATGCTTTCATATCATCCATGAGTAGGGCATACGCACCACGTAGCTGCCGAATGTCGGGGAAGATTTGCGCGACCAATCCTGGATCAATGCCCTTCTGCGCTGATATATCAGCGATCAATTGCTCGTATGTCTTCAGGCTAAATATAGTATCAACAATTTCAGTACGTTCATCCTTGAGTGCGGCTAGCTTGGTCTTTAGTGTAGCAGTACCTTCCTTGTTGGCCTGAGCCTCTCTGATCCTGTTCTGAGTTTGCGTAATCTGATCATCAATATCGCGAATTCTGCCAGTACGGTCCTCGGCAGTAATAGCATTGTACAGACCTAGCTTCTCATTGATGTCAGCCATTGCGCCAACAAAACCTTTAGTCTTGATCGTATTAGCAGACATGTCAAGACCGATCTTCTCCGCAGCTTCAACTACCTTTGGTGCGGGGCGCAAGAAGCCAACTAGCATGCGGTTCATAGCAGTGCCAGCCTCATCGGCTGACATGCCCATCTGCGACATAGTTGCAATACCTGCTGCCACTTCTTCAAATGGAGCTTTCACCATGCCGGCAGTAGTCAACCACTTGCCCATTGAGCCAATCAAGCTATCAAACGTGAAAACACCGACATCGACCGCGCGTACCATAGTATTGGCAAAATCAGCGGCTAGATTAGCATCCTTACCATAAGCATTGACTACTTGTGATAGACCACGGGCAGTAGTTTGCTGATCGGCTAAGCCAGCGGTAGCCGCCTTAGTGGAAGCTTCCAGCACCTTTTGCGCGCTAGCGGTATCTCGAATACCAGCAGATTGAATCTCCCAAAATGAGCTCATTAGATCAGCGGGCGAGGCAACTGACTTCTTAGGATCGAGCGACATAGCTATAATGTTGTCAGATATCTTCTTAGTCTGCGCTTCAGTTAGACGGCCAGTGGCTTGCACGTTGCGCATTGCCTTGTCGTACTCAATAGTTACTTTACTAGCTGCTGAGCCGAGTCCAATTATGCCAGTAGTAAGAGTAGCAGTCATAACTAGGCCGGTAGTTTGTAGCGTACCAGCAAATTTAGCTAATGAGCCTAGACCAGCCTGAAGTCGCTGTGACAGCATACCTATGGCAGCAGCAGAAGTTTGTGTCTTGACAGCAAAGTCAGCCATGGCGGCGGAGGCATTAGCAATTCCTTGCACATCGCGCGGTGAATAGCCAACCATCTTCCAAGGCAGGGATGTACCAGCGGGGACTATAACCTTGCTATACCAACCACGTTTCTTGATAATATCTTCTTTAGCAATGAAGGTATTAGTAACCTTATCATACTCAATCGCGGCTTGACGCATGGCCTTGATATTGCTATCCCAGGTCTGCACCCACTTGCGCGGCGTGACCGCCATGTTCATCGAAGTACTGAGCCGCTTACCTTGCGTCTCGATCCGATTAACCATATTGGTGTAGGAGTTGCTTATTTGCTGAAACGTTTTACTAGAGTAATCGAACGCTCTAGTAGTCATCAGTATGCTGCCATTATTTATCAATGGACTCATGTTGCCTGCCTATCTAGAAGAAATCCGCGCCTATTACTAAGCGCGGACCCCTTGTCTGCTACATGTACGTGATAAGTGCGTTATCTCCGTACCTGATATATACTTGTACTGGTAATGTCAATATCAACAATCAATCATCTGATCTTGAGCCACTATTGTACTGACTCTTCTCGTACCGCTCATTTTCATATAGTTGATAGATATTCCATGATATGAGCAAATCCCCTGCATCGCAATCATCAACTACATTCAGCGGTATATTGAACTCCTTACTAATTAGTACTCGCAACAACTCTACTGGCATCGGAGCGCCCGTCAAGACATGCTCGACGATTGCTCCCTCTAGGCGTTTGGGAGCTTGGCAATCCGATCCATGATTGAGCTAATAACAGTTGATGTCAGATCGAGCGGTAGCATGCTAGTCGCGCCTTCTTCTTTAGGCTGCGGAAGAGGATTGCCTTCCTCGTCTACAAAGTTCCATTCCACAACCATAGTAGACAATGCTTCCGCCATACGATCAAAGTTACCGCTTGCCGCGTCAGCAAACATCCCTAATGTCGGATTGGTACGCGCGGTGAAATTCCAGCCTTCCCAATCGCCTTCTAGTTCAATCTTTGCCGTCTTGATCGGCATCTTCCTTTTAGTACTTGTCATTAGATTGTCAATCTCCTCAGTATAATATTATCCGAATGTGGTCCGTGTTAGTGAGCCAGACCTGCCCACCATGGTCATTGAGATTTTAGCTGCATCCATCAACGTAAACGACATTTCATAGCTGCTCAATATCGTACACGCAGTATACATAACGCAGCCACTGCCTGAACCAGAAGGCCCAAGCGCAAAGCGCGTGCTGCCACCAAGAATGCCATACATTACTATATCAGTTTCATTCGCTCCGGTATCCATAAAGCCCGACATAGTAAGCTCGACATCCTTGATCGAATCAGCAACGCGCTGCTTGACTACATCACCGAAACCTGTAACCTCTGGCACTTCGGCAGTGTAGCGCAATGTGATTTCGTTTGTTTTGCCGGAGATAGCGCGACAAGTGCCTGCACTATCATCGACACCTAACGATGCGTTCCTTGCTACTAATTTAGCCATATCTTATTACCTCAACCCTTTCTGGATGCCCACTGCCCGCCAGAACTATGGGCTACATACACTCGATCAACTACCTACTTGAGAAAACTTATGGGTTAGAATAATTGCTATCTATAACGGATAAGTTTTCTGCTTACAAATAATAGCTGCTACATTTGCAATTTTCCATATAGCAGTATTTATTTGTCGATGTACTTGTCGCTAAACTCTACAAATAACCCTACTACATTTACTTTTTTCGATGTAATAGTATTTATTTGTAGTCGGGAAAACTATCCGTTATAGAGGCTTTATTTCTATACGGATAAGTTTCCTAAATTAGCTCGCTGCTACCATAAATGTCGCGCATGGGCTGGTGCCAGCAAGCTGAATTGATACCCTGCGATAACGCGATGCGCCAGTGATTGCACTCCATGATGCACTTGAGATTCCTACCGCGGCCACACTAGCCTTGTCTGTAATTACAAGCGCGGTGGTCCAAGTTGAATCATCAGAACTGTTTTGAATACTAGCACTGAATTCTGGCGTCGTCCCAGTAAGCGTGTATAACCTAATGAATCCATACATCGAGCCAGCAGGACTAGCGCCATAATCAACTGATGCTAATGGGCTAGTGCCAGCACCGTTCATGGTTGTATATCCAAGCGAGCGCGTGTAATACAGATTACCAGTGCCAGCATATGTAGTGCTAAATGCCGCGGCTTCCGCTAACGGATAGCGCATTTCATAATTGGACAAGATGCCAACAAATTCCTTACCAACCTTAGATGCGCCATACCCTTCAGGATATTGACCAACTATTCCCGATGCGCCAAGCATAGAATTGTACAGTTCATCGACTTGAGATGCCGCCACATCCTGAAAGCCATCAACTGTTAATTCCACATCCTTGACACTATCAGCTAGCCTGCACTTGATCGAGTCTGTAAATGCGGTTGCCTCTGGCGCTTCAGCAGTTAGTCGCAAGGTAGTACTATTTGAACGCGTCGATAAATCTCTGCCACCTAGTGAGATACGCACATTACGTGCTACGATTTTCGCCATTACTTACCTCCACATCAGACAACGCAATGAGACCAATGCTAAGAGCGGATTGAATGTGCTTCTTCGGCCAATCTACTAGCTCATCTAATGTGCCAGCATTGTAGATTGTATGTGTCCCATCTTTATTGTCGTGCCACACTGTTTGTACAAACTTGTACATACTTTTCTCCTGCTAATTATTATACCATACTTAGACTAAAATGTCAATAGACGTTGCAATGACATTACATAATAAAACGCGTATATTAGCACTCTCGTGTCCTATACGCGTTTGCTGAACTGATATTTCAGATGATTAATCTGATAGATTAGATAACGTTCTCTACTTCAAGCGTATACATAATTGGTATCCAAGTTGCTCCACCTGGGAATGTGATACCGGTTTGCGGATTGTGTTCAGCTTCCAATCTGATTACTTGATCGACAGTATTATTGATAGTTGGATTAGCTTTGATTGCCGCGATTACCTTATCATTGATAGACCAGATAGTATTGAGCACAGTTTCTGGCACACCGGTATCTCGAACATATGTTTCAAGTCTAAAACGCCAATCATCAGATGGTTCGCCATCGCCAAATACAGTAAATGCGCCACTGTAGCCAGTGAATGAGACTTTCATTGCAACGTCATTGGAGGATTCCATAATGGCATAGGAATTCTTCGATACATAGCTGCCGAATAATGTAGACGCGCTGAAGATGCTGACTAACTGATCTGCAATTGCCGAGCCGCTACTAGCCATTATCGTTATCCTTTACTTATACTTACAAAGCGCCCGCCAGCGCCGCGCCATTTAGAACCACGCCCAGATGGAGCATATGTAAACTGTCCAGCTTTAGAATAGAAGGCTGGATTCTCAAATGCGGCAACGTACTGTGCAGCCAATTGTCCTGCTGTACGCTCGGCTGCTACATATGCCTCATCTATAAATGGATTAGCTGCCGATCCTGGATGGCGCGCAGTGTATGGTTCGCCAACCCATTTGACAGGATGCTCTAGCCCAGGCCAGGATAATGCTCTAGCTGAGCCTTTACCAGTGATGGAACCTGGAAAGATCATATAGCCAGGCTTAGTCTGCCTAGTTACATAATCTAATTTCTCTGGCTGCGATGTCCATACTGAATATGTGCCCACTCCAGATTCAATGCTGAATGAATCCTTCAGATGCGAGTTACCATAACGCTTATCGCGCGCTTCGCCAACTGGACTATGAGTTACCGCATAATTGTAGAAACTCCTAGCTACCTCTAATGCTATAGCATTGAGTATTTTACCGCCAGTAGTGGGCAACGCTTTCATGATTGGATCAAACTTAGCCCTTAGATCGCTGATATCAGTTTCAAATGTTGGTCCCATTATCCCGCCTTTGGCAGCAATGACAATATCCAGTCGGATATCTTACGTGTAGCTGTGCCGCCATTTTGCACAAGATACTTATTGATTAGACTATTGTAGCTTGGCGGCGGCTGTCTAAGAGATGTTCTGATGGCGGCCTCAAGTTCATCTGGATTAGCACCTAGTGCAATTACTTCGGGCACAAGTGGCGGATCGCCAATTTCGATCAAGCGCGCTGTACGTACACAAGCTGCTTCAAGCAACACATTACTATTGCCATAGCTGATCGCTACATCCGCACAGCTAAGCATGACATCTAAATGCCCTGGGCAGAATAGTATTGGCATACCAGTTGCCTTGGCTTGCTCGATGCGCTGCTTGATGAGTCCCTCATTGCGATCATTCGGATGCGCTGAGAATATAAACTGGCATTCAGGTAGACGCTTAGTAGTCTCTAGAAATGCAGCAAACGCTTCTTCTAATCCATTATGACAGCCAAGGATATTGGTATCTTGTGACCAGCTTGGGAAATAAACCACAATTGGCTTACGCGTATCAAGGCTGAGCAGTTTGCATGAGCGCTCGCGATCTGGATGCACATTAGCTAAGCGATCATATTGTGGTAAGCCAGTAATGCGAATCTGTGCACCTAGCTTGAGCAGATCATAGCGCTCCTTATACCAGTTAGCTTGAAATGGCCCACCCGCAGCCACATGTGTCGCCATAGCAAAGTCGTGTATATCCGACATAACTGGACCACGGCCAGTATTAGGCAAATAGATTGCATGCGGAATATGTAGAACAGGAATGCTATGTGCCCTACCCCACTGACAGATTGGCTTCATCACTGTATCGACATCATTGTGAACAATGATAAGCTCGGGCTTGATCTTATTCAAGGATACGATAATTGCCGCGATGTTGGGCACGGAATTGTACATAAACATGTCCAGATTATCATTTAGCCATCTTGCTACTGCGATAGTTGCTCCCGAGTTTTTGGCCACATTATAGATATCATTACGCTGGCTAGCCTTGCTTATATTAGATACAATTGCAGCAGCCATGCGTGTGGCATCATTGCGAGCCGGTGCATCAATCAGGCTAGCAATGCACTCTGATTTCAAGTCTACATTCTTGATTACTTCACAGAAGTCCTGCGTTAGCGTCCAGAATACTACATCATTATGTAAAGCATCATTGACAATCCGCATGATGGGCAAGAATCTCTGGTCAGGCGAGACGAAGATATTATGCATTGTTTGATTCTCCAGCCAAGCGCTCATTGAGGAAGGCATGATTGATATGCTGAATGATATCGTAAGCCGCACACTCAATCAGATTGACGCCATCAATGATGGTAGCTTCACCGAATAAGCGCGGTAGCTTGTCCATGATTAGCATTAAGTGTATCTGATTAGTATCAGAGAATTCTTGCAGCATATTATCTTCACTCATGCTCATTCACCTCGACTGGCTTATCCGATTCAATCATCTCTGTAGACTTGCTCGCTTCAACAGTAGGCTTAGCATCCCAATTGATAAAGTACAGTCCAGGCAGCACGCCATGATCGGCACGAAAGTCATTGATGATCTGACTGTATACTGACTTTACATAATCTAACTGATTATCAATGAATAAGCTTTGAAAGTATGGTATACCACGCGTTGCTAGCTCATTCTCACTGACCAGATTATCCAAAGTGTCCATAATGGCTTTAGCCCAATTGTCGGTACCGTCACGGACTAGCTTGCCGAATTTAGAGAACTCTTCATACGGCTCACCGTAGGAGCCAATCCAAGGAATACCAGCCAGTCCATACTCCAACCCCTTGATCCATGACCTGCGCTGATCGTATGGGCCATAGAGAGGCGCTACACCAATATCAAACATGCTAACTACTTTAGGCCACTCGTTAGGCGATACACCGGGCTGCATGCGCTTCTGGTCAATTGGTACAGGTAGCTGCTCAAATATCCTTGGATCATTACCACAGATTACCCAGATTACCTCTGGATGATTGCGACTGATAATTGTAGCAGCGTCACGTAGTCCTGATCCCCACCAGGAATCATAATGACTGACAGAGCCACCCCAGCCGATTAGAATGCGATCACTCAAGCCTAGCTCAGCCTTACGAGCAGTCCTGTCCGACATTTCTTGCCACCACTCGCGCCTAGCATAATTTGGCACATAGTACCCGTTTGTGATATACTTCCAATCAGCTAACAGTAACCGATTGGGAGAAATCAACCCATCGCTGACTGACAGTCCACGGCACAGCATCTGCAATGGCGGTGTAGGCAGCTTAGCCGAATTGCGATGCCAGAAGTTATGCGCTGGATTAGATGAGGGCAGCATCTGATAGGCGTCATCTAGGTCTACTACAGTTGGCTTACCTCTGCCTTGCCAATAGCGCACACCATCAACCATTTGATCGCTGAGCAGATTGCGCTGAAAGATTACTATATCGGCATCACTGATCCATTTCTGTACATCGGGCGACATGTAGTGCTCGAAACCGGATACATGAATGAGCTTAGCGTGCCAGTCAGCTTTCTTTTCAGCAGCAGCTTTATTCATCGCGTCGGCAAAGGCTAAGCAGCGCCATTCGGATGTATTCCATTCTAGTGCGCTATCAGCGTATACATAGACTACGTTCAATATTGTTTCTCCTTATGATGATTATGTAATGCACCTGTATAATTATATCACAAAGCAACACTAATTGCAATAGCTATTACCAATCATCATAATCATCGTCGTCATCTGCATGCGCATTAGCTAGTGTGCCAGGAAAATCATGCATACCACGATAGAAGCGCGGCTTGACTCGATCGGTGTTAGATTCATAGGTGTCTTTATCAGAGATAGATATACCACCAGCATATGGCACCATAGTAGATGAGCGCGTTACGCCCATAGCAGTGAGGTCCATTTGACCGAGACTATTGATGCCTTCATAGAACATGTCCATGAAGATTTTGCCGCGTAAGCGCTCGCCGGCGTTGATTACTATACCGACACGTGACATTTCTGCTCTGGCTGCCGCGTAGAGCGCATTCAGGTCTACTAGCTCATTGTAAATGCTGGCAGTGGAAGCTACTGGAATAGTATAGCCACTGCCAGATAGATAAGCATTGATGCGACTATAGCCAGCAGCTAACCAATTTTCTACATGCGATGAGGCCGGAGAGGTAGTAGAATCAAAGGTTGAAGCTGAGCCAAGTAGACTCTTGCAATAACCGACTACATTAGATGCTGATGCATAAGTCATATTTGTATTATCCTCTGCATGTCCAGTTATCTAGCTTGTCACCGGAGATGCTAGAAAACATGCCATGAATTGTGCCGTCCACAATAACTGTCGTGCCGCTACCTAATAGTATATCATTTTTGTATGCTTGCCAGGACGTGCCAGAAAGAACCAGCTTCAACACATCATTGGCAACGTATTCGGACACGTATTCAGCCAAGAGAGACGACCCTTCTGGTAAGGACTCTAAAATAACTACAGAACTGCCAGCTTGAAACATCTGAAATGAAATAGTAGGATTAGTAGCCGAGTCACATCTGGCATATATGCCAGCAGCCTCAGCTAACGCTCTAACAGTAACACTGATAGTAACATTGGATATACCGCACGATTGAAGCGCAAATACATTGATCTCGCCACTTTGCACTACACCGCTCGCAATCGACCAGCCAGATGCATTCCAAGCAATGGATTGGGCCGTCTCGCCGCTTGGACCAACTGATTCACTTGAACCAAGAACTCCATTGGCGCGTGTAAAGCTATCGTATGATAAGAATGGTTGAGCAGTAGCATTGGAGCCGAATAAGCGCTTGCCTATAATAACTGGCTCAACTCTAATAACACCATTAGCTATTGGTTGCACAGTAATTGGATCAATAATAATAGTCATGCTTTCACCCCGTCAGCGCGGCCATCGCGGCGGAAACGGCCGGCACCCATGTGGCGTGACCGGTAGATGTATCGTAAATCGCACCTGCTTGCCAGTAGCCCACCATTAGCCCCTCTGCCGCACCAACGCCATATCCGCCAATGATAAATTCTCGGTTTGGCGTAATCCCCGCGTCGGTCAGCGTTGCGATCAGCGCGCCATCCATATACGCGCTTCTGCCAGCCAGCGCCTGTACGCCCGCGGCGACAGCTGTGCCATTTTTCAGAATCGTACTGCCGCGCCACCACATACGCTTACCTCCATTCCCCTCATTTATTACAAAAGCGGCTGTTACTGCTGCGTTTGTAGATCCGAAAATATAGCGATTATCGCCGGAAACGGCGGCAAAGCGCACGATGATGGTATAGTCAAGATTCGCGGGAATTGCGCCTGTCCGGAGGCGTTTTGACGATCCGTCAAAGATCCATCCCGTCGCGCTGGAAAAACCTGGTGTTACACCCTCAAACGCATCCTGGATTTCCGCGAAATCGTGCAGGCTCGCGGCGTAGTTTGCCGCGCCGAGCGGGCAGTACGCGCGAATCGGTGCCGGTGCGCCGCCCGCGCGGTACCAAGCACTATTAGCATCGCGTCTCCGTATTATTCCACTCATGCCACCGCGCAATAATCCGGTCATCTTACCATCTCACATTATGTAATGCGGTTTGCACGTCGCTTGGATTGACTGGAGCTAAACCAACCTGTTCCGCTCGACTACATAGCTTGACAGTATTACTATAACTAGGATCATCTTCCTTTTCAGCTAGAATAGCTTGGATTTTTCTAATAGTATTATCAGAGAGTATACTTGCCGCTACTTGCAATACAGACACCAGCGCGTCACGATTGTCCATACTAATGGCTGTTTCAATATCGGTCTTGAGTCCAGGAATACGATAAATATCCAATGCCTCAGTAGGCTCCATGACGTCCAGTAAATCATATATAGATACATGTTTAGGAATGGACGTAATACTATCTGGATTAATTGTCTCGGCCCGATAGTTGAGCAGGCTCGCAATTGACTCGTAGTCACGACCGTACTGGCGGTAGTCTAGATTAGCTGGATCGTTCAATAATTCACTAAGTAATGCGCTCTGATCGCGTACCAGAATACGAGTCTCACCAGTATCAATTGGACTGAAGATGCGATCTACTTTCCCCAGCTTAGCCTTCTCTGCTACAGTTTTAGTAAACTTATGCTTCTTGCCTAATCGTAGAATGGTCAATACGCCTATTACAATTGCTACAGTAGACATGAACAATGATATACCAAGCAAAATGTCATTCATATTATGACTCCACAAAGTAGCCAATTGTATAGCCAAATGGCGAACCCGTACTGATATCCAGTACCAATGCATCGTTCGGATCAAGGCGAATCTCGCGTCCCTCAGTAAAAGCAAGCGCCACTCCATCGCCCTGATCCTTGCATAATACATTCAATTTCGTACTGGAGCTACCAGATTTTAGCAGCGCCAACTGCGATGCGGCAACATAATTCTGTAACACAACAGTTGATAAGCATATCTGCGCGCCCACTCCAGGACTGGTGGCTATAGTATTAGCACCACTAGCTATAACACTACCACTGATAACTGTGACTGCTTTGACTAAACGTCCCATATTACACCGGCCTTAGATACCAGCATGTTCGTAGTGCGCTGGCATCATCGTCACCATTGATATATGTAACTTTAGCAGCGTTGCCAACTACCTCAATCGAGAAGCCTGAACCTGAATCAGCAGTAACAACGGACGCGGATATATAATCCCAGTTGACACCATAATCAGCAGATTGATAGATGCTCAATCCAGACGCGGCTTTAGATGAGGCGCTACTAAATACAATGCCTACAATGCTGCGACAGCCCATTGATATCAGGCTACCAGATACACTACCATCAGCAGCTAACGATCCTGAACTACGCAAAATTTCTATAGCTGCTTGACCATACAATCTAGACATAATTCACTCCCGGCCACGATTGGTTACGTGCGCCACGCAATTAAGGTATGTGAATAGTTTCACATTAGGTATGCAATTCAATTACATCCATGATAACAGTTGGTGAGCGCTCTACTGCCAGATAGAATGCATCATTCGGATCAGAGCCGTCGCCGATTGCTGTCCAGAATATTCTGATAAACAATGCAATTGCCTCTTCCGGTACCGCTCCTCTAACTGTGATAACATACGGTACACTACCGATCAAGGCTGCCGCAAAAGATGTATCGCGCCCAATTAGCACCAGCACATCAACATCAGTTAGGATTCCATCTAGATCAGTTGGTGTATACTCGCCATCTTTGAAGATTAGCCTATTGCCACTCACTTCAAGTAGCAGATACACATAACGAATTGGTATGCCAGTTGCTCTACGCGTATCAAGCAAACTCTTCATGCGTTTGAATTGCACTGGTCGCATAAATGTTGGTGCAAAGCAGCCCTTCTCACGAATCGCTCGCATGGCCGCGATACTGGCATCGGATTCCTTACTATTGATACCAACTAGAATAGTAGAGTTTTTATCAGTAGCAGCAATCTGGCTACTCTCCAATACATTGATGCGTTCACGCGCTACTGTAAGCTGTGTTTCGAGTTCTTGAATGCGCTTTCTGGCTAAATCCAGTTCGGTTACTAATGTATTAACAGTCTTACGCAAGTCTTCGACCTGTTTCGACAATTGCTCCTCCTTAGTTTCTGGCAGCAATGAGCGTTTCGCATTAGCTCGAATGCCTAATAGGAGCGATACTAATGCCACTCCAAACGAGATGATGATCTGCCAATTTTCGCCAATGATTTTGATGTCCATTAGCAATGCCTCTCGTTTTGAGCAGCTTCTAATATGCAAAATACGGACAGTATCAACGCTGACCATGAAGATGATAGTATCGGCATTACAGCTAGAGCGGCAAGCATATTAGTAGACGCACAGATTGCAGCGGATATTCTACCAAACCAACCACCACGCCAACCGTTGAATGCCGATACTAAAAATAATAGCCCTGAGACAACTTGCAACAAGCCAAATACAATCGGATTAGTATAGTGCACAGTTAACGTGTTTAGTCCAGCTATACGCAGAATACCTTGCCCGATCATCATTAGACTAATTACATAACGCGCGCCGCCACTGATAGGCGGCATTTTTATACGTGCCAAGAATTCAGTCAGCATAGCACACTCTCCCTATTGGGATTATAGAACGTATGCTACGTAATGAAATCCTACTGTACTAGCGCCGCCATTTGCATCGCCACAGTTGAACAGGTTAATTGAAGCGCCATTTGTGCCAACACGGATATTGTTGATTACAAATCCGTTCGGTAACGAGGCATTCAATACGCATGCACCAATTGCAAATACCTTAGATGTGGCCGACACACCTGTAATAGCAATTGAAGCCGAGCCCATAGTAGACGCATTGATTGCGCCCATACAAGCTGCTACTGACCCAGCCAAAATAGCCGAGATACTTGTGCCATTGACATCAACAGTGTTGCTAGCACCAACAGTAAGCCCACCAGCCGCGAGTAGAGTTCTTCGAGTCTTGAAACTAGGCATTTTACTATCTCCTTATAGATAGAATACAAATACTCCTGGATAATACACTTAAGTTTATTACGCACAGGAGTATTCAAGGGTATTCAATTGTATTCTTTTTCTGTGGGAGCGCCACAGCATCTCCTGTGCGGAGGACATGCAAACTCATTCTTGCGAATAAGTCCCAACCTGCTAGCATGCTAAGCAATAATGGCTGTGTGGACTGGGCATTCTGCTATCAATAAGTAAATCAACCAGTCCACACAAGCCCTAGGTTACACACAGTTGTACAGAACAGCACCAGCATCAGAGGCGGCAATGACTTCATCGGTAGAGTGCGATGCTTCAAATACATCCTGGTAACGCTGATCTTCACGGAAACGAGCGATCTTGCGCGTCTTCCATTCAAGGACATAGCCAGCCGCGGGCGTGCGCAGTGACGGCGAAGGCGGAACATAACCACACCAGAACTGATCGCCCCAGATGTAGGCAGGAGATGCAGTCTGGCCTTCCATGGCCTTATCCCATAACTGCGTGCCAATGAGGACCTTGCTAAAGCCAAACCAGTCAACTAGATCGCTCGGATCGACGCGCCCGCCCGGTCGAGTGTACTTCACCCGATCCAGGAAGTCAGGATGCTGACGCAGATGCCGCCATACATCCCAGGACATAATTGCTACATTAGGCGTGCGACCAATTGAGCTGACCACACCATTGACCGCAGTGTCGATATCGCCCCATGGATCAGAAAGATCAGAACTCCAAGCAGTATTAGGCGTAGCAGAATACGACCATAGTCCAGACCCGCCTGTGGTGAGATTGGCGACTCGAATTTCCTGTGCCCGCAAGAGTGCGTCAGTAACGAATTCGGCAGCCTCAACATCGGGCCGTAGCGGAGCATCTGCGTTTTCGCGCACTTCATCCGGTACAACCTTAGCTACTGCGTAGGTCATGCAGTTATAGGTCCCAGTCGTTAGGTCGTACTCTGCGCGTTCAGCAATTGCTCCCGGCGCACGCTGAGCAACCACATTACGCTGCCAAGCCTGCTTCGGGAACGTGAAGTAGTAATCCGACTTTTTCATTACCGGAATAGTAGAGAATACCTGTGTATTCATGTATTCAGGATTACTATATCCGATACTGATCGAAGTCATTACCGCATCGACATGAACATCATGTAAAGTAGGAAGTGGCATATCTTATTCTCCTTTCCTTATACTACCGCACGCTGCGGTATGGTGAGGAAGATTGTGCCATAAGCGCCTGAGCCAGACGCGTAAGCCACTTCCGATTGCCCCATACACCAGGCACAGCCGGCAGTCGTATTGATATAACCAGTAGCCAAACCAGTGCTAGAGCTAATTACCAAGCCGCCAAACGTCAGCGGGCTAGCGTTGGATGCCTCAGCAGTTAGGCGTACCTTGGTCTGCCCAAAGCGCCGTACAGTAGCTTCTTCACCAGCGGTAGGATCGTTCTGCAAGACACCCAAGCATGACCCGCCCATCGTAGCATTTAGCTCGACATTACCCGCGGTGCTAGAAGCCTTTACGAACCGATACTGATAGCTGCTCAAGTCCGAGTCAGCAATATAAGTGTAATCCCAACCCTTGCTAGCCATGATTACACCTCCCTTCCAGGCTTACGCGCGCTGCGCAGATAAGCCATTGCATCGTCCCGACCAACCTTTAGCAACTCGTCGCGCGGATTAGCCGACCGAGTAGCCTTAGTCACCGCGTCAGTTGCTTCAGCAGCATAGTTGACGCCCTTCTCTAGCCAAAGCTGATTGTCTACAAGGTGATTATCCATCGTCTGCATGACGGCAGCAAACCACTCGTAGCGCGTCGGATCAGTCTTGGACAGCCAGTACATATGATCGGCTAACTCGTCCGGGCTAAGCGGTAAGGCAGAAAGACTACGTGCCTTGGAAATGAATTCAGAGCGTTCCTTCTCTTCCTTGGCGATAACCAGTGCCTGCTCGGCCTTTTCCAAACGAGATACCAAGTCATTGTACTTCTCCACATCGACCTGATTCTCTTCACTCATATTGTTCTCCTTACTTAATTCGTTCTCTTCAACTGCTACTTCAGCTATTGCAGCCTGCTCAGTTGTTTCCACTACATCAGATTCAGTTACCGGTTCAGATGTCTCTTCTTTTACCTCTTCCTCCTTAGCAGATTCAATGATTTCAGCTTCACTAGCTACAGTATTATCAACAGTTTCAGTAGACTCTTCTACGACGCTGGCGGGCGACTTTTCTTGTAGAAGAATTTCCTTAGCTGTATTGACAATCAACTCGATAAAGCGCTTACCTAAATCGGAAAGCTTTTTGGAGTCCTGCCCCATTTCCGACTTATCCGCTTCTTGCATTTCGTCGCATTCTTTCTTCTTGTCTTCGTCTTCGATGCCATCCTCATTATCAGTGCTAGCTTCGGCACTCTTGACCATGAAGAAGTCTTCACGATTGGCTCCTGCAAAGACTAGACCAAGTGTTTCGACATCAACATCAGATAGCTCAAACTTCTGCTTTTCCTCATTAGGCATTGTCACTATCCTTTCTGGTAATCAGCTTACGCGTATGAGCGGCACTGGAACCAGCAAAAGCTGACATGCCAGCTACTAGCGCGGGCCAGATTACCTGTTCAAAGTTTGCTGAGTAATGCCCAGTAACTATGCCAAGCAATACACCGAATAGAGGGATAGCTAGACAGATCAAGAATGTGTATAGACGCTTGAGCTTAGCATCTAGATTGCCCCAATTAGGAATCCACTCAATCGCAAAGCTCTCAATAAAGCCGATCACTACATTTATGCCTGGTGCCTGCAACCAACTTAGAAACATCTCAAAACTCATAGGCTTTTCTCCTGAAATAAAAATGCGGATCGAGACCGGAGTCCCATCCGCAAATCCTTACCAGTACGTGAATATTATAACATATATTATAATATTTGTCAAGTACTTAGTTGAAATATTGTCAAGTACTTGTGATGCATCACATTAGTTGGCTGATATATCAGATTGATCTATGATTAGCGGCTTACGTTTGGCCTTGCCGCGGATTGAGTAAGCATTGATTTTGCCAGTAGTAATCTTATTCCATAGCTCATCATCGGGCACATAAGTAACAGTTACCCAAGAACCTTTTGTAATTAGATGGCCGTCGATACTAAAATCTACTGGTGCAATATAGGATTCTACAGCAACTGCCTTACCTTCTAGACCGATCACCTTATGCTGCTCGTCATATTGCTGCGACTTCATCATCCAGCGGTGCGCCATAGTTTCAATCTCGTCTGGATTGATCCAATCATTTTGTGTGTCAGACCAGCCGAATGGTTTGGCTGGATAGGATACGCCATAGACTAAGCGCTTAGCGTCGCTACTCTTGAAGATAAAGCTAGACTCCGCACTCATACTAACTGGATCACCAGATACACGAGCAAGGGCGGCTAGCTCTTCAACGGCAAATGAGATGTATTCTTCACCAGAAGCGTCTTTAGCAAGAGATGTTTTGATACCAGCGGATTGCATGAGTGAGACTAGCTTGCGCCTAGCTACAGCCTTGGATTCTGGGCTGGACTGGACTTGATCTAGCCTAGCCGCTGCATTACGCAAGGCATTCTTATTGACTGGCCCACCTGGAGTAGACTTGACTGGTAGATGACATTTGGACTTTACTTTAGGAGTGTCGGTATTGTCATCAATCAAGCAGACTGAGCAATAAGACTCTGCGGATAAGTCTGACTTAGGTGTATCCCAAGGTACGTCTGTAAAATTTACTTTACTAATATCTTCATCCATTATAATATTGCCTCCAAAACTATAATCATAACTTGCTGCACCATAGTAATATTATAGCACAGTTTTATGAAAAAAGCAAGAGGCATATCATTATGTAATGTACTAGAGAGGGGTGATAGAAGAAATAAAAAGAGGCCAACCATTGCTGATTGACCTCAAGAGGAAGACTAGACTTGTACGTCTACACTTTTATCATAGACGTCGATCCGAATGCGTGACAAGTCGGATGATAGACGATAAACTGTAATAGAGATATCTCTAAATTCAGTCTGGTATTCAGCGCGCCTAGCGCCATATTCAATTGTGGTGATACCTAGTCTGATTAAGTCAATGATCTCATTCAGGTTATCGTCCATTGCTCACTCTTCGGGCTTAGATCAAGCCCACTCTTTCAGCAATCGCTACTAGAGCGCGTCCAGTAGCAACATCAATGCCGCGACCTTCATCATACTGATCGTGCGGCCCACATTTAGAGATAGCCGACTGATAGTACCTCTTGCCCTCAATCTCTGCGACCAATGCGACAAGTGTATATGGCCGCTCGGAATGCACGCGATTCTCTACCACATGCGCTTCAACAAAGTCCTTAGCATAGTTACGTTTCTTGCACACTTTGATCACCCCTGTTAGAGATAAGATTGGCGAAGTTATTAGTTCGCTCTGTTCATTATTATACTATAGTAAGAAGTAGTTTGTCAAGTAGTTAGGAGATGTGAATTACTTCACGAATTGAATGCTTGCCAGAAACAAGATTCTCAAATGTAGCAGGCACATCTGCAAGTTGACTGATACCAGTGATTAGCTTGTCGTAAGAACATTTGCACATGTTATCAATAACATCAAGAAAGTTATGCCTAGAAGCATTGCGTGCACCAATCAGAGTGAGCTCCTTGCGAACTACATCATTCATGTCTACTGTAATTGGACCGGAGCTATAGCCCACACTAGCAATGCAACCTAAACGCTGCACTTTACTCATAGCTGTATCATAGACTTCCTGCGAGCCAGCGGCATCTATAACTATGTCGTAGCTGATGTTGCTGAGGCTCTTATTGTAAACCGTTACATCAAATAGATGATGTGCTAGATCAGTCTTGTACACATTGTGATCTAGCACAGTAGTAGGAATACGATACGTGGTCAGATAATCAATACAACCTAAGCCTACTGCGCCGCAACCGATAACTAATACATTAGGCGCATGAGTGGGCAGTAGTCGATAGGCATTGATAGCGGCGCTGGCAGTATGATAACCAATGGCCAGAGGCTCAACTAGGGCAGCGGTATAGTAGCTACCCATAATACCTGTAACATCTATAAGAATATCTCTAGGCAGATTGACGTATTCAACCATCAAGCCGTCGCGCTGTACACCAAAGGTTTGATTGAACTTGCATGAATTGGTATGACCATTGCTGCATGAAAAACATGGTACAGCCGCCTTGCGATCTAGACAGTTGGTGTATGGATAGACTGTTACAATACTACCATCAGACAGCTCACCTACCATCTCGTGGCCAAGAATGACTGGATACTTTACATTGGGAGAGGAGCCTGAGTAGGCTGCTAGATCGCTGCCGCAAATGCCAACATAGAGTACTTTTACACGCTCTTCGCTTGGCTTAGGCAGGGGCGGTTCGGGAATGTCGATGACTTGAATGCTATGTGGAGATTGTAGTGAGACTGCTTTCATTGCTAAATTACCTCTTTGCAAGTACAATACGCGGCAGGATCGCGCTCGACAGCAATCTTGATACCGCCCGTATTGAAACTAGATATCGGCTGCGGCAAGCGACTTACTCCGCCGCATTTATAGCATAGATGCTCTCTGTACGTCACTCTTCCTATATCTACCGTGCGCTGCAAACAGCTTGCATCAATGCCCCAACGATGTAGGTTGCTATTGTATCCTGCCTTGATAACGATATAGATTACATCACCGTATTCGTGAAAATAGTAACGAGATAGTTTGATATACTCTACTCTAGTATTAATACAGGCAGCGTAAGTATCATCTTTTGAAACATATCTACTAAGATTATTATCATAAACTGGAACAGCAACCGTATCACTGTAAAGAACTGCATAGGGAAGAGTTATTTTCTTCTGATCGTATATAGATAGAAATTCTGCCCTACCTATCGCCTTGATATTGCCATCGCTGTAGCCGAGTACGACAAAAGGAATTCTAGGCAGGTCTAGTAATTTATCAGTCATCGTCCACCATCTGAGCACATATTCTGATAATGGCTGCAATCGCGTCAGTGCTAATAGCTCGACCAATTATAGCCATGGCAGCTAAATCAGCGAAATCAATCGTGGCGTGCCCATCATTGAGTATACTAATGCGTTTCAAGGTATCACTAACAACTCTAGAGCAAGCAATATCAAACATTGGATCGTTGGAATTCTTGATAGACTTGACTACAGAGATGCTATCTATTTCAGGAGTAATTATCTTGTACTCCTTATATTCATTGATATCGAACAAGGGAGGATTGGCCGGTTCACGCATGCGCTTCACCTATCCATCTTCCTCGCACGAAACGATTTCATTATAGTAGGGATGTAATTTACAATGTGCCCCTACTGGCGTACCGATATACTCTGCGCCATAGCAATTATAAATATCAACGGTGAGCCTATCGCCGTCATCAGATATGAGCAAAAGAGTATAGCTAACCCCTTTACTGGTTTCCATAACACCGCTCGGTAAGGTTGCGTACTCTTCATTCCAACCGCTTCCTGATTTGCTATATGAACAATGCTTGTGAAAAATAGTGTACACGCTTTCGCAGTAAACTGTAGTTCTATATGTTACTGATAATAGCGTATATGCCCTAAGGCTTTCCTCGGCAGGGGAAGAGCATGAACATAGTACAAGTAATGCCATGACTACTAAAACTAACTTGTACATGTGACTCGCTTCTCAATTCGATCTAAGCGATCTTTGACAGTAATGTATATATCTGATTGCCACTCCCATACAAGTATAATTGATTCTACAGCGTCGCCCACGTATCCATTATTAGCTATAAGTGCCTCGACTACCTGAAAGGCTATGGTCTCAAGGCCCAACATGCAACTCTCATAATGCCAATTCCAAGAGCTAGTCCTCCAGCTAAATTGATCGCCCATAGCCGTTAATAGCATGATTAGACAATCAGCAAGTTCACTCTCTACATCTACATTCTTGTCATGATTGCGGTTGTAGACTGGATTCTGTCTAAGCTGCGCATCGACTGCTTCACCGATTTCGGTGAATGCGAATGCTAAAGAGTCTTCACGATTAGGTGTAGGCCAAAGATTGGATAAGCGCTTGCGATAAGACCAGACTAGAGAGTGTAGACTTTGAATGTAGGCGATGTTCATTTATCTAATTCCTGAGCATCTTCCAATACGCAATCTAAACACATGTATTTGCCACACTTATGGCCATCATCTTCGTAACCAACTACCAGCGCTACTGGCAATGTGCAATAGTGGGTGTTTTCATCCTGGTCGTATCTAATATTATAACAATGCCCGCATGGAGTTCCATCAAGATAAAACTCTTCGTTGCATAGAATGTTCCAATCATCAGTAAAGCTTATTTGCCAATTATCTAAACTCGTTGCTATGTTATACATTATCATTCTCCAATAGACAGTCTATGCATACCGCGCAATCATCACCCTCATCATCTTCAAATACAAGCGCTCTTGGAAGAGTAAAGTTGTGGGCCAGATTACAATATCTATACGTTGTCTCGATGCCACGTGCGTGCTTGCATGGCTCTATGGAATCATGAGTATAACATTTTACATTGTGCTGGATTCTATCCTGATAATTAACAAACGCTCTTGCTTGATCAAGGATGCGCCATTCGTAACTAGGCGGATAGCCATCCCTCCCAATAGTGCTACCAGATATAACAATGTCCTTCATGCTTATATATGTCGCACCTGAATACAATAACGCTGGTTTGTCATTCATAATCATACCTATGCTCATTATCTAGCTCATCACACTTAACAGCCCATACCTTGGCGGTGCAGGTTTCATAACAAACTTTACATAAGAAATCTTCCTCCCAGCAACCAAATGAGGCTCCTATCTGGTCACTACTGCGTACCTCTCCGCATAGCGCACAAGTAAATGTAGCCTTGCCTGCCTCGGCGCACTTCTCGCATATATACTCTCTATTGCCATGTTCACCAAAAGAAAACTCGGACCTTCTAGCAATTTCCTTACCATAACCATTCTTTGTCATATAGTTTCCGCAAATTGGACACGTGTCGATTGCTATTAGTACTTTAGCAAAGTAGCCACTGTCGCTAGTAAAGAATTCCGTATCCCAATCACTAGCCTTGAGTTTGTCTACCATAATCAATCCCTACTCCAATCTCAACCATGCCGCCACCTGAATTCCATTTATTCCATTCCTTAGCGGCACCGTCAGCATTAATTCCGCTAAACCCTCTTGCTCCACATTTGCACGTAATATAGAAACCGCTTGTTAGCATGTGCTTGCATACAAGATTACTAGCCGTACCGCAAAACATACATGGAACTAATTCCATACTAGCAGCAAGAACAAGTTGTGTTTCGTACCAGCGTTGTTTGTGATTACATAAAAGTTCGGATGCATCACACGAAATAACACCATCTCCTACTAGATACTCCCAACCACCAATCACTTCTGTATTCTCTACCATATCAGTAATCGGCAAAACGTGTCCAAAGTAACCGCGGAACCCAGTATCGGTTTCTACTATATCGCCGATGTTATATATTGGAGGTTGATGAATGTTGCAACCGGGATGCCGTAATGTAACTGGACGGCCAGCTTTGTAGAATTGAAATTTCTCCAAATCTAAGCTCCATCATTCCTCAAACAGCGACTTCTGCACTGGCGTCATCCATCCCGCCATATCTTCTATCTTAGGCGGATCAGTAATCCAGGACTGCGGTGGTACGCGCCTACTCATACATTCAGATACAATCAGTGGGCGTCCTAATGTAACTGAATTGTTCCTGCCAGATTTACTGATCCAATCGAAGCCACGATTGTCACGTACAAACTTAGCTACGGCCATAGTGGTCTCTACATCGCCACCAAGATAATATAAGACTTCTTCATAGCGACCTTCACGCCATAATCTGGGCACATTTTCACCATGGCCACCGTCCAAGTCTTTCTTAGATTGCACACCACAGCCTTTAGCACACGCATCTAAGCCCAGTCGATAGCCTTTAGTGATGACGAATTGCAGCATGATGTCCCAATGATTACGGGCAAGAGCAACTACACGACTGAAATACTCAACTGGTGCGTTTTCTGCAACAGTTCGAAAGTCAAATGCTAGACCATTCCAAGTGACTAGCAGATAGCCGTTGTTTACATAATGTTCTAAATCTTCTACCATGCACGCTACGGCGGATTCAGATAAGCGATCTGGATTATGCCAGTAAATAGGAGTAGATGAATCCTCTGCTAGAACCGCGGCACAAGAGATGCCCATTTCTCGATGTGAGCGGACGTGGCCAGATTCATCCTCAAATTCATTAGAGATTTCTAGATCGAAGCTAAGTAGTTTTGTCATCTCTTACATTGTACTTTCTCAAATTATTCGCGCTAAATCCAATATACTTATCCGGCTCACACATGTCGTGAATATCGACAATATACTTGTAGTCACCTACCGTGTAGAAATCTTCTAGAATAGCAACTACCTTTCCACAATGATGACTATCATCAGTAACATGGTCGCCAATGGCAAACACTGGTTCTAGCTTAGAATATAGAATAATATTAGATTCAAGATACTCTCCATTGCGACCGCTAATAGTATACACAGGTTGAATATCAATACTGGATACAGTATATACGCCACCGTAATAGTCATCGACACGTACGCGATCACCTACTTGAAACTTGCTCATTCGATTACCGCTCGCTTACAGGCAATAGTATCGCTCATCAAGTTGTCTTCAAATGTAACTTCACATAATGTGATACCGTCAGCTACTACTACAATAAATGCCTTGCCGGACGTATTAGGTACAATCTGAGCAACCGCTCTGCCACTTCCATTGCTTGCAATAGTTGGGCCAGTACATCCAGCAAGCATTGCTATTACCATCAAGATTGCAATCAGCTTATTCATGCTTCCTCCACTCCACATTCATTTTGACGTACTCTCACGACTGGAAGTCGTGAGATTCTGGGGTCAAACAGCAAACGCCGGACACTCCGGTCTTACTTCGCCTAGCCCAAGAGAAAACGCCCCTTCTCTACGAATGTTGATAGCAGCGTTTCGGTCGCGATCATGGATGGTGCCACATGTTGCGCAGGCCCAACGACGCTCGGATAGTTGCAAGCCCTGATACACGTTTCCGCACACCGAGCATGTCTTGCTTGACGGGTAGAATCTGTCAATCAAGCGAACTATCTTGCCCTTGCCGTTGGCAACATGTCTGAGGATGCCCATGAACTCCGAGCGGGCCAAATCGCCGACTTTGCGGCCCCACAGCCGCTGCATGCCCTTCATGCTCAGGTCCTCAAAGTACAGGTAGTCATACTGATCGGTGAGTGTGTGCGCTAGCTTGAAGAAAAAGTCTCGGCGCTTGTTTACTATTCTCTGGTGAATCCGCTCGACGACCCGTTTGGCCTTCTGCCAACCGTGCGAGAACTTAACCTTGCGGGCAAGATTCTGTTGCGCAAGCCTGAGCGCAGACATCGCCTGTTGAAGGTACAATGGCGACTCAATCACCGATCCATCATCAATGGTTAGAAACGTCTTCAAACCAAAATCAAAGCCTGCGCTATTACCCGTCATGGCTCGATTGCCTTGGTTCTCCGGTGCTTCAACCACGAAATATAGCCAGAGCGCGCCCAGGTTGTCGCGCTTTACCGTCAACGTCTTCACTTCGGCCGGGATGTCCCGGCTCCTGCTGAACTTGTACACCCGTCCTTGAATCTTGACTCGATTGCCATCAAGCAACTTCCAACCAGCCTGTTTGAGCGTGAAGCTGCTGTACTTCTTGACTTTCCTGAAGCCTGGTGGTGCAGTCTTGACGCCTGCTTTCAGATTGCGAAAGAACAGTGTGTACGACCGCTCGATCCGCTGTACGATGTCCTGAATCGCCTGGGAACCGACTAGGTTCCAGAATGCATAGCTGGGCCGCTGCTTGAGTTTGGCAATGTGCGCCATCAAAGCGTATTGGTTCAGGTGCTTACCAGTCAGGTGATAGTAGCGGCGATGGAGCGCAACGCTGTGGTTCCAGATGATGCCAGCCACGTCGATCTGCTGGTTCAGGAACCTATTCCGCTTCGCCCGGTACAGCTTGAACTTGTACGTCTTGATGCCGTTCATTGGCCCTTTTGTCCCTCGATGTAGTGGCGAACGGTGTCTTCTGAAATATGCCCGATCGACTCGCAATAGTACAAGCGCGTCCACAGCGACGGCAACCGGGTCTTGAGCTTGGGAAACTCCGCCCGCAGCTCATGCGATGCATAGCCCTTCAACTGTTGTACCAAGTAGTGCGGCGCGTGCACAGGTGACGCCCTGAGAAAGAGATGCACGTGATCCGGCATGACTTCCAACGTCTCCAGTGTACACCCCAACTCCTGAGCCTTGGCTTGCAGCAACCCCAACAAGCGTTCGGCTACGGCTCCGACCAAGACCTTGCGGCGATACTTGGGGCACCAAATCAGATGGTAGCCGGTGTTGTAAACAGCCTTGTGGCTAGTAGTCCATCTTGCATTTGTCATGCTACCAATCTACCACAACCATAGCTACTTGTCAAGTACCTATCGTTGATCGTGCCAAGTCCCGCCCGTGGGCGGTCGCTATTCATCCCACGAGTGAACTCGGATGGGCTTTCTACCGATTTATCGTAAAACCAGTACAATCCAGCCCATTATCTATTCCTTCTTTGTACAAACAATCACAAATGGCTCCGCCACTGTATTGTTATGATATTGCGCTGCTCTGAGCGCCATGGTAATCCTATCAGCAGGAGCAATATTAGCTCTATCAGTTGTGTACAATGATCCTAACGCTACGTCGTCACCAGCGCCCACCGCAACATAATTACAGCATAGCTCACCTACCTGATAGTCACTATCAATGAAGAATAGGTGGCCATGAAAGCCAACTAAGAATGTGCCGGCTGAGTCTCTGCCATTATCAGTATACTGATAGCCGCCATCCTTGAAACAGGTACGTACCGCATTGATAAAGTCAGTTACCATAAACTTATTGACATCCACTGATTCATCATATACAGGTGGCTTGAGCGCATAGCGTAATAGTTGTCCCATGCGATACGATCCGGTAACGCCCATGATATAATCTTCATTACGAAACACTTTAGCATCAGCACGAATCTGAAGCGTAGAGTAAGATGTGCCAGCGGAATCGCCGCCTAGCCAGACGTCATTGTTATCAACGATGCCTATGATGCAAGTCATTGGCTCAATCTTTCTTATCTTTATTTTTCTTCCATTTGATTCGATCCACTACATAGACAATATCGGTAGGCTTGAAATCAATTACCTCAAAGCCATCATTATCTGTTACTGTATACCCTCCACAGACGTCTGTTTGCTTAAGATATACGCGCCTTCTATTACGATCTGCCGCGATAAATAATCCATAATCTACCTCACTGAATTCGTATGGCTCAGGAGCAATCTTTAGAGATACGCTTTTATACGAGCAGTCTGGAATTTCTGGTGGACCAAGAGTATCTGTAATGTCTCTACATTGCATTGTACCGTTCTCGTCTTTCCAAAACGACATACAGCTACGTTTCGCATTTGCTAATTCGTCTACTATATCCTTGCATTGCAGTACACCATTTTCATCTTCCCCAAATGTTATGCTTCCTCTAGTACATGCTAACTTCATATTCCTCCCACTTAGCCTCTACTGGCTGAACAATCATGCTTACTCGATCTTCCATATATTCGCCAGCCTCATTAAATGCATCGCATATCGTTTCACCATCAATGAGTTTAGCATACTCACTCTTAAATCCTAGTATATGCTCACTGTCTACATTGTAGAGGAAATAGCCTGGAGGGCATTCGGATATTGTGCAAGGCCACTCAAGCGGGATTAATACTAAACGCTTCATATACTACTACCAATCTGGGGGCTCATCCACATTCCATTCATAATTACTATACACTCCCATCTCGCTAGCTAAATCATAGATGAAATCTGGCATGCCATCTAGTTTTCTATAATAGCCATCAGTTGTGAAACTCCACGCCTCACCACAATCACGACAAGATGCATCGACCGTAATTACTCTATCCCAAGACGGCCAACAACTTGTTCTGTTATTGCCGTCAGTATACATAACTGTAGATACGAATTTGCTTCTAGTAACCTCTATTCGGCAGTTAGTATGTTTACATAATGCTTCATCCATTATTCATTCTCCAAGCTAATCTCAATCTCTGGCATACGTACAAACTTATAGTCAACCATCTTCCAGTATTCTAGCACGCGCAATGGTATGCTAGTCTCAACTATACCTGTATCGCAGCATTCCATATTAGGCGGATCGCCATAGTATAATCTCTTAATTGAGACTCGATCGCTCAAATGTATCTTGGCATAACAATCAGTGGACAGGGCAACATCAAAGATTTTGCTGCAACTTTGGCAAGCAATTCTTAGCAAGACTACTTCAGTGGCGTATACATCGCACTCTTCTGGAGCGAACTTACAGTAGCGTGGTACGGCATGCTCGCTCCACCAGATTGGCTCACCTAGGCGGTCTATAATATCATGATAGTAGACATGCATACCGTTACTCTCTCAATAGCCCACTAGCTATATCGTATATATCATCTATCCCGCTATGCAATGTCCTGATTTTCTCCTCTAAATATTCTATCTCTAACTCCTTCTCTTCTAATGCACTAGAGCTGTCGTCATCAACATATGCTAAGTGCTCTCTCATTATAGCCTCGGCATTATCAGTAGAGCAATTTTCACATACCATTCTACCACGCTCATCAATGATTCGATACTTGAGTATATCAAGACTAGGATAGCTTTCCATAAACCAGTCTACTTTTTCCATCATCCTCTGCATCCTAAATGAAGTGCATTCCAAATTCTACACCGTCACACTTTAGCTCGTGAGTCAATTCCCACTTTCTACCACAACTTGAACATACAACTGGCTCATCAGTGATAACAAGTGTATCATCACTACCACATATGCAATGTATCTCGCAACCGAGTTCAAGCCATTCTGTATACGCGTAATCATTGATCATTTCTTCCACCATTTACCCTCCACTTGTGTAGTCTGATTCTTACGCCATACATGCCCACATCTGCCACATTCACATAGTACGCTTACCGGTCCACCAGGTTGCTTGCAGCCTTTATCACGCTCGGTATAAGGCGTCCAAGTGATATAGGATTCCCATACCTCAGTTATCTTGATTTCGTGGCATTTGCATCTTGGGCACTTGGGCCAGACGCGTGATGCTTTTCTAGCTACTACCATTGTTGTTAGCCTATCTAGGTATTGGGAAAATCTTCACAAGCAGCTATGCCGTCTACAATTTTGGTAGCGGACATTACAAAGGAAGGCGCATAGCCGATATCGGTAAAGTTCTCAGCTGCTTTGAGTGAATAACCCTCATCAATTAGGTACTCGATAAACTCGTCGCGCGTAGCGAATACAGGCGATACTGGCGAGCCTTCCGATACGTTTTCCCAAAGCTGCCAGCCTTCTCCAATAGGCGGCTCAATCTCTTGCCATGATTCATACATCTCTTTATGCTTGGGCGTCATCCATATAAGCGTTGTCCCATCACAGGCTTCGCAGTAACCGTATATACCAGCCTGCTCAGCAATTGTCTTGACACGAGAATGTCTATCCATTGAAAGCATGTGCTCTTTTGAAAGAGAATCGTCAATTGCCTGTGTGGCGGGATTGTAACCATTCTTGCACCATGGACATTTTGTTGAATACTTGTAGTATGGATTGAGATAGCCATCCCATACCTTGTGCAGCGGCCAATCAAAGTCTACAGGTACGCGCTTTATTTCTCGGCCCATTTGTCCTCCACTTGCAGATAGTTACTATCAAAAATCTCTAGCCACATCTTACGCTGTATAATGCGATGAACATAAATGGTACTACCAATTTCAAAGTCTGCTATACCTTGTGAGGTCAAGAATATGGATAACTCTTCCATATCTTCAGCAGCATCGGTATGGAATTCGATGTAAGAGAAGCTGTCCTCGCCTGGACCGTCAGCATATGTAACGGTGAAGCCCTCATCGTTCAATAAGCTAATTAGATTACTGATTACTGGACCAACCTTCTGTCGCCAATCATTGCCCATGCTAATTGCCCCTGTTGACATTTGTTGAATCTTGTGCTATGATTGTATTGACTCTTGCTGATAGCTTGAGTTCTACAAAGGCTTCTGCCACTGAGCCAATATTAATCAGTGGCCTGCATTGTCATCCAAATACAATCTTCAGTCATTGTTGCTACCTACTACTTCTAGTAGTTTCTCGGTACGCTCAGACCATGGGTCATACATATAGTACCAATCACTTGGACTCATATGGAAAGAGAAATTCTTCGCTTGCTCTAGTAACTCGCATGCTGCTACAAGTAATGCACGAAGCTCACCATTCTCCCTAGATGCATCTGACAGTTTACATAAGAGTTCGCCATTTACACGATTGATATCATCTGCTTGCGGCTCATGAGAAACATTACTCATGCGTTGCAAGACACTATTATGAAGAGTAATATACCCATCAGTCGCCTTAGCAATAATGGTTTCATTCGTTCGGCTAAAATGAACCTCATCATACCAATGAGATGCTATTTCGAGTTTCTCAAGTAGCTCCTCGTTACTACAATCTTTCTCTGTTATCATCGCTGAAACCAAACCTGTATCATGCTATCGTCTACACGGCTTACAGAATCAAGAAACCACTCACCGCGATCGTCCATATTGTTTACATAATCACTAGCCACATCAATCGCGTCGCCCTCTGATAGATACTCTCCAGCACTATCAACTACTTCAATAAAGCAAGTCTCGCTTACGCTGACTACACTAATCATTATGCGCTCCTCCATCCCAAAGCATTGCGTGCCCAATCCGTCAAATCATGATTGTTAACCCAACCTTCAGCTAAGTAGCGCACCAGTGGCAATAGCCTATCGCGTTCAATCCTCAATCCTTTTACTTCAGATGATTCTATTCCAGATGCATCACAAATAGCGCTCACCACAGCAGGTGCTTCAGTAATTGCAAACGCTACATGTGCGCCACTGATGTCATTAGATATGCTAATATAGTCATCGCCACTGCTGACGCATACTTTTCCAGGTAGATGGGTATCAATATACTTGTATACCATTGTATCTACTCCTTTAGTAAGCCAACCTTTACCGCCACAGCTCGCACTTGTTGCATCCAATCAATAAAATCATCTAGCCTATCAACGGGTATTATAACCTTTTGAATCCTGTCACATCCGATCTGCTCAATACAAGTATCGCATTTGAAGATATCAGTATATACCGATATCCTTACTTCTCCATGTGGGCGGGTGCGCTCAGCAGATGCAATATGATAATACATTACTCATCATCCATAAACTCGATGCTAGACATGCTTACCACGCTATTTACTACTCGGCCTATTATGTAAACTATCGTTGCGCCCACCGCAGCAATAGTAAACCCTACCCAGCGTGTAGATATATCAGCAGCAACAATGTGATTGGATATGATAGCTATTACCATTCCAGTAGATAAGCCAATATCAAATGAGGTGGTAGCTGATTTTATGTACCAGTCCTTGATTACATTCTTAGTCATTAGCATGCCAACCTTCATAATCCCAACGCTCTGGATCATAGCGTATCTCGCTAGGCTGAATTACTGGATTGATTGTATCCCAATTCACACCAGTAGATTGTTTGGGCTCAATAATCAAATTACTGTTATAGGACAGTACCGCGCGCAGTAGCTCTACGTCAATGTCTTCTGCATAATCAGCAGGGGCTACCCCAAGTCTAAGTCGAAGTTCGGCATCAATCAAGTTAGACATGCTCCTAAAATACTCTGCCTCCGCTTCCCAGCCTTGACCAACTGACTTACCTAGCGCATACATATAAGCACTATCATAAAGCAGTAGCTCCCGATTAGACATGTGTTTGATTCGATCAGAATTATTCATTATGCTTCTTCGCTCCCATCATCTAGATCGCGTAGTGTAAATGGATATTGTTTTAGGTCCTGCTCAATTGCTTCCCAGTTACTAGCGTCGTTCTCTGGATCAAGCAGCCATGCATGCAGTAGCTCAAGAGCTTTAGTTGTATTTGATGCATTGTAAACGCGTGGGATAAAGCTGAGCACCCAGTTGGTAATAGCTTCTACATCTACACCGGTAAAACTACCGCTAGCTTGAACATCACCAAGACTACAGTCTGATACAATATACCAAGATGGATTATTGTCTACTGATATACCGATGCGTAGGTTATCAGTAAGCCACTCGATAAGATATATCTCAGCTTCTATACGAGTAACACGCCGCATGGTGCCAGTAAGTAGACTTTGATGCTTCTTCCAAAAGGCTTCTTCGGCAGCTATGATGCGCTTGGTCAGATCATCATTAAGCATCTTTAGCACTCACGTTCACCTCTACATTAGCATAGTCGTTGTATATCTTTTGCAATACTAAAATCAATGCTGGAATAGCTTGCGGAATCAAGCTGACATCAGACTCCGTGTACGGATTGAATATAATAACGCCTGGATACAGACAATCGCAATTATCCTCAACAGTAAGGGCAACTTCATTAGCTACAGTAATTGTGTACTCTTTCACGTATACCTCTGTCTAAATTGATTCGATAGGGCAGCTAGGACTCGAACCTAGATAGGATTGCTCCTGGCAATTCTTAAGATTGCTGCGTCTACCAGTTTCGCCACTACCCCATATACTAGCCAACCTACCTTGGCGGGCTAGTATTACTAATTTATTGCTGCGCCCCAGGGATGGGCACGTATGTATTAGCGCTGCTGTCTGTATTGCTACCTAAGAACAATGTAATATCTGATCCCTGCGGAATGAAGTAGAGCTTATCGCGCTCGCCAATTACACCAGACAATAGCTCAAGCCGACGCAGCTCGTAGGCTTCAGGACTAATAGTGTATACCTTTGCTTGCTCTTCTGCCACCGCGTTATTGCGGCGAGCAATCTCTAACGCTACTTTAGTCTGCGCCTCTTCTTGCTTAACTTGTTCGGCCAGTTGCGCGGTGCGCTGCGTGGCGATTTCAACGTCAATTTTTACTTGTGCCTTGTCTTTCAACTTCTGCGCATAGGCAGGATCTGGTGTAATGTTATTGATACCTACGTCTAGTAACTCAATACCAAATTCGCTTAGCTCAGGAGCTAGTAAATCAAACAATTCCTTTTGCACCTGTGCTCGACCAACACTAACATTACCATCACCAATACCCAGCATTTGATCTAGTGTATACTTAGTAGTGATCGCTTTGGCAACACGCGGTACACGATTAGCAACCTGGGTTTCAAGAGCGGCATCGTCACGCGCTTCAGCATTATAGGTCTGCCAGAGGGTGCGCGCTGATTCATCATCACCTTTACGTCGATAAGTAACACCAACCTCAAAGCCTAGCGGCTGCTTATCATTAGTCCATAGATCGGGATCGCTCCACTTGAGCGTCTTAGCTGAAGCGTCCATAACGACTAGCTGCGAGAACCACCCCATATTAGTATAGCGACCAAACGTAACGACTTGACTAATTGAAACGCCGTCTCGCATAATCAAGCCCACTTCATTAGATTCAACGCGAGCATTCCAGTAGCAACCAGATAGCAAAGTGCTAGTAACTAGTAAGATAGCGATTGATAGTGCCTTCTTCATGCTTGCTCCCTATTCTAAATTAGATTTGCGTCGTGCAAAGTAAAATACTAAAGCGACAACTCCGATAACTAAGGCCACAATTTCAATTAAGTCATCTATGCCACTCCCTAACGGTAACAGAAATAGAATAATAGCACGTCCAAACGGGTGTGCTAGCATAAAAGCTAGCAGCAAACACGCAATGGCTACTAACAATAACTTTTTAGTATGGTGCATACTAGCGCTCCTCACTACTTACAATGCTTCCAGTATAGCCCTTAGTGATTCTAGCTTCTTCGTCAAGTTAGCAATTCTAGCATCGCGCCATTCGATTTCGCGTTCCAATACTTCAATCTTAGCCCATGCTTCATTACGCTCCTGCTCTATGACGCAATTTTTACTAAACCCAGTCTTTGCTAAGTTGCTTGGCTTAACCCACCACCAACTATCTAAATCATTATCCCATACAACTTGGATGCAATAAGAATCTCCGTAATCAACTTTTGTCACATTACCAATCCAGCCAAGCCAGTCATGCCTAATTGCACCGATGTACTTCACGTGATCGCCTACTTTGAAATCATCCATTTTATTCAAGCTTCTTGTGCATATTTTGGTACATGCTTGTGACATTTTTCCTAAGCTGATGCTCTTCAAGCGCATACATCAATGCCATGCGCATACTGGTACCCCAGCAGCGCGTTATAGCAGAAGCGCCAGCATCCAGCACAACTCGATATACATGATATTTAGAAGACTCAACTCGATATGACTCTACATGCAGCTTTAGGCCACTACTCTCACATTCATACAAAAGAGTTTCTAGCTCGTGCTTTTTATCATTAGGAGTGAAGAGTGAACGATTTCTCTCATCTATGCTCATATAAGCAATCTTATCGGCGTGCTTAGGCACCCAATCAAAGTCACTTACTAGACGAGCAGCAAAGTCGGCATGGTAGATACGTTCATAAAGCGCGCTGTCCATATCTGCATTTATTAGACACGGAACTGACCTGCCAGTTCCATCTGGTTCAACTAGAATGTATTCCAATTTCGACCTCTCTATTGCTAGTAAAATAATGAGACAGCCGAGATTTGAACTCGGATGAGCTTGCGCCCACTATAGCGCGTCTACCAGTTTCGCCACTGTCTCAGCCAATTAATCAAGCGCAGTCAACTCGTATATCACCGATACGGTATTAGGGCTAATGCGACTAACACGAACGACTTGCCATTCATTAGAAACTATAGTGGCACTAAGCCATCTATTAGCGGCATCTATAGCATCGACCTCACTGATAGGACCATCAGAGTACATACCAATTGTGCGTACAAAACGATCGTAGTCAATACTAATCATTGCTTATTGTAATCTCCTATACTGAGGGCTGGACTCGAACCAGCAACCGCTGCGTTATAAGCACAGTGCTCTAACCATTGAGCTGCCTCAGCTGAACTATGCTAGACCAACACCACTGACGTACTAGCTATCTTCATCATTGTGATATTCTTCACGCTCCCAATCGGGATCGTAATCCGTCTCAAAAACATAATCATCATCATGCCAGCTACTCCAACAGTCATCATCATGCTCGTACTCGTCCGGTATACCGGCATCATCGGTCCAAGCTACCTCTTCGCTCCAATCGCGCATGCTTACCTCCATACTATACTAGGCCCGCACTAATCATTTTCACAGTTGCGCCACGTTTCGCATTCATCTTCATAGTCATGATATTCTTCCCATTCCCAATCGTCCCAATCAGGATCATAATCTCCATCCTCATGCAATAGAGTGCCGTCATCTAGCAGTAACGTCACGCCGCTTCTGGTAAGTATACAACTAGCGGAACTAGCGTCAACAGTCATGCTCGCAACTCCTGTACGCACCTGCAAATTACATCTGCTTCCACGCCAATAGCTGCAATGTACCCACTAGACATGTTATGATAAGCCTCTTCATTGGTACTACCAATTCTAATCAGCGAGCGGATCAGTGCCGACATATCCTCTGCTGCCACATTGATACTGTCTAAATAGTCGAAAGTCTCTGCGTTCATTATATCACTCCTACCAATAAGTTAATGGATTAGCATGGTCTGGATAATGTTCGTTCAGCCAGTTATCAGCCATCTTAGAAATATTATTACGGACAGCCGCGTATTTCCAATAGGTAGCATCGTCAACTTTGCCATCTGGTCGGCAAATGTACTCTTCTGTCCGATAAATAATGGTATACTCATCAAAGCTGCTGCCGACGCCGGTATCGAATACATAACCACGTTCAGGAGATTTATCATCATAATTGTCGCCATAGCCAGATTCTAATCGTAGTGTGGCAACGTACCTCTTCCTTAGTGACATATCTGCTCTACGATCATAGAAGGCCGCTTTATAAAACATATGGCCCCGAATACGCCCCTGCTCGTCAATCAAGTTAGAATGCATACTATGCTCAGTGGGCGCAAGCTCCCAGCCGGTAGGAAACTCTACTTCATAGAACAGATCATCATGTTCACTAATTATCTTGAAGCCAAGGGATTTCAAATCATCCCAGAGTGATCTGCTACTATACATATCGCCTTGCTTGGGCAAAAGATGGCTCTTACATACTAGCTGTTGACCTCTAGCCTCTTGCGCCTCAATGCCACCAGGAGTCTCTGAGATAATAGCATTCTCAAGATCGCCACTCAGTAACGCTACTAATGTAGATGGTTTCATTATACTATACCCTACCAATCCCAATCGTAGTCATCATCGCAATCATAATCATCAATTTCATCATTCTCGCTAGTGTGTTTAGCTTCCATTATCTCAATTACCGGCTCAATATACACATACTTTCTATACGCGTCTCCCAAGCTAGTAGCGTCTATATATATACCCACGTTGTCAATCCTTTCAATATATTGTTAGATAAACTAATTAGATAGCCTCTCCAATAAACTTATCATTCTTCAGTTGACATAACTTATCAATGATCTGGTCAATATCCTTGAACGAGAAATCAAAGCACATACCTGTCTCCTTATTGCTATCATCAGGATACCAGATTGTACACCAAACTGATCCGTCCTCACAAGTAAACTTTTCAGCATACACCGTGCCAGTGCGAATGCTTCTATCTACTTTCATCTTCATTGTCCGATCCTTTGTATGCTTTGGGAAATTCACAGTAAGCGACAATATTTTCTTGCCAAAACTCAGCGCTATCAAATGCGTTATGAAAAGCATTAGGATCGTAATGCCAATCGGACACGCCGCCCCACTTAGTAGTTACAATGTAACTCCCCTTCTTCTTGGGTAAGCCTAGCTTCCATCTCATACCTGCCACCTCTGTAAGATTGAGCAAAAGTGTTCAAAATCCCGTACTTCTAACCCAGTATACCACAAGTGTAGCGGCTAAGTCAAGAGGTTGGAATAAGTCGCAGAAAACTGATAACAATTGAGCGAGGAGTGTACTAGGAGTGAGAATACAAGAAGGCCCAATGCCTAAACTGCACACTGGGCCTCTTGCAGAGGAGGAGTAGAACATGAAATTCACTACTAGCCTTAGTATAGCACATTTAGTATAGACTTGTCAAGTACCTGGCTAAAGAGATAGATGTCTTATAAACAGAAAGACCCAACGAGTGCGTATCTCATTGAGTCTCTCTGCTTCCGGTGACAAGGCCTAGCTTCAGTATAGTACACTTGCCGCATGCTTGTCAAATACCAGTATAAACAGAAGAGCCCAGTAAGTGCATACTCTACTGAGCTCGTCTGCCATACGGTACGGTATAGACCTAACATCATTGTAGCATATCTACTGCCTGCTTGTCAATAGGCAATATAGAACATCTCTATTGACATAGCGCAGTGGGCGGAGAAAGATTTGAACTTTCGCAGGCACGAAGCCAACTGGGTTACAGCCAGCCCCCTTTGACCAAACTTGGGTATCCGCCCAATGAATATAGTATAGCATACTATGCTAGCTTTGTCAAGTAGTTCGATGACTATGCTAGGCCAACACTCACTCTTACCGCGATCTTATACAATTATTACAGTAGCTATATAATTATAGTAACTGGGCAATTACAGTAACTGAACAATTATAGAGACTGAATAAGCATTGAGCATGGAAAAGCCCAGCCTTGGGTGACTGAGCCTTTCGCATAGAGGAATTAGGATAAATGATGAGGATAGCAACCATTTGACAGATCATAGTAATTATAGCATAAGATTAAGCATTTGTCAAGTAGGTTGTTTATTTTCATTAGTAATCTCATTTAGCAGCATTTGTTTGCGAGATTCTAATTCAGCCTTAGCTAGATCAACGGTCCAGTGCATCTGCCATTGACTTTTATATGTCATGTCATCGAATTGATTATATTTAGCAGCGGCAACTATGCCAAGTCGATAAGCGGCATGAATGAGTTCATCAATACTATTCATCGCGTAACGATTTCCATACACTTGCAATTACAGGCAGTGACTCAGTAAATACATCTACTTCATCAGCTAGCTCGCCGGCATCATAGATAGTGTGAATCTCTACTGATACATCATTGAACTTACGAATAACAGCTATGCGATTACTTGCTATGCGGAAGTAGGTATCTAGCTTAGAATTCTCTAGAACATCAATAGCTTCATCAATATAGTTGCTATCTATAAACAAATCTCCATCATAAGAATCACTTGCGGCATAAACACTATTACGCTTGCTGACATAACAATTACATTCTCCATCCACTATAATACTATACAATCTGTTACATTCAGTAGTTTCTATTTTCATTGCACTCTCCTATACTCATTATACCATACTATTCTAATAATGTAGCTAGTAATAATATTCACAAGTACATTACAATAATCAAACTAGCATAGTACAATGATTATCTGCGCGTCGAATAAGCTTACCGACTCATTTAGCAGCTTGAACTAATTACTGAAGCGGCAACTGCTGAAAACTTTGCTTAGTAACGGCCTCAATATACCAATTAGTATCGGAATCCTTATGCTTGGCGGAATAGTTAGCGGCAAACTGATCAGCTTGTGCTTGTGAAATAAATCCTTTATCAACTAGACTCGGCAAAACTATCCGTATATAACCTGTCCAATTAGTAACGGATAAGTTTCCAAAAACACGCACCTCGCCAACCTTGAAATTGACCTTCGCGCCGATCAGTTTATTCTCGTAGATGAAATTCCTCTGATTGATTAGTCGTTGCACATCTTCTGGCGTAGTCGGGTCATACGTCATTGTCTCGGCTAGTGTTTCGAGTTCGAGTAGGCTAGCAAGTGGCTTATCGGCTTCTTCCACTAAATACGAATGCGTACCAACCGTATAAGTATCGGCAGCCTTAGCTTCTTCAACTTGCTTGCCGAGCTGTCCGGAAGCATTTCTGCCATCAGGAGAATTCTGCAATGCAAACCAATCCATAATTTCAACAAGGCCACAATAAACATGTTCGCCAATTAGCTCATCTGTACGGATGAACAAATACTCACTGCCATCTCTTTGTGGTAGGCGCAAGTAATTCTCTTTGCCTCTAGCCATTTCTACTAGCTTCTCAGCTTCTTCCAGCCCGCTCGCATGCACGCATCTGATATTCTTATTAGCAATCGCGGCGGACTCTACTCGCTTCATCAGCTTGAATGCGCGCCGGCCACCGCAGCTAGCATTGGGACATTCCTTGAGTCCACATTCCCAGGGATAGGATATTAACATGCCAGTATTAGGATTACGTCTCTGATGCCAGGTGCCACATTTATCGAGAGCCGCTTGTCGCTCAGCGCCAGTCAGCCGCCTACAGGATCGCTTAGGCTTGCTGTCTTCTTCCTCTTCGAGATCCATCAAGTGTTCTAGTCCAGTTTGTAGCGCGCCAACCATCAGCTTACGATAAGGAGTCTGCACAGGAGCACAATCATTATAACCTTGAGCAAACAGTTTATCATATTCGTCATTGCCGCATTCATCATAGTCTTCATCAAATAAATGACTTAAATCCCAAGCTGGACCAACGTTGAGTCTCTTTTGTATATCCATATTTTATTTACCTCTGCTTATATGATTATTGTTGCTATTACTATTATTGCTTGATTCTACCATGCATTTATCCTATCTGTCAAATACGACAATAAATATAATTACTAATCAACAGATCGCTATGCAGTTATTATAGCATAAGATTAGATATTTGTCAATATCTAGTATCACTTACTACTGAAGATGGGTACTAAAGTACTTACAGCAAGTACTAAAGTACCGAGATGCAAGTACTAAAGTACCCTATTATTATGATAAATATTATAATAATCATAACAATTATAGTAATCATAATAATTATCACAGTGCGGGCCAGCGGTAAGCATGGACAATCATTGGATTAATACAATCATTCAATCATTGGATGATTCATTAGTCTACTACAATAATTAGTAAGAAGTCAGCAGGTAAGCGATTTTTTATTCTACAATTTTGCAGAATTCAATTCGATGACCGCAGGCGGGTATTTATAAATGTATTGCTAGTGTAGTCTGTATGCTTAGATAGCAGATAAATCGACGTGTATGCTGTCAAGCGCATCAGTTGAGTGGGTACAAATAGTAGTGTGACATGTATGCATCAGTAGTAAATGAGTTAGTATAGCAGTGGATAAAATGATTAGGCAAGCATATAACAGGACAAATGAGCAAGAGTGTAGTAGAAGATAGAATAAGATAGTAATAGTAGCAGAGTAAAGAGTGAGCAATCAAAGAGAAGGTAAGCATGGCGGGGTAATAGAGTTAGTAAGAAGTGGGGTGGGAGAGAAAATTTGCATGCTATGCTCAGTAGGGTACCCCCTTGCAACTTTTCTTGTCTGCATAATATTTTCTTGTCAATTCCATTCTCATTGTCAATCCATTATGCATTTGGCATACTAGCTCGACTTGCCGGCTTCGATCTCAGTTGTCAGATTGCACTGTCTATAGAAGCTGTAAGCTGCTAGTAGTCACTGCCGGCAATTGTTGCAAGATCATGCTCGAACCGATATATGAGCCTCGATGCTGGTGTAGGCCGGTATGACCCTGATAGAATGAGCATAGAATGAGCATGGCATAGCAGAGTAGATCGGGGGTAGGATAGCAGCATGCAGGGCAAATGTGCAAGCCGGCAGGGTAGGCTGCAAGATTGAGCTGCATAAGCACACAAAAAGTTGCAGCCTATCAGTGATCTTGCCAACTCTTGTTGCTTCCATACTTGCACTGCAATTGTCATCGACAAGTATGCTAGTAATCCAGTCTGATATATCAGATTGTAGCAGTCCATATAATGACCGGTTCAGTCCAAAGCTGCCCTACCAGTTTTGACATTATGTAAAGTGAATGCTTGACTCCTCGTGCTGGAGGTGATAGTATGGAGTCACGGCAACGCACCGGCGTAGTCGAACACATGTTCGGATTAGGGACATTGTGCAATCCTTCACAATCGGATAATCCAACAAGGGGAAGGGAAGGGGATCATTATGAATCAGGATGAATGGAAGACTATGCAAGCATCACATCGAAACGAGATCGAAGAACGCCTACGCGAAACGCGTAACGCTGCACTTCACGCATTGAACGAGTATCGTTCGGCTTTGGCTGATGCAATCAAACGTTCCTACCCTGAAGACGATCATAGGATCAAACACTACGCAGAATGCAGTATTCGTGCCAATCGTGCAATTGACGGGATCAAGCGATTGGATGGACGTAGGCACAACTAGTTCACCCGCCTAGCATATCAGAGTCAATCTGGTATGCTATGGGGTGCGCTTGTTGTGCATCATTATCACAGTTCAGGAGGTTTCCTAGAATGGCTACTACCAAAGCTCAAAAAGCGGAGATGTCGAAGGATGTGCGCGCTCAAGTTCTTGCAGTGAGCGGAGCGTCAGACCTACCTGAAGGCCTGCTAGTCAAGGCGATTGAGTACAGGAGCGCAATCAACGTCGGAGAAACCAGCGTGACAATTCAGAAGATCCGATTGTTCGCTGGCGTGTGCAGCATGATCGATGAAGCATTCACGGGCAAAGATGTCATGCGGGTACTTGGCATTTGGAGTAGGGCAGCCGGTTACACTGGATCAGGATCGGCTAGTGTGCGCGACTACGCCAAGCTTGGAGTAGAAGAATCTGCAAAAGTGTTGGAAGCGTACTCGGCAGGGAAGATAACCCAAAAATCTGCAATCCTAATCGCCCGTGGCGTCACGCATCGAAGCAAGCCCATTGACTCAGTGACAATGGACAAAGCTCTCAAGATCGCAGAAGTGATTCGCTCAAAGGGGATGAATCAGCCCACCACCCTGGACAAGCTTCTCGGCAAGAGTGATCCCGAGGTATCCGCTAGTCAGAGGTATGCAGTGCTGGTGAAGAAGATCGATGCGCTCAACACTGAGTTGCAAGCTTTGGAGTTTGACGCTATCAGTGCAGGCCTGAAGGATAGGGTCATCTTCACCCGCACCAGCAATCCGGTTGCAGAGGACATTGAACAGGGAGCAAGTAGGGCTTCATCTATTCGCCAATCCGTTGACCATACTTCCATCTCTGCGGCCAACGTTGCCGACGATCTTGACGCAAGGATTGCTAGAGGGGTTCAAGCGGCCGTCAAGGCTCTCGGGCTGGTTGCCCCTGTCCAGTCTACTACCCCTGTTGCGGAGCCTGTCAAGAGGGGGCGGGGTAGGCCCAAAGGCAGCACTAGCAGCAAGGCAGCACCGGTAGCATAGGTCCTGCTAGTCGGCTCATTGGGGGGAGGGTCGCGAGATTCTCCCCCTTCTCTTTAGAGTAGACTTGCAACTTTTCTTGGTACTTCTGCTCTTTATCACAGTACATGCGTTCAACTTTTCTTGGTGCTCTGGTTCACTTGCCGGCTTTTAGTTGGCAGCTCATTTTGCTTATCCGACTATGCTTGTCACTCGGTTCTGAACTCGCAAAGCGGTCGATCTGCAATTAATAATATTTGCGCTACTGTACTCCAAAAATGGGAGGAATGAAAATTATTTCCAGAATTTGCAATTTTCGTCGCAACGCGAACTTTTCTTCAATATTAGCGTTGCATTACTGTGGCTAATATTTGACAGGAATGAAAATGGCTTTATGAATTGGTAATTGCACGGTGATGGCACTGGAATTTGGATAATCCAAATGAGGAGCTTACAGACTTGGGATATAAGTTGGGATAAAAGTTAGCTTATTTACTGTAATTATTGAAGCTGGGAAAATCTAAAATAGTCGCTTGTACACATGAACGCTTACTCATATGTGCAAGTGACTGAATTGGATAATCCAAATCTCAATCTAGGGAGGAATTGAACAATGGACATGTACGATATCTACTACTGTTCTGATGAAGAGCCCGTCGCTGATAGCTCTAACAAAAGTATGAAGAATTCCTTGCTGTTGGATGAGTATACTACATACATGCAACGGTCATCCAGCGGCATCTATGATGAGGAGCACCAGAACCTGTATTTCGATCGCGCTATGGAGTTGCGTAAGCGTATTCTGGACGCCATGAACAGAGTTGGATAATCCAAAGTTCAAGCCTTGACAATTGATATCTCTTGCTGGGTAGCTATGGCGCTTATAGTTACTCAGCGTGGGCCGATCAATTGAGTATCGGTATAGTTGAACTATATACAGTGAGGATAAGATGAAACAGAGGACACAAGCGCAATTACGCAAGTTGTCTACGCAAGAGCTGCTGGATTTGTATGAAGAAAATTTGTGCATAGGCTCAGATTCCTGCTCGTATTACAGCCTGTATGAGCAGGCGCTACACTCTGCTCGTGCTGACAAGGCGCGTGCCGAGATCATGCGTAGATTGGAAGCGAATACGAAATAGAACATACTTAGCTTACTGTCTATCTATACCATTTAGGTAGACAGTGAGGTGAGCGCGTTACTTACCATTTGGATAATCCAAAAGGAGTCTGGAATGCCTAGCTTCATCGCTTTCCAAGTTCAGTATCAGTCTGTACTGTTTGCAGTTGCTAGTGTCGCAACTGTACTGATTTGCATTCATGCTCGCGAGCGAATCCTGAAGCGCGCTTGGATGGATGCAGTTGTGGCCCTACTGTTAGCGGTGCTAGTTATGACTCTGGCGTTCAGGACGTTCTTCTACTTGGGGTAGTTGACAATTTGGATAATCCAAATCTGCGCACAAGGAGAGAACTATGAAAGCGCGTGGTATTCCAAAAAGTTATCTTAGTGTTCATCGAAACGATGTTGTGGAGTGCTATGAGTACAAGTACGACATCAAAGATAGAGGCAATACGGACAATGTTGCTCGTTTCTACAATTGGGCATGGGATTCCAAATGTGGAGATGCACCATACTCGCCATGGACAGTGCTACTTGATGCAAAAGGGAGACGTATACTGGTAGCTCATGGCACAGAGGATGGAGTATTATTAGCGCCGATCGAAGAAGCAGAACAAGCTGATCGCGTTATCTGCTGCTACTCCGATCAGGTCAAGTATCAACATCCTGACTGGAAAATAGCAGTATGTAAGTACGACCTTACTGTCGTAGAGGTTCGTAAAGAGGTACTATACGTATCGTCGTGTAAACAGGAAGTTGGATAATCCAAATCTCAAGCCCACTCTAAGGAGATAGTATTATGAAAAGGTTATTTCAGCTGACCAATCTCGATATCTTGCATAGCGTTCAATTGCCAGTAGAGCGCGCTCGTCAATCATCTGTCGATCCAGCAACAGGAATGTTTGCACATACTGATGTGTATACTATTACTGTTACCGCTGACAATGCTGAAGAGGTTAGCGCGCTTGCTGAATGTGGATTTGGCAAGTATCTAGTCTAGGCTCAATCTTGCTACAATATGGAGGAAGATAATGAAAGGGTCATTACTACAAAATAAGCGCATTCCAGCAGTAGGTGATAGCGTTTGGTTTCTCAGTAACAATGGACCATCATACGGTGCCGTTGTAAATGTATTCAATATTGACTGCGACCTGGAATATGTATCATGCGATATCTTTGGCGGTGTTGACGGTATTGTGAAATTTGATGAGTATATTGCACATACTCAACTCAATAGTATTTTCGATCATTGCCCGATCCAAGTAGTAATCAATGACTATTTCGGAAAGGTTACTGTATGGGAGTAGACTGTAAATAATAATAGGTCTATATACGCTTTATTTTTCTTGTGTGTTTGATGATACATTGTGCAAGCCTGTAATGTATCTGAAGATACGCTTTCAGGAAATAATCCGTATATAACAATTTATATTTATACAGGCTTAGATTGGAGTATGCTATATAACAACAGATACATTGCAAAAATAAAGCGTATGTAGACTTGTTATTACATACGGACTATTTCCTTGACATAATGAAAGTTGGATAATCCAAATCAGGAGGCTACCATGTCAGATGAGGATATTAGTAACTATCTAGCAGATAAGTCTAAGAATGAGCTAGTTGCCATATGTGCAGCATGTATAGCAGAAGGGGTAATATATCGAGATTGCGGTTACTGCGAGATTCACATACGCACTATTTCATTTGAACGATGTGGTCGATCTACTCAAAGTGTAAATCAATTCATCCAATCATAGAATAGGAGAATATCATCATGTTACTTACTGTAAAACTGGATCACGATCGCCATTGTCATCATTTCGATATTGCTAGTTCACTCAATAGTAAAATTGCTAAAGCTGCTATCCGTGCTATTGGCGGTAGCAGAGCTACTGGTACGGTCAAGTGCGAACAGTGTATCTACCGCGTGGACGGTAAGAGCGCGATAAGAATTTGGAAAGATGTTTGAGTTGGATTATCCAAATTTCAATCTTACACTAAATATGATAACAGGAAAGGATTAGCATGAAACTCAACGACTACTTACAACTGTCATATAAAGAACGTGGATATAGTCTTACAAAAAGCGTAGAAGAGTTCGCTCAACGCGTCATAGAAGCTGGCTGTACAAGCCTGACAACTAGAGATGCCGCGCTTGCTGAATTTCTAGGAGTAATGGCTGGCTATATGATTACCGCAAACAATGCTTCCGAATTTCCAGCTATCGTATCAACCATGATTGGACTAGCATATCGCCTTGGTATGATTGGAGTAGATAGTGTAGTTAGCTCAGTCGATGGTACAGCTAGTTCAGTCAATAATACTGATCTAGGAGAATTTAGTTCGTTCATCAACGGACTGGAGATTTGATATGGCTACTGCATTCCTAGTACAGGAAATTCCTACTGGTTCAGAAACAGAGTCACGATCAGGCATGTTGCCACTCGCAGTCTTTTTGACATACTCTGAAATGGAAGAAGCTATTACTGAGCATTTCATCAGCCACACTGGTGCAGCACCATACACGTGGGCTAGCGACATCTTGGACCATGTACATTACTGGACGAATGACAATACTGATGAAGTGCTTGCATCGTTCGAGCTACCGCTTGGCGATAAGCAGGTAATCTAGCTTCAATTTGGATAATCCAATTCCCATTCTCGTACTGAAAGGAATACTATCATGGCTAAGAACGATCAGCTATTCGCTAACATTTGGACTGAAGCATACGAGCTCGGCCTTGTCGCTGGGCAGGATTGCACACCTGATCCAATGATAGTAGATGATGGTAGGCAACGCTATTTCGTCGAAGATGGCTTGTGTGGCTTTGCTTGGGTGCATATTTCCCCTGCTACGAGCTCATTTGCACGCTGGCTAATGAAGCAAGGATATGCGCATACTGCTTATTATGGCGGTGCCGACATCTGGATTAGCGCACACGGACAATCGTATGCGCGTAAGTTAGCTCATGCTACTGCAATGGCGAAAGCGTTCAAGAGGCTGTTTGATGCCAATGGTATTACATGTAAGTACGTGTATGCTGATGGCAGGTTGGACTGATTACTGTATTCTTGCTATAGGAGAACGAGCAATGATTGTCAATCATCGCGCTACTGAACTACCAATCAAGCATACTGAGTATGGTGAGCGCATGCTCTGGTGCCATAGCTGTAGAGCATATAGTGAAGTAGTGGAAGTAGATTACGGTAATGGTGGCAAAGCTTGGCTATGCTACCATTGTCGCAATACTGTTGCCACTAGAGAGGTAAGAGCAAGCAATGACTGTACGCCAATGAAGAAGACGGTAGTAAGGAAGTGCAAGCACGATCATAGTAAGTGATTTGGATTATCCAAGTCTTAGGATTATACAAAGGAGAAGAGTAATGCGTAAGCCAACAAATAAATTAGAGAAACATGTTGCAGCTTGGTTAAAGAGGGAAGGCAAGGAATATCCAGACAAGGAGCAAGGAGTATTAGATGGTCTAGTATACGGTGGCTGTGCTAGCGGTATGGTAACTCATTTAGTCTACTACACTGATACTACAGAATTCTATAAGCACTATCAAGCTGAGATTATAGAAGTGCTGTATAATGTGCTCAAAGGAAGGCGCCTGTCTATTGCTGGGTTGCTTGGCAATGGCTGGGATCGAGATGATCCACTAGCAATGGATGTGTATAATCAGAATGTAATAGTATGGTTTGTGTTTGAAGAGGTGGCGCGTAGACTAATGGAGGAATAAATGTTGTATGTATATTTGATAAGTTATGGCGATAAAATTTATGGCGTTACGGTATCTATTGAGGAGGCGCTAAATCTTGCTACAAAAATACAAAATAGACGCTGTCTAGATGGGGATAAAGTTGAGATCGTATACGGGAAATACGATGGCACTCCAGAAAAAGTAATTATAGTACGGGATGGTCGCGTGATTAGAGAAATATGCATTGACCCAATAATCATGCTAAGCGCACCAAGTAAAATAGTTGCGTGGGTACAAGAAGAATGACAACGATTGATAAGCTGATTGCGCCTAAAATATTCAAGCCAGATGCTGCTAAAAAGCTAGTCGAAAGATTGAATTCAGAAAAGGATGGCTGGATTTATAGAATCAAGCTAGGCAATGGTGGCGTAAAAATTGCCGTCTACGATGCCGCTGATAATACGTTCCTAGGTTATCTATAAGGAGTAATAAAATGACTGATTTTGCTGTTGGTGATCGCGTAATCGTTCGCGACGACCATATTAATTTAGAGAACGGTACAGGTACGGTCGTTACTGGACTGAGAAACACTTATGTAACAGTAAAATTGGATAATCCGCCAAAAGAATGGGGAGATTCAAGTACATGTCTATTCTATCCCAAGGAGTTAATGCTGCTCAATGATAAATGTATGTATGTAGTCTGGCTACCAATCGACCTCGATAATGGTGAGTTTGAATTAATCGCTACTGCCAGCACGGAAGAGCTAGCTATCAAATATGCTTTCGATGAGGTTAGAAAGTTCTACAAGTATGACATCACTGACTGCGAGATTAGTAAATGGTCATTAGGAAAGATCATTTGGGTAGGCGCAATTAGTAATGCAACTAACTCTCTTATGCAGAGAGAATATGCAGTCGAGTGTGTACCATTTATCGGATAACTTGGATAATCCAAAAAGGAGAATACTATGTCTGATCAATTTGAATATGCAAAGTACACGAGTCAAAACTATATCAGAGACGGTGATTATGCCGGTCATTGGGAGGATACCGATATTGATGGCGAGGATCGTTTATACTGTGGCGATCTAGAAGAATGTACCACTGGTGATCTGATGGTCATCCCATATACTGTCTACTCAGACTATAGTGGTAGCACAGTTGATCGTTCTAACTGCGATGTATTTCTTGAGCGTTACGGTAAGCGAGCCGATGTATGGGAAACCTATGGCGGATTTGGCACACGCGGTGTAATCATGCGACGCAGGGTATATGACGATCCTCAGACTGAGGAAGAGGAAGAGATCAGAGAATGTATTGATAGTCTGTTCAATTACCCGCTGATCGACGAGGAGCATCATTCTAATCTAGAATTTGAGCTTGAAGAAGAGGGCTGGAATGATTACGGCAGAGACGACTTGCGACGCGCGCTGAAGAAATCTGCTATTTATACTGATGAAGAGCTAGATGATATCAGCGATGAAGTTCTAGATTGGATGTGGTATGTAGTTTGTGATGTAGAGGCAATTTATCCGCTCTTTGAAGACGCGGTTAGCTGCTACTTCTATATTGATGAAGCAGTCAAGGCGTGGAACAAAGATATCTTGAAGGATAAGGAGGATAACAATGGCTAGTCCAATCTTTATTCAAGAAGAGTATGTAGACGTATCGGATAGCGAGCATCAGTATAGCACTGGCACAAGTGAGGTGTACGAGACCACTTACACTACTAATGAAGTTGGCGATCTATACCGCGCGCTTCAAAAAGAGCATGGCAGGTGTGTCAGTAAAGTATACATTGATCGCAAGAATGGTGAGCCAAGAGCAATTGGCTGGGTATTTCGTAAGCGCGAAAGGAGAGACCATTGCTATAAAAGTAGCGACACGTATTTGCTTGAAACTTGGGTAACGCTATATTCAGGCAAGCCAATAACTACTGTTACTTATACTGAACCAATTGTAATTGGATAATCTAATAGGAGGAACTCATAATGGAATACAAACAGGGTAGGCAAATCTCATATAGCACTCATGGACAAGCATATTCTACTAACGGCGATGCGTACAGTGTTCATGGCGATGCGACATCAGTTAATGGAGATGCTTACAGTCTTCATGGTTACGCTAAATCTGGAAGCGGCAACGCATATAGCATTCATGGCTGGGCGCACAGCGATACTGGTAATTGCTATACTGGAGGAAAGGCGCATCAAGCATTTGATGAGATTGAAGCATACATAGAACGCAGAAATCCCGATGGAACTCCAAGGTGGAATGGGGATAAAAAGTAGATTGGATAATCTAATAGGAGAGCATAGACAATGGACGTAATGATTAGAGAAACTGGTGACATCAAGCAGCTTCATTACCACATCAATGGTATTGATGCTGCCATGGACTTCATTGGCAACAATACATACAATCCGGAAATCAACGCTGACGGCATTGTGGTCATGAGCCAAGATGATTACGATTGGTGGAAGCGAGTTATTATTGACCACGCTGCAAAAGATCGCTTAATTGATGTGTATGTACAGATGTATAGTAGAGAGGAAGTAGAGGAAGCGTTGGAGAAGACGCACGTATTGGACGTAGATATTGATCTTCAACTTGGAAGCGTTAGATATCAACTTGCCAAATGGTTCGATGAAGATACTGTACTGTAGGCATTAGCTTACTACAGTCCAATCTGTACCTGGGGAATAAAACTAATTTTGGGAACGCGCAACTTACTCGAAACGGATTTGGATAATCCAAATTAGGAGATTAACTATGCTCACTCTATTTTGTACCAACTGTCACACTACTTGGTATATTGATCCTGAAGAAGCTAGCTACTTTGGCTTGGATACTAGCTTACCCAAACAAGACATTGCTTGCTGTGCTGTCATTGGACAAGAGTGTATTCCAACTGAGGCAGATGTAACATGCGAACGTTCAGTTGCGGAGCTTGGTAGCATATCTACTGCCACAATGCGAGTAGAGGACTTGTTACCAATCTTCACTGAAGTGCTATCATATCTCGATACGCTCAGTGAATACACTTGGCTAATTGATGAGTGCGAGCAGATTATTGCAAGAGCGGACTGGGATTCAGAAGAAACATTTTACGTACTGAATGAAAGCCTATGGGATGCGCTAGATTCATTCAGTCCAGAAGGCGCATACTTTGGAGCACATCCAGGTGATGGATCGGATTACGGTTACTGGATGGCGGAGGAAGAATAATTGGAGAAAGTTTATGATTGAATACTGTTACCTGCTACGCGCTAATCATTACTATGCTGGCGCAGGTAATCCAATCGGTATAGCCACAACTATTGCTAAAGCTAAGCAATTAGCTAAAGCATACCTGGCTCACGAAGCCGCATATGAAGGAGTAGAATGGAAAGGTAAGATGCTATCCCTACAAGAAGGCATTTGTGATCGTCAATTGGTAGTGTGCTGCGATAAGATTAGCATGCTAGTACACATTGATAAGCTGCCACTGAACGATCTTGAAGATTACTATAAGTTGGATAATCCAAATCGGAAATAGGAGCAACAATCATGGAAATCCGCTATTCAAACGATGTACCAGATGACAGTTATTTCTTGGGGCATGATGTAGAGCCAATTGTAGGTAAACGAGTTACTGTACTTTACAACGGCAATGGCAAAGGTGGCAAATGGGGTAGGCCAGGAGTAACTAGCACTGCTGTAGTACAAGAGAAGAACTTTCTTGCTATTCATGTTGGCTATCATCATAAGTATGGTGGCGGACAGTTCTGGCGCTACTATAATATTAATGGTCTAGGCATCGCTACACAAATTACATGGCGCAGTCTGTCAGATGAAATGCGCGAGACTGTACTGGATAATTGGCAAGACTTTGCACCTGCATGGGCACGCTGTCCAGGTAAGTTGCGTTCAGCATATATTAGTCCTAAACAGAATAAGTTTACTGCATTCAAGATTGTAGAAGTCCTTGATGACGGGTCATTTGAAAGCCTTTATGATCATACTAAATATGTAATTGGTCGTACTATGACTCAGCGCGCTCTTCGGCATCACAATGGTGGCTACTATGTTTATCCGGGCAGTGATGCCAAGGAGAGATTCTTAGCTGGCAAGATTGCGTATAGATACCCAGGCAGATTTGCTATACTGGAATGCGAATGTTGGGGCAATACTGTTCGCTATGATAGTAGTGGCAATTGTATTGATGACGCATGGTATTGTGATGATATGAATGCGCACAAGATAGCGGTAACATACTGTAAGCCAATTACTGTACGTGAAGAGTTTAGAATAATGGCCGAAGATGTTGGTAGATGGTCTAAATAATAAGGAGGCAATATGTTTAATGTAGGCGATCGCGTAGTGGTAGTAGATTATCCTAATAATGATAATACTATTATTGGCGCGATCGGGGTGGTATATAGTATTGAGGGGTCCTTTGTTTGCGTGAATTTAGATACCGCCCCATCTGGTTACAGTAGCGGAGAGTATTTTCTATTTCAGCCTAGTGAGTTAAGGAAAGTAGAGGGATAACAGTGTTCAAGAAGAATGATCGAGTCAAAGTTTGGACGTGGCTAATTGCTGGAAACAATATTTATATAGGACGATTTGGCACAGTTACAGATGACCCAATTGTTTATGTGCGCGTCTTGCTGGATGGCGACGCTTATTCTACACCATTTCTACCTGGCGAGCTAGAGCTTGATGTAAAATTCAAGGCTGGCGACCGTGTAAAAGTAATCGACTATCTTGTAAGAGACCTCGACCCTAACTTTGTTGGCTCAGTCGGAACAGTAGCTGAAATTGATAAATATATCTATGTAATTCTTGATGAGCACAGTGAATGTGAGAGATGGCTATTTGAATCCTACGAATTGAAACACTGCGATGCCGCTTCTGTTTAGAATGCTAGCAGTAATAGCCTTACTGTTCTGTATGAGTTTCTCACTAGGACTAGCTTATGAATCACTAACCGATCCATTTGGTTCCAGTGCTGGGATCATTATCTCGGCAATCATCTCAGCATTCGGCTTCCTTACTTTACTGATTTACTTTCTAATTCTCATTACTAGCTAAGGAGAACTATCATGTCGGCCAAGAGACTAGTTAATCATGCCTTACGTCGCGTGATGAAGAAGTACGCTAGGCCGTGTCAGCTAAATCTGCTAATGGATTTTCTAGAGGAAGTACATATCGCGACGCGTGATGTACGGTTGTTGCAAAGGTTTCCGCCAGTAGCGCGCAAGGATTTGGATAATCCAAAAGGAGGCATTGGTTATGGATGCTAGGCTGCAATATACATTGGATTGGATGAAGCGTACTGGTAAATCGTATGCAAAAATTGACATGAACGTTGTTGTTGACCTAGCTGATAGGGCAGGTAGCCATTGGTTTAGCCCTAATGCGATGCGTAGTTTTAGTACACGCCTGCCAAGGCTAGCTATACTAACCGCTACTGGACTCATGTACTTTGTCTCATCAGATAAGACGCCATCTGGCCGCATGTACGCGATTCGTCTAGTGAATCCAGAGACGATGAATATCACATCATTGATGAGCTACATTGGCTCACGTAAGCGTGCTTGGAAATTAATGTATGAGGAAATAGAAAGGAACTCGAACAATGGATAGAGAATTTATGGCTATTACTGCTGACCTACTGAATGATATTCGGGCCAACGCCAACGCGATTCAGTATAACAAGGAACGTGTGGAGTCGCTTGAGCAACAGATTGCCCATCTCGAAGCAGTGATCGAGTCGGATCGAAAGTCAGTTGACATTCTTAATCAGATTGTAACTAGCGCCTGGGCAACCAATAGCTTACTGAGCTATGCCGTTCTCTTTGATAACTTTGTCTACTTCTATATGGGTGACAGGCTAATCAGAGTATCGAAGTCTACATGGTATAATGAAGTGGCGACCAGGGATTTGTATACCTTGATTGAGGTAGGGGAGGATAAGCAATGAAAATGTATATAGTCTGCTATTCAAACACTACCTGGAGAGGTGATTATCATCCAATATGCGCGGTTGCCGATTTTGAACTAGCATTTGAGATCACTTGCAAAGCTGCTGAAAGTATTGGTAAAAATATGAAATATGCACACCTGTACGACGCGTATACTGACGGCTATAATTATGTTTGGTTCGATGAGATAGACACTGTTGATAGTGTAGAGAACGCGAGTGAATGGATACAACTTGCTCACGATCTTTCTACTGGCTTGTATGTGGGCGCTGCTGAGTGGAGATAGAACATGAAATTAGTATACGCTGTACTATTCTCTGAAGGTATCGGCTGGGATACCGGTTCTCTGATAGCGGTTGCTAATAGTAAGGATGAAGCATTTGGAATCGCTCGCTACTATGCTTGCTTGCTACTCTATACTGAAGTAGAGCGCGAGGTAATAGACACTTCAGGATTCTCATTAGTAATTTCAATGAGGAGTGGCGACTCTGTACTTGTCAAGGAGTATAAGATTCAGACACTCAAATCTTTTATCAAGGATGGTAGGCAATAAGATGGACGACATTGTATTTGCTAAACACGTTGCTAGTATGGAGGATCGTCTTGCAAAGACAATAGAAGAACACTCGCTTAGAGTGATTCATTCGGCGGGAATTACTTCACCGTAAGATGCTTGAAATTTATTGATGACGGGCACGTTGTGTGCGGAACTGTTATTGATGGTATTGAATGCATAACGCTTGATTATTTAGACTATACCACACACGTGCTTGAATGGAGGTCGCCAAATAGTATACTTGTAAACGAATTTGTGTTTGACTGTATGGATCATACTGAACTATATACATCTACCGTATCTATCCTATCCCCTCTCGTCAGGTATAGAAAGCTTAACGAAGTGTGTCCGCAATGCGGCGAGATAATTCATGTACGTACATATTATGGAGGGTAGACAATGAATGTATATTTACTGTACGTAGAAGACGGCTTACTGAACTGGATTGTACTAGGGGTATTCTCTACTTGGGAGCTAGCATATAATTACATAGATAGCGATACTGATAAGATACTGGACCAAGGAAGTCTTTGGACATTTGACCAGATCACTAAGGGCAAGATTGATGCTAAGAGATTGGAGTGTCGCGGTATGACATACTACATCGAGCAGCGTACAGTGGTAGACAAATGAAGCGAGTAAAAATCAATCGTAGAGAATATCGGGCCTTTGTATCTTGGAGCAGATGCTTCGTCATGCAAGATGTTAGGCGTACCAATCTGGCATTGCGCAAGTGGGAGCATTATGTGCTCGATCATAGCGACCGACTATTTGCACGCATCAATAAATTATACGGAGAGGAACAATAATTATGAGGATGCTTGATCTATTAACAATTGATGATGATGAAGAGTTTACAGCCACAGTACATAAGCATAGCGTAGATATTATCAAATGTATTCTTGATATACTGCTCAAACCTGATATAGAGCAGCTAAAACTGGATGATAGAATAGTAGAAATAATAAGCGCCGGAGCATGCGATATACTACAAAGCGTTATTGCTAAAAGAGGAAGCGATAAGCGCGCTATATATGAGTGCGTTGAGGGCATTGTAACATCTTCTTATATGGTCGGCCAACTTAGTGTAGACAATCTTGTTGAACTATATGAAAGGAATTTCAATGAAACTGTCTGAGCTACTTGCAATTGAGAGCGACGAGGAATTTACTGGCAAAGTACATAAGTATAGTGTAAGTGTTACTGAGTGCATTTTAGTTGCGCTGCTCGAATCTAATGTAGAACAACTAGAACTAGATAATAGGATAGTGGAAGCAATAAGTATTGGAGCACACGATGTATTACAAAGCGTTGCTGCTAGAGAGGGAATTGGTGAGAGCGCTGTATATAAGTGTGTTGAAGGCGTTGTTGCATCGGCTTATATAGCTGGACAACTTGGCGTAAGTAATCTTGTAAAATTATGCAAAGAGGAACTCCTATGAAACTGTCTGAGCTACTGGCAATTGAGGATCATACAGAATTTTGGAATGCAGCGCTTGAGCATAGCGTGGACGCCATTGGCGAGCTTGAAGATAGACTGAAATCAATATTACGGTCAGGCTTAGACGATCGTCTAGTAATGGTTTTCGGCGTGGTCGCATATAATCTGCTGCAATTTGTCATACGTTCTGTTCTGGCTGGTGAAGAGAAGAATGAGTATGCTGTATACGAATTTCTTTGCGGCACCATTGGCAACGCGTATATAATGGGGCAGATTGGCGCGAGCAATCTCATCAAATCACTTGAAGAGGACAATCATGAAGCTATCTGAATACTTGAGCTTGCCTACTGTACCCGATCAAATTGATGCCATCGACAATCATGGACATGAACTTCTCGCTGCAATTGCTGCGTCCGTAGATTACCTGCCCACACTAGACAGTAAGGAGATGGCTATGTGTGGACTAATGAGTGTCATTATTGAAAACCTTGCTATGATAACGAGCAGCGCTTCTGTATTTGTTGTTGATGTCATGACTATAGCTATGCTTTTATATAAGATTGCTAGCATGGACTTATCTGTATTTGCCGAGCATGTTGATGGAGTGAACTTGGATAATCCAATTTCAATTAGAAGCACTATCAACTTTCTTACCGAGCGACTGGCAGAGGAATAAAATGTATGCTAATTGTATTTGGAGTGATAGTTATTGTACTGATAGTAATTGGAGTAGTACGCAGGAGTGTGTTTGATAGCGTCAAAGCAGTCAATACATGTAAGGCAATTGACTATGCATATCTAAATTCTCAGTCAGATACTGTTCAATCACCCGTAGCGCGCTACCATGGTACAATCATTACTGATGAAGCACGCGTGCGTGAAATCATGTCTGCCGAGGACTACGCCGCGGCTACGGTAAATGGTACGCAGCAACTAGAAGCCATTCCTAAGCTAACCGTTAGCGACGACGTAGCAATTGTTCAGTATCCCGATCATCAGCAAGTAATCAGAGCAGATCAGAACACGTTAGTTGTAGTGGAGTCTAAGTATGGTGCACCCAATGCTAGGCAGGTTGTACTGGACTTGCCCGCGGTATTAGAAATTCTATGGCGATTCAAAATCATTGAGAGGATAGAATAATATGAGCGACTATGTTACTAGCTGGGAAGACTTGAAGAGTATCATGGCTGATAAGGGGCATTGCTTTTATTGCTATGTAAGCTCTAGCATTGTGTATCAGGCATTACTGTCGGATGATCAAGGACGCTTACCGGATGGCAGACAAGTTTACTTTACTCAGGTTGGTAATCTAGAAATCTTTGGAGCAGATTTTATGGGAAGTGAATCATGACTACACGCGAAGAACTAATTGATCTGCGCAATAAACTTGCAGTAGCTAGGGAACTATCAGCATCCACCAAGCAAGCAGTAGATGACTTACTGGCAAAGGTACGAGCCGACAATGTTGAGCTATTTACAGAGCTAGATCTAATCAAGGAGCGCGTAGGAGAGTACGAAGATCAACTCCGTACGGCAGGTATTGCATATTTTGCAACAACTAAGGATAAGCATCCAGTTACTGGCGTCAACATCAATGATGCTACTGTTATCGAATACGATAATGAGAAGGCGCTAGAATGGGCAAAGAAAAATACCAACCTGCGCTTGTTGAAGTTGGACGATACTGCGTTCAAGGGACTGGCTAAGTCTAAGGCTAAGCCAGATGATATGCCAGTTACTGTATACAGTGAGCCTAAGACGGTGCTCGGAACTAAGCTGGAGGTGAGCAATGAATAACACGGTGATCTGCATTAGCAATAGAGAACTTGTTGAAATAATTGCCGGAGTAGACGACGCTGATTTTGTAAGCGTTTACCCGCGTGCTGCGTACATCACAGACGATGGCGACGTAGAAATTGTAGTAGACTATGAGGAGAATTACGATGATGAATGAGCAAACTATTCCTGTAATAGTTTTCAGTGAAACTATTGTAACCAACGTAGAAAAAGCGGTACAAATAAGTATAGACTTAAGCGATATTGTTCAAGACAAGCAAGCGCGAGATGTAAACATTAATAATGTTAGCTATCACGCGGAATGCAGCAACGCTATATTTACTTTCAATGTATCATTCAGTACATATGAGGAGAATTGAAAATGGACGTCAATATCGAGCTAGCTAACGTAGTTGTAAATAAGCGAATCATTTTGTATGCTGATATTTCTAAGTACATTCCTGAGTCAGCCATATATGTCAACATGGAAGACGTATCTGGTACGATCAGAGATGGCAAAGTGGAAATTGAATTTAGTATCCAGTATGAAAGGGAAGATGATGAGAATTGATTTGGTAGGTAAACAACCCCATGCCTAAAGGCAGTGGGTTTGTCCCTGACGCTACACAGGTGACTCATTGACCCGTAGTGTAGTCGAGACGTTTGGCCGGTTTACTGCGGCCCTACTGGCAATATTGCCAGCAGCGATGTGGTCAGCAAGCCCGGAGAAGCCGCAAACCACGCAGAGGAAAGTAGATTGATTACGACGATTGGCCTTAGCGATGTGACCACAAGCAGGACAGGTACGCGATGTGTTGCGTGGATCAACCGTAAACACGGGAATACCGCGCAACTTAGCTTTGTATTCGATAAAGCCGCGCAGTTGGGCGAACGACCAGCTATGCAGGGTTGCCCTCCGAGACTTGCGAACCGTGACCCGCTGGCTAATGCCGCCGAGTTCTTCGATGGCAATCGCCCGCTTTGTGTCTACAGCCTTAGCAACCAAATGCTTCGAGATACCGTGATTGACCCACTTAGCAAAGCGGGCCTCCTTGCCAGCAAGTTTATGCAACCTGCGACGCGACGACTTCGTACCCTTCCGCTGCAACTTGGCACGCAGGCGGCGATGGCGATGCCTGACATTGTTGACCTGGCTGGACGAATGAACTTCACCGTCAGAATCAACCGCGATATTGACGATGCCGAGATCAACACCCAACGCGCCCTCAATGTCAATTGGATCCGGTTCCTGCACTTCGCAGGTGGCCGACAGGTAGAAGTTGCCGCGGAAAAGGATCAGGTCACTCTCGCCCTGCCGACTGGCGAGCAAGGCGCGTTGTCGCTCGCCACGGACGAATGGAATACGCGCGCGACCACTTGCTGTCCAGATCGAGACTTCCGACTTGTCCACGTACCAATGCAAAATACGGTCATCGTAGGCCATGGCGCCGATTGGTTTGAAAGTGCGCTTGTGCTTATGATCCAATTTGTAGGCATCAGCCACCTTTGCCAGCAGGCGTACCACGACCTGTGCTGTCAGGTCGAAGCGTTCCTTCAACTCGTAGTACAGGGCTTTATGCAAGTCGTACTGTCGCCATGTGTGCGTGTTCCAAGCGTAATCGCTCACGTATTGGCTGGCAGCATTGGTCTGTTGCAGCGTCAATTCGAGAGATTTGTGCTGTTCTGGTGTAGGAAGGAGCTTCACTTGCGCGCTCAGTTTCATAGTTCACAGTATAGCACGGGAGCGCGGAGTTGTCAAATCTTGATAATAGCAACATGAGCAATGTATCACAAGTCCGTACGCATGGCCCTACATGGCCAGCTCCTATCCCTCCCCACGGCTGAAGCCGGGGGTATCCTGGAGGCTTTGATGAAGATGACGATAGTTGATGAAGATATTAGTACAACATTTGGTTATGCTAGCGCGCCTACTGTATCGCCGCCAGAAACCGATCACAGGGTAGTTTACCTAAAGATTGCATTCGATGACGGTGATATCATTGATGCCGCGGGAGAATTTGGATTATCCAAATATGATATCGGGCTTGAGGATGATAGAATAATTTGGAACAAGCAGACTAGAGAGTATGAGATTAATCTTACTATCTATGGCGACGATGTAATTGGAAGGAGATAGCAGCCATGATTCACTCGTATCCAAAAGTATATCAACTTGGACATAAAGCTATTTCTGGAATTTTAGATGGTCCAGTAGATGTAACTGAGAAAGTAGATGGCAGCCAATTTTCATTTGGCGTATTCAATGGTAAGCTGGAATGCCGCAGTCATAATAAGCAAATTGTTCTAGACGCACCAGAGAAAATGTTTGCAAGAGCGATCTTTACCTGTTATGAACTAGAGAAATTACTGTGCCCAGGCTGGACGTATCGCGGAGAATATCTGAACACTCCGCATCATAACGCTCTATGCTATGATCGCGTGCCGCCAAAGAATATTATTCTATTCGATATCATGACTGAAAATGTTGAATGCTATTTGTCGTATAACGCCATGTACGAAGAGGCCAATCGTCTCGGCTTGTCAGTTGTGCCATTACTGTATAGTGGAGTGGTAGCAAGCAGGAGTGAATTGAGTAAGCTTCTCGATACTGTTAGTATTCTCGGCGGTCAGAAAATTGAAGGCGTAGTTATCAAGAACTACTCTATGCTTTCTCTGGACGACAAGATTGCCATGGCTAAAGTAGTGCGCGAGGATTTCAAAGAAGTCAACGCGACTAACTGGAAGGCGAACAATCCTGGTAAGCAGGATATTGTAGAGGAAATTGCTGCGCGCTATGCTACACCGGCACGTTGGAAGAAAGCTATTCAACACTTGCGTGAAGATGGTTTGATTCAAGATGCGCCGCAGGACATTGGCAAGCTAATCAATGAAGTCAAGCGCGACGTGCTAGAAGAGGAATCTGAAGCGATTGCTAATATGCTGTTCAAGGAATTCTGGCCGCAGATTGCACGTAAACTGATTGCTGGTTTACCAGAATGGTATAAGGGCACGCTAGCAGATTATGCCTTTACTGATAAGGAGTAGCTACCATGTTTCTACAAAGACTGCGCTTAGGGTTTGCGACCAATTCGTCATCGAGTCACTCGCTCATCTGGATTCCAGGTAATACTAAATTCACAAGCGATCGCTTAGCATATGATGGTGGCTGGGGTTGGGATGAATTTGTTCTGGCCACACCAAAAGCTAAAGCGTCATATCTGCTGTCGAATATCTACAATAACCTGCTTGGTATCATGAATGAAGATTATGCCAAAGCGGTTGTCGAGCACGTGTTAGCTAAGCAGATACATGTAAAAGTTGACTCAGACATGATTGGTTATGTCGATCATCAGTCAAGCATTATCTTGCCGCATAAGAGAGGGCGTTTCGGCGGACGTCCTGATGTCGATATGGAATTCTTTACGAATGTATTTACTGAAATTGTGCAATCGCCAGATTATGTTATTATTGGCGGTAACGACAATAGTGATAATGAGTCACTTGATCCGATTAAGTGGGCTGGCGAGAAAGTAATCAGAACCGATGACGATAATATCTATAACTGGCTAGCCGAGCATAGCAACAGTAATCGTTCTTCTGTAAAGCAGGGCCGCTGGGGAGAGCGCTATAGTAAGGGCAGCTTCACCGCTCGCCGTGACGGCAGGTTCTGGACTATGTTCAATACTGTCAATGGAGCAAAGATTACTCTTACTACTAGCCCGGTCAGTGATAAGGATGCACGTGAAGCATATACTTATTCCACTGTACCAGAACTGATCGACCTAAAGATTACTGACTTTTGCACTAAGGGATGTGAGTTCTGTTACGCCAACAGTAAGCATGACGGCAAGCACGCGTCCCTAGACAATGTTCGTTCCATTGTGTACGCTTTAGATGATCTTGGTGTATTTGAAGTAACGCTTGGCGGAGGCGAGCCAACATTGCACCCAGATTTCTATAAGATTGTAAAGGAGTTCAATGATTACGGTATTGTGGTAAACTTTACCACTAATGATCACAGCTTCTTGAGCAAAGGCACCGATGCTAATGAGCGTGAGAAGAGAGAGATTATGAAGCTAGTAGGTGCAGTAGCTGTTACTGTGCGCAGCCTACGCGATTGCGAGCTGGCGCTTAGATTCAATGAGCGTTGCGGTGGATCGGTAGTATTCCAGATTCCAATGGGCACCGTATCGCGTAATGACTTTCATAATATTGGCGAGCTAGCCAGAGCATCCAAAATTCGTATGACATTACTGGGCTACAAGAATGTTGGACGCGGTGGCAGTTACAAGCCTATTCCATATGACTGGTGGCTAGACGAGGTAGTTGAAACGTCTAAGTCTCAAGATAGCGATGATTACTGTTGGCTTAATAATGTTATCGGTATTGATACTACTTTAGCTGCTCAGTATAAAGATAAGCTAGAGGCGCTTGGCGTGCCCGAGTATATGTATTACTTGCAGGAAGGCAACTTCTCGTGCGCAATTGACGCGGTGAATATGACTGTAGCTAAGTCGTCATATGATGGCGGTGCGCTTTCAATCAAACCGACTAGCAGATTGGTAGGTGTAGCAAATATGATCAAGAAACATTATGCAACGTTTAGGGAGGCATAGTATGAGCTATACTGATTGGCACTCTATGGGCGATCGGTGTAAATTATCTAACGAACCAATTGACGACTTACTTGGCAGGATTAGAGATTTGTATACGGGCGGCCCGAGTCCGAATTACAATCCAGCATACGCAAAGAATTCTATATGCCCGCTATGCAATAGAAGGCAAGTGTCTGGACTGGCGCGAATAAACATGAAGCCGCTTGATGGAACTAACCTTTGCTGGGGCGACTGTAAGTGGGAGGCGGATAGCACGATTCCAATTACTGATGTAATTCGTATTATCGAATATTTTGAAGATCAAATTGATAGCTCGCATCGCGTGTATTTAGAATGACAGAGTATGTATCCGCTTCACTTTGGAGCATACTAATTGATGAGTATACATTTGATCCAGTAATTTCAATCTGGGTAGACGGCTTTGTTCCAGATGATGTAGATGAAAGCGAGATTATAGAATGGAGATTAGACAATGAGTGAGCAAGTAGATTCTATTATAGCAAATGTTGAGTCTCTTTATACTGCCTTGCTAGGCGATCGCCCAGCACTCGATCGAGCTTATATCTCTGAAAATACATGCCATTACTGTGGCAAGCACAAGCCCACAGATAAAGCGTGGATTGAGCTTGATGATGGAGACGGAACTAACCTTTGTTGGGGAGACTGTTGGAGCACGTATAATGTATCTATTGAGAGCGCTCTAGTACTGATTGCTGAAATCAAACGACTACGCTCTAAATTGGGAGAGGAATAATAATGGGCACACATGCACTGATCAAGATATACGATGAAGATGAAGAAATGCTCACTCAAATCTATCACCACTATGATGGCTATCCGAGCGGGGTGGGCAAAGAGCTTGCCGAGTTTCTTCTGGATCGCAAGATAGTCAACGGATTCAATGATCCAAGTGAACTGCTAATAGCTAATGGCATGGGTAATCTTGCAGCGCAGCTAGTCTATCATTTTGTACAAGTAGATGGTATGGTGGGTAATGTATACATTGAAGCGCCGTCAGATGATGTGGAAGAATATGTGTATGAAGTGCACTTTGGCGGCAGAGATGATGAGTGTTACGTAATTTGCTTTGCAGATGGAGAGATGGTATTTCATGGACTTCCAATGGAAATGTTGGGATGGATTGAAAGCGAGGAATGTCAATGATAGATTTGGATAATCCAAATGTCGAAGCTAGAGTAAAGCAATGGATGCGCGAGTATGTTGAAGAGGAATATTTGATCCTGCTAGATGAGAAGCTAGATGAGAATACTATCAATATGACAGAGCTGGCTGAGATAGCCTGTGATCAGTTTGATTTGTTCGAGCCGCCGCCAGACTTTGATTGCCCGGAGGAAGTATTCTATTGGGCTTATGAAGTTAGCTGTGAGTACGAAGTAGAGCTCGATACTGATATTGGTGAGAGGGAGGGATGACAATGCTAAGTCAATCAGATATAGAATCAATTAATAATGAGGCTAGCGAGATTGCTTTCAACATTATGGAGCTTGATGATATTACTCTGTATCTCGAATGGTTTCGTCATAGCTTTGTAAAGCATGGCACCAAGCGTGAGTTGGCCGCTATCGCTATGCTGCATGATAGAATTGCTAGGAGTATCTCTAAATGGAAGGAATGTGCGAGTAGTATTTCTGTGTCTCTCGATATACTGCAACGGATAGTTGAGAAGGAGAAAGAATAATGGTATGCTATAGTCAAGACTTCATTGATCGCTGTAAAGCTGAGTATCCAGATTGGACTAGACTACACGAGCTGCTTGATGCTGGAGTGCCCTTTGCTGGACGCTATCTAGATGATGCTCAGTATGAAACCATTGATCCAGCAGCATTGCTTAATGATAGTAACCTGCCGGTACTGCAAAAGAAAGCTAAAAGAATCATTCGACGAAGAGCCTTATACGCCGAATGGATTGATAAGTATTCTGATTGCTCAGAGGAGAAATGATTATGAGCTTAGATATTGCACTCTACAATTCTGCTGATGAAGAAGTAGCAGCAATGAACTGGCTACGTAATCCATTTGGTTTATGCCAATGGGCTGAAGACAATGTTGGAGACGGTGAGCAGTCATTATACTTTGTATGCAATGCTTGGACGTATGATGAAGCAGTAAATGTGAATCGAGTATTCTTCAAGCGTGTAGTAGATGCATACTGGGAGAGAATTCAAGTACTCGAACGTGGTTACTATTGCTTCAACTTATCTGCATACATTCAGTTTGTTGAAGGTAATGCATTTGGCTTTCCACGCACTAAATGGCGCAGTATTGTAGACGCAGAGTACGCAAAAGATGGTACGTATATCAAGATTCCAATGGAATACTTTGTCGATCCGGTGTTTCATTTGGCTGGCTACAATACATTAGATCACTATAAGGAATGGTTTACTGAGCTAGTGGAATTTGCCGAGCTATTGCAGGATGAATCATTACGCTTTGAATGTGATAATTAAAGGAGAATGGAAATGAGCCTATCGCAAGCGTATGTTAAAACCAAATACGAGATACAGTTTCAGCTTTTAGTTGATAGGTACGAAACCTCGTTTAGTATAAGCGAGATTCCGCGAGGTGAGCACAAGATCAGCTGCTATAAAACAGATGCTCCTGCGCTCATCGCCGCGATCGCAAAGGCCGTCGATGTAACTATCGAGCAGATCGCGCAGGCAATGGGCGTGACGTTGCCGCAAGCGCAGGCGTGGATACCTGTAAGCGATCACTTGCCCGACGAAAAAGGCGACTACAACGTCACGATACCCGACAACGAGTCGGTGGTAACATGGTGGTTCCATCCTAATAGTAATAGTTCATGTGGCCCAGACTCTTGGCGTAAGGAGGTGATTGCATGGATGCCCTTACCGAAAACGTACAAAGCAGGTGAATGATGAGCGATCTAGCAGAAATGAGTGATACTGATTTAGTCATTAGTGTTGAGGTATTGCACAGAAACGTTTATGTGGCCGAGTTATTCAAGCGTTTGGGGGCAGGCGATGCGGCCGCAGCAGAAGTGGAGCGGTTGCGCAAGGCGCTGCAAGAGGCGATCGAGCTGGTAGAGGACGTTGCCGATACGTCGTATGCGCAGAACAGCACGGTCTACAAGCACAAGATTGCCGAGTTGAAGGCGGTATTGGAGGAAGCGAAATGATAAACCCGCGCGATACGATACGAGTGATAGTCATCGTCGATCCTGTCGGGTCCGCGCTGGGTACCCCCAACGAGGAAATCGCTGGCATCATGCGCGACCTACGCGACTTCTGCGATGACATGAACTTTGAACTCGTGGCCGGGTTGACCGGGACATACGCCATCGATGACAAGCGCGCTGATCTCCTGATCGTTGACTATGGCGGCATGTCATGTGCAGGTGCATCTGATACGTGCGTTTGGGAAATGCGATTTGCGACCGAATGGGCGCAGAATCATCCAGGCTGCCTCATGGTTGTCTGGTCGAGTTTCAGCCGCAGGCTTTACGAGCGCGAACTAAGCGAGGAGTTCGGCCATCTCGACAACGTGATCTGGCGTTGCGAGGGGGATACTGATCAGTTTGACGCGATCAGGCAGTGGTTTGGTGATCCACTGAAGGGCTGCGACGGCAGCACTAAAGTGGCATGAATGACAGTACTGGAGGAGAAGGAATGAAGCTATCAGCGCACCTGCGTAACCACGCCATGGAATGCACGCTTGCCGCACGTAGCGACCACCCAGTGGACTTGAATGAACACGCTCGCCTGTTCGGCGGGGCGGCATGGGCAATAGATAAGTTACAGAGCCTCCTGGCCCGTGGTTGCGGAAACCGTCTATTGCCAGATGAAAACTTCCACGTTGTTCACGCCGAGTCCCGCTACTCCAGAATCGGCGGGCATTGCAGTTGTGGACTACTAGAGTGGCTAGAACAGGTAGATAAAGCACTGGAGGAAAAGGAATGACTGACAACAATCTTGATCTGGATCTGGACGCGATCGAACAGGAGCACGCAGCGACATCTCCTGGCGAGTGGACGCTTCAGGAGTCTGAAGGCGAATGCATGCTAATGCATCATGAAGCCTGCCCGCGCGGTCTTGAAGAATGCGACGATCGTTGTCCGGAATGCGATGATTGGGAAACATGGTCACCGGCTGGTATAGACGGAACCAGGACCGTAAATTGCGGGGATTATGATAGCTACACTGACGCTGACATGCGCTTCTGTGTGCACGCGCATCAGTATGTTCCGGCGCTCATCGCCGAGGTTCGCTGGCTTCGCACCGCCAACGCCGAACTGCGCGGGCTGGTGAAAGAAGCGAGCGACTGTGCGGGGCACAACTATGCTCCGTCCAATGTCGACATATGCCACGCATGGTGGGATTACGTGCACGAAAGCGCGGTAGACATCTGTACATGCTGGTATGGCGAATGGCGTGCACGCGCCGACAAGGCACTGGAGGAAAAGGAATGAAAGTGGACTCGATAGCATGGCTGAGGAAGGCGGCAGAAAACCTCAGGGACTTCTACAAGACCAGTGATCCCGAGGCTACGGCACTTGAAGAGGTAGCAACCGAGATCGAGCACCTACGCGCGGCCAACGCCGAACTGCGCGAGCTGTGCAGGTCGGCTTTCGTTGTTGCCGAACACGACTTCTCATGCAAGGCGAACCGGCCTCACCAGGATTGCACGTGCTGGCTAACCGAATGGCGCGAATCGTATGTACTGCAAACCGGCGACAATCCAGCACTGGAGGGGAGCGATAGCATGGCGCACAACGGGGAGAGTACATCATGAGTCTGATTCACGAGCTGCGAGAGGAAGCGCAAGAGTGGCGCGCCTGTGGCGGTAACCGGAGCCATATCGCGTGCATGCTCAACAAGGCAGCCAGTACAATCGAGTCGCTGGCGCGGATGTGTAAGCAAGCCGAGTACTGCATTGAGGATCGCAATGGCAATAAGCATTGTCCGTGGTGTGATTGTACCGAATTGTG